GCATATCGTAAATTTATACATTTAGCAATCCACTTATCCATTTCATCTTCGTATCCTAAAAATGATGTTATGTACATTGTAACATCATAAATTCCTATAAGATCCCAATGATACTTGAGAAAATCTACTCTATCACTGTGGTTAGGTTCATCTTTGTATTTTTCTACAAAGTCTTCAAACCATGGTTTTTTGCCTGCTAAGAAAGCCTGACATTTTCCCCATTGCTTAGGATATTCATGTCTCAACTTATCCTGTAACCACATACCCAAAGAATTGCCATACTTGTATGTAGTATTATTTGGAAACCCACAATGCCAACAATGCTTTTTTCCTTCAAGATGCATCCGCTTTACAGTTAATCTTTGTAAGTTCTCAGTAAATACGAATTTTGATTTCTCTCTCCATATATCATATTCATTTGATACGTTGTGTTTCTGTCCTACTATACCAAGGTCTGTGGGTTCTCCATATAATGCCATGTATGAAATAAAATTACTTGCCGCACCTGGCAAAGCATATAACTCTTTAAATTTTTGAGGCATCGTGTTCTGCTTTCCAGTTTGTTCCAAATTCTTTATCATGTTTTTCAAGGTTAGCGACATGTTCTACAGAGGCGTGTTTATCTTTCCAGCCTTTAAAAAAAGATTTTTCATATCCAGGTACATTTGAGAAATCAAAATTTCTAACCATAGTTTTATTTGTCTTATGATATTCTTGAAAATCTTGTATAATCGTTTCTGTATTCTTATCAAAATATTCTTCTTTCCCAAAAAATCCAAATAGCCTTTCTAATTCTGCCTTGTTTTGTTCCATAAATATCTTTCTATATGATATTACTTCGTCTACTACAGTTGTTGATGTATCTTTTATATAGAAACGTTCTTCTGCTACTGTATCAGCATTATTTCTTTCATGTTGAGTAGGAATGGAATGTTTTGCATAAAGCAAGTCTGATATATATTCTTCACTATCCTTAAATGATATACGTAATGTTTTAATTTCATTTTTTACTTGAGACATACCAAGAGTATCATTTGGTGAATAATGTATTATAGATGTTAATTCTTTTTTAGCTACGTTATGTGATGACCAAGGATAATCGCAAAGTTGATTTATAACATAATCTAACTCTTTGTTTTTACCAAAAAATAATACATAAAATATTGAGAAATCCATTATAGGTAGCCAATACCAATCTCTTTCAAGTACATGTAAACCCTGAGGTGATGCACCAAATTTTTCAGCAGTTTCAAGAAACCATTCTTTTTTTACCCTGCTTCTGAACGGTTTCAACAAATTTACTACTTTTGGATTCTTAGCTTCAAATTCTTTTATAGCACCTTCAACAGTTGGGTTTCTTAATTGTGTATAATCCCAAAGAGTAGAGTGTTGACCTAGTACTTGAAACTCATTTACTTGTTCCTGATACTTTAAAATCTTAGAACGGTCACCTTCCCATAAAACATATAATGATATGAAATTTTTACCTGCTCCGGGTGGTATGTATGCTTGTCTGTGCATAATTTAAACTCCAAAATAAAACTTTAATAGACCCATGAAAATTAGGGTTACAAGCACTCCATTAAGCATTATTAATGCTCTGTCATGCCACAACATACCTACCCAAAACCAACCTAGTGTCCCAAACAAACCAAACCATAAATCAACTTGCGGTATAGTTCCAGTTGCTCTGGCACAAGTCGCAATCAATATCATTATAGAAGCAACCCATTTTACATACCAAGATAAATCATATTTAGGTGTAACCTTTTTGAATACTCTACTAGAGTTAAGTTGTTTAATTTTTTCGTCTAATTTTTCTCTAATAGGTTCAATCTGTTTGTTCATTAAATATCTCCTTATATGTTTTTCTTATTCCTTCTACTTGATTGATTTTAGGTTCCCACCCTAATAACTTCTTTGCTTTGCTTATATCTGCTAATGTTTCTTGTGCATAACCTCTTGGATTTTCTTCATGTACTACAGTAACATCTTTAAACTCTCTTATAATATCTACTACTTTATTAACTGAAATATTAGTTCCTGTTCCTACATTAAATATCTCATTTCTTACTTTTGACTCAATACTAGAAATACATGCTTTTGCTACATCAGAAACATGTATATAATCTCTTTTATATTCTCCGTCGCCGTGTATTGTCAATGGGTTATTCTCTTTTGCAAGTCTTCCAAACTTTCCTATCATCAGTCCACCAGTATTAGAGTTTGGTTGATTTTCTGAATATACTGTAAAGAAACGCAATATGTTATATGTCAATCCAAACATATTCTTATATTGTTTACACAAATGTTCACCAAATATTTTTGTCATTGCATAATAATTTAGTGGATCAGGCTTATGATAAGGTTTATGTGGAGTCTGATTATTACCGTAAATAGAACTACTACTAGCAAATACAAACTTTCTTACACCAACTGCACTTGCGGCTGTTAGTATATTTTTAGTACCAGTAACATTATTATCAAAGTACTCATCTGGATTAATAAAACTTTCTGGTATGCGAGGCTTTGCTCCTAGATGAATAACAAATTCTTGACCAGCACATGCCATTACGCAACGTGCGGCACTCTGCAAATCTCCTTGAATATATTTTACTCTACTATCTAATTCAGGCTTTTCTTTTTTATCTAATATTGTTACATCGTATCCTTTATCCAGTAATTGCTTAACTAATTCTGTGCCTATATAACCTGCACCACCTGTTACTAATACTTTAGCCTTGAATTTCATTCATATCCTCTTTCGTCATTTTATAAACTTTACGAGTATCAGCATTTAAACAAGTAAAACTGAATATACCCTCAAAACATTTATACCAATCTAAGCCTTTATTTTGTCTATAATTCATAGTAATAAGTACATTTATCTTTGCAGGAGTAACTTCAACTATCTCTGCATATGATTCTATAAAACCATAAGCAAATGCAGGTGCAATAAATTTTACATTTGCACCATTTGTTACAACTGATAACTCTGGTCTCATACTAGTAAACGTTTCATTAATCATTGTATAAGCAGAAACGTCTGCCATATCAAACAATCTGCCACCACTAACTGTCCCGCCAGCATTGACATCTGAGGCTGTTAAGTGTATTTTCCAAACTAATTTCTTCAATGTTATCCGTTTCCAAATCTGAACATTTCACCTAAATGCATAATATCATAGCAGATAAGTCTGTCATGCCCATTGTTTTGAATACTATGCCATGTATTCCAATTGTTAAGAAAAAATATTCCTGTGTTTCTTCTTGTAGGACCACTATACCAATGCTCTGGTGTATCCCTATCTACATGAAAATTTGTACCAGATCCTTCTGGGTTATCTTGTAGATTTACAATCATTACTCCTATTACCATACGATTATCAATATGAGGTCCCATTTGAAATCCTGTTCTATCATGTATTATTTGTACAGAACCTTCTCCAGTTCCCCAATCAAACGTTTCAAACTTATTAGGCCACATAGGCATTATTTCATCACATTCTTCGTATGCTCGTCCCTTTATATAATCTTGTAAGATTGCTTTACGTTGAATCCAACATTCCTTAAAATTAAAATGATTTTGATTACTCCAATTCAACATCATTGGTTCACGTTTCTTATTAATCGGTAACGCACTTTTACTTTCGTCACCTCTTAATGCATTAACGTCTAAATCAGGTAGTTCAAGTTTAGTCAACTCCCATACGGGATATTCTGGGTCTACACATCTTATTTCCATTTTTACTATCTCTTTCTATCTCAAATCAGGAACATTCGGATCTCTATATTGCTCAGGCATTGCAAGTTCACCAGGTTCATATAAGAACTTATCTCTATTTTCTGATAGAAACTTTCTAGCACCTTCGTCCATTAGATTTAATCTATTTTCATTAATAAGAATAGTTTGAAAGTTTAACCATTCATTCCATGCTTTTTCTGAAACAGTATCAAGCACTCTCTTACCTGCTTCTCCAGGGAAGGGTGCCTTTTCTAATCCGGGTAGTTCTTCATTATATTTTGCACAAAAAACTTTAGGCATCATGTCTCCTTTGTAATATTACATAACTATAATAACATATTTACTATAGAAAATCAATAGCTATTTGCATATGTTGTTTAGTTATGTCAACTATGAACTAGCGTTGCATTTTCGACATAGCGGGAATGTCGAAAAAACACTGTATTTCCTTTGTTTTTTCTGTTATATTTATATAAATAAAAGTGATACAAAAAGTCCTTTTTTGTATTGGCGACTGGGAAAGACCTGTGACACTGAGAAAAGACTCAGGGTATTGCTGTCCTCAAGCATAACAAAAATTTATTTAATACGGAGAACGTAAAATGACGTTGAATTTTTTCAGCGGCCTTATCAATGTCTTTTCGGCTAAACCTGGGCGTAGAGAAAGAGAATTTGAAACATGGGCCAAAACAGAGTACAAGAACGATTGGGAATATGCCTATCAAACAATGATCCAAACAGGTATTGGACCAAAGACTACATATATCAATGGAAAGATGTTTCCAACGAAAGGTAAAAATTAATGATTAAGTTGATAAAGAAAGTATGGAATGCAATAAGACCTAGAACACAGGCACAACAAGAGTATGATTATCTTGCTAACTCACATGATTTGCAAGACTTAGAACGTAGACAAAGAGTTTTAATGAATAAGAATTTAAAAGGGTGGGTGTAATGTTTAAGAGATTAGTAGTATGGTTTGAACATATTGGTCGTATGAGAGCGGCAAGCGAATTGGCAAGACAAGGTTATCATCAACAAGCAAAACGCTTGATGTGTGACCAGGAGGTTGCCTAAGTTCATTAGAACAGTTATTGTTTCTCTATTAGTATCAACGATATTCTTATCTGATGATTCTGGTAGAGGAATATTAGATAAAAAATCTAAACGAAACAAACAAGAGGAAAAAAGCTATGTGGCCTTATACAGATGAAGAACTAGATTTTATTAACGGTGAGTAAATTTTAAAGGGGGCTTAGGTCCCCTTTATTCTATATCATCTTCTATTGAAGCATCGTGTTGGAATATCTTACCAACATTTCCAGAAAAAGTAAAATGACCTACGTGGTCTAAATTGATTAGTGGGTCTAACCAAACTTCCCCACCTAATGCTTGCCATCTACGACAAAATGCATAATCTTCTGACAAATATCTTTTAGTATCTTGTTCATGCATACAATCAAAAAATAGATAAGTCCACTTAGCGAATTCTTCATCTAAGTTTAAATCATTTTCAAAATACAACTCTGGGTATGAAGCAATCATCTTTTCAATTACTTCTCGTTTAATTAACATAAATCCAGTAGCCGCATCACGTAATTTCACTAAACCATCTTTGTTTTTTATTCTACGTGTGTTATCTTCTAGTATTTCCCAATCAAAGTTTAATGCATAGTTGGCACCTGCTCGTTGCAGTTGTTCTAATGTATCTGCACGACCTCCTAAAACTTTACGTTCTATTCCTCTCCAATCTAAATCTTTCTTTGGATATGCACCTACAATGATATCTTTATCATGTTGTAACATATGTAATATATCTAATGCATCAAAATTAACATCTGCATCGATAAACATCATATGTGTTGCTTTTGGATTAGCCATAAAGTAAGCCACCATATGGCATCTTGCTCTTGAAATGAGAGATTCGTTTGCACTTGTTGTAACTGAATAGGGTATTTGATATTTTGTAAACATCATATGTGCCCGACTCCAACTACGAAAGAAAGGTTCTGTTACTTGTCCACCGTAACAAGGTGTGCAATAATGAACATGAGTTTTTTGTATAAAATCCATGTCAATATCTTTACGATAGTTTTGAAATTTTTCTATTACACTATTGTCCATTCTTCACCTTTATAGTTTATTATATGTTACTATATTTAGTGGGGAATGTCAAGTGCTAACTTGAACGTTTTGCTTTTTGGTCTTCGATCCACTTCTTAGCTTCTCGCTTAGTTGGTGGTTGAACAAGAAACTTATCAATTTGCTTATTGACTTTTGTAAAGTTTTCTGCTCTTTCTGGATCTTCTAGTCCACCAGAATTATCAACAACAAAGAAACGACCTGCACTAAACATTTGTTGAAATTTCATAATGTTATCTTGTACTTGTTTCCACATCTTTGTTACTAGTTCTGTTGGAATACTTCTTGTACGTTGAGTATTACGGTCTTGTGCTACTTCTTCACTTGTATTAACAAATAGCATCATGTTATCGTAGCCGATTTGTGCTAATTTTTCTTTAATCTTACCAATCTTCATTACATCTTTACCAGTACCATCAATAACTAAACCTAAACGTCCGTCGATATAAGTATCTTTACGCAACTTAGTTAGTATCTTTGCTCTATCTCTTTGTTCTCTACCTTGTGGTGAAACAATAGTGTCTGGTTCTAGTGGTAAATCATTTTTCTTCATTAGGTGTTCAAATATTTCATCTGAATTGACCATCTTTAAGCCTGTTCCTGAAAGAAACTTTTTAGCAACAAAAGACTTACCGGAGCCAGGGCCGCCAGCCATGAATACTGCTTTAAATATATGAGGGTCATTTATCCCTTCTTCAACTGATTTTATAATTTCTTCTACACGCATATATCTATTTATCAAGTTTGTACAATTCAAACCATTCATCTCTAATACTTTTATGTTGGTTTAAATCTATTATTGGTTTTCTGACAGAAGGAGGATTATAAAGAAACCCTACTATTCTTTCAGCATACTTTTCCATATTATCAGTATTCACATTAGAAGGGCTAACTGCTAATACTTTAAGTTTGTCTGATGTATATGCAGACCACATAGTTTGTTGTACATGCCTGATAGAAACATAATCTTTATGTTTTAGAAAATATTGTTCAGGGCATACACCCATTGTTATTGAACTTGTAATATATACAACTGTTATATCTTTATTTGATTCGTGAAAAGCCTTAAGTAACTCTGAAATAAAATATATAACTTGTAAAGGATCTACCCATTTTAGTGCCTTTGTTTTACCCCAAGTAAAACCTAAATTTACATTTATGATTACTTTATCTGGAAGATTTTCATTTAAACTAATCTGTGTCCTTAAATCTTCATCATATGATATATTTCTTCTACCAAATGTTTGAACATCTGATGTTTTCTCTCGTATTGCTCTTAATAAAGTCTTAGAAAAATCAGATGTTTCACCAAATAACCAAACTCTGTTCATATGGTTTTAAATCCTTTATCTAACGTTTTGGTCTATAGAATTCCACTGTACAACTGAATCAGAATATGCTCTTTGTACACGATTGATTAATCTTTGTGTATGAGGTGCAACTTTAGAATTTAAAAGTTCAATTTTTTCTTTTTCTTTAGTATCAATTCTAAACTTGTTTCCTTCTGATTCATATACTAGCTGATTGTTTGCACTTTTTAATTCGGCAGATACCGCAGTTTCGTTTTCTGCTAACACTTCTGATAATATGATTGCTTGTTTCTTTAATTCTTCTGTAGAAAAAGTTTTAGTATTAATTGCTTGTTGTATAAACATCTTAAGATGTTTGATATCTCTTTTTAATCCTAATAATGTATTTGAAAAAGTTCCTTGCCATTGTCTCCAAGCATCACTTGAAATAGTTGTTGTCGTTTTAGCTGGAGTTGAAGTTGATGAGGATCCTAAAGAACCTGTGTTAGATGCAGTAGATACTACTGCTCCACCAACTGCATTCTTTATAGTATCGAATGTATCACCAAAGATACCTGTAACTTCATTAAATAAATTATGCAAGTATGCATCTAATGGTTGATGTTGTTTAGCAGTATCAGTAAATGGAGATTGTGGTACACCAGGTGCTTGTGAAGCCTCTCTCTTTGCTTGATCCATAGTTTTTATAACTGTACCTGCATCGGCTCTACCATCAATAGTAGTTGGTACAGTAGAAAGTGTATCCATAGGTTGAGTTAATTTATTAACTGCACCTTTCATTTCACTACTTCCTGTATTAAGAATAACTGCCATTTGACATGGGTCTAATGCCGCGGCCGCCATTGCTAAAGCTAATGCCTTACTTGCTAATTCTGTTGCTAAATTTAAAAGTTTTTCTGCCTCTTTTGCTATTTGATTTACTACGTCTGCTATTGCATTTGTTACTTTACCTATTAAACTTCCTATTTGTCCTAATGCATTGCTGAGTAAAGATGTTGCACCATTTATAATATTACCTACTGCATTAATAACATCACCTATAATTCCTCCTGCACCACTAATTGCATTTGTAATTTGGTCTATAATTCCGCCTAATCCAGATTGTTGTAAAAATCCACTTATCTTTTCAAAAGCACTATCGATAAAATCCATTGTACCATCGAATGCACCACTTAGAACTCCTAGTATTTCATTAAAAAATGAACAACTATCTCTTTGTTCACCAAACTGTGAATTCATTCCTGCTAATGCACTTGCATCTGATAATGTTTTTGGTAAATCAGCCATCTGACCTGATGTATGATTTTTTAAAGAACTGAATAACGCAAGACCTAATGCACCTATTCCTAGTACTTTAATAAAACTACCCATATCTACACCAGTCATTTCTAATATGCCGGCAAAAATAGCAGTTTGTTCAATAGCAGAAAACGAACCGAATGCACCTGCTAATGCAGTTATATTTGTTAATGTTGGATTTAATCCAATACTTGTAAAATTGTTTATTATACCTGTACTGTTATCTGCTCTTGCTATATAAGGATTAGAAAAATTGTTTCCAGCTAACTCACTGGCAATAGTTGATAATGCAGATTGTCTATTAAACTGTTCTTGCTTTGCTAATAAGGCCGCTTGTTGTCCTGGTGTTAACGATGTAGAAGATGTTGCACTATAATATTGTGCAGGTGTAGTGTTTATATTAGAGAATGTAAATTGACCTCCGCCTCTATTTACAAATTCCTGATATAGTCTTTCGATTTCTGCTTCACTGGCCATCCTCAACTCCTAACCATTTACGATAACATTGCCTGAGCCTGATGCTACCTTAATACCGCAACTAAACGCATCACCAATTCTGCCTAATGGTTTACCATTGACAATTACATTTGGTGATCCTGCAGATAGTGGAGTAACGTGAGGTACACATAAAATATAACCGTGTGGTGTATCTTTGTCCGTAACTCTAAATGCATTCAGTCCATTGATAATAACATTATCAGAACCCATATCACATTTACCTGGACTACAGGGTGAGTGTGCAGTTGTGCTATCTGTTGTTCTTGCGGCTCCCGGCATTACGTAATTAATCCTTTATCTGGCGTTACTAATCCACTTGTTGCAGATTGATAAGCCTTTGTTGTTTCTTTGTTTGTTTGTAAAACTGAAACTATCTTATCAGAATATAGAACTACTTCATTTTCACTATCACCTGTTACAGTAAATGGCTGAAATGAAATTTGCTTTCCATATACCAGTGTTAATGGTTTTTTTAGAATAAAATATTCTCCACTTTCACTAACAAACTTCCCTAATAATTCTTGTCCACCTACCATTACTAGTGTGACAATATCATCTTTATCGTATCTTTTTTGTTTTAACATTTGCTTTCTCGTATTTATCTAGTTAATTATGTATGTATTTATTTCCGATCCTTAAGTGTCGAAATAATCTTCATTCTATCAAATTTTTCCATAATATGCAAGTCTTTTTTGTGTTCTTCATACTTACATACTTTCCCATCTGACCTGTTTAACACATATCCATCTACATATGCAACCAAATACATATCACCATAGAACATGTCATGTATTAACCATAACTCAACATCTTTACTCGGATATGCAAAATCTAAAGTAAAGTAACATGCCAGACCATTACCACTGAGTGTATACCAACCTTCATTGATATATTCCCAAATATCTGGCCAAGTATACATATCATCATAATTGAATCCATGGACTGCTGGATTCAATTTATTGAACCAATCCATAGTATCTTGTAGTTGCTTTTGTGTGAAGTTTTCTTGTAGTTTTAGTCTAATCTGTCGCCACTCATAAAGCAAAGTAGCTTTATCTTGCATATTACATTGTCCATCTTTTAACCGTAAAACTTATATTTGTCTCAAAGTCGTAATCTTGTGTAAATTTAAATATGACATCATCACCAACTATAGTAGCAGTGAAAGTTATGTTTGAAAATTCATCAGCTTCCGCAATATTGTCACCATCGTCTTGCCAAATTTCTGTGTTATCATCACTTAATTTTACTTGATTGATACCTTGAGGCACACCATTAATTGCTTTTATCTGTCCAACTCTTACATATGTATTAGTTGCATCTGCTTGTTTTAGCGAGTAATCAATAAAAAATGATGTACAATCGTTTTTAGGGTATTTTAAAAATGTACCTTGATTTGTAATTGCAGAACCTTGGTTTGTTTCTGCCGCTACTTGACTAGTAGCAGTGAAAGTATCACCTACTGCATATGTTACGCCAGTTGTTCCTGCTACTGTATTCCAATTTGCTTGGGCATCAGTATTTGTACCAACAACTAATATCTTATATTCTAAACCAGTCTCTAACTTATCAGGACCGTGTTGTCTTTGCTTTAATTCTTTGTTGAATAAACTTGAACGTAGACCTGTTGAGGCATCTAAAGCCTCTAAATGTTGGTCTGCAAACATTTGATTAAATGAGTTTTCTGTTACTACTTCTACATTACGTCTTGCACCTGCATATCTGTTTACACGAAAATCAGAACCACCTGTGATATGTGGAGCAACTGTAACCAATGATGATAAATCTGTTACTACATCGGCAGTGTCAACTGTTTCATATATAAATGCACCGTTATCAGAAAAATTAACTTTTAGTGTGTCAACTCTTGCGTTTTCATCTACGTCAACGTTTTCATTATATTCAATAGTAACTGTACCAATTGCTGGAGCAGTAGTAAATTTTATTTCTTCTACGACACCATTATAGTTTGCATGATTTTGGTCATAGATTTCATAATCTGCTGGAGTTGCCAATACATTTCCGCCACTGTCTTTAACTACAACACTTGATGGTGCTGGGTCTGGATAAGTTAACAAATTAAATTGTGTTTCTGTTCCATCACCTGTTAGTGTACTTGTTGAACCAATTTGTTCTTGTTGAACTTTACCATCTGCAATAGGTGTAGCAAAAGTAATAGTATACTTTTTATTAGTACTATCGTATACATATGTATAATCTGCATTTGCTCTAGTTAACTGATATTCTGCATCTACCCCATTATTAACATCTATAGTTTCAGGAATATAATAATCATCTGGTAATAAAGCTGGATCACTTATCTCTACTGAACTAACAGGAGTGATTAGTGGATCACTTGCATCGTTGATATCTGCCGTAAGAGTTTTTGTTACATCAGCTACTCCTCTGAATCCGCCTGGTGTATAAAATTGACCAACTTCATCAAATCGTCCTGATTCACTTATTTTTACTGTAACCTCAGTAGTAGTGGCTGTAACAGTTGTAGAAAGAATTTCACCTGTTTCATAAATTACATATTGAGCAGGATCTGTTAATTCTTTATTATATTTTTGATTTAAAGTATGACCGGGTGTAAATGTTGTTGATATCGTATCAAATGTAATTGTCTGTACAAAGAAATTCATTGCATCAAGTAATGCATCAACATCTGTTACTTGACGAATAACTAGGTCTTCATCAACTTTTAATCCAGGTTCTGGATTATCTGCACTGTCTAACCAAGATTGAATAACTGATTGTGCGTTTGCAAATGGATCAAAACGTACTTCGTTTATTGCTTTATCTATACCAATGTATAATTGATTAGTATCAGTAGCAAAACCCATTTCGCCAGTTTCAAGGGTATCGTTGCCAATTTCATTTCTGAATCCGCGTCTTAATAAGATTTTAACATTTGTTGTAGCCATCTAAAAACTCCTAGTTACTACATGTATTTATCAAAATACTCTTGAACCTTGTTCGCCCATTGCAGTGAATACTTATTAAATTCAGGTTCTTCTACGACAAATTCTTGATAATTGCCTTTATTGTCTGCTTCTTCGTCCCAACCAATCATCATAATTACAATAGTTTTAATATCTGTTCCATGTATTTCATTGTGTGCGGCCGAATATGCGGCACCTTGTAAAAAGTAATCATCAATCCATTCACGTTTCTTTGGTTTACGAGAAGTCTTAAAGTCGATGATTGCAGGTTTACCTTTCCATACACCAACACAATCTGTGGTGCCTGCATATAATCCGGGATAATACAGAGGAACTTCTGTACCCCAAACTTCATCTACATTTGAGAGTCCTTTTTCAATAACAATGTTTGATAATTCTTTTGCCATTTGATGAATAAGATTAGATCCATTTGGTCTATCTTCTTCAAGTATAAATTTTTCGATATGTAAGTGAACTTGTGTGCCTATGCCTGTAGCAAGTTTCATAATGCGATTTGCTTCATCATCGCCTACTCTTTTACGCCATTCATGTAATGCTGTTTTGTCTTTAAGTGCATCTAGTACTGTAGTTACACTTGGCAATGGTTTGCCTCCGGGTGTCTGATAATGGCGGGAACCATCAATATTGACACGCTCAAGCGATTGATATTTAAATTTTTCATTTAGCATACTTATAGTATACTATAAAAACTTAAACAATGCAAGAGAAACTTATAGATTTTCGTTGATTTGTTTAATTAAATCTGCTTTAGTTTTTCTACGGTCTAGTGCTAAACCTAGATTTTCATCAGCCCACATATCAATTTCTTTTTTAGTCATTGAATTGAAATCTGGTCTTTGTCCAAGTGATACAGATTTAGAAGCCATTACTTCTTCTTTTTCTGCTCTTGCTTCAACAATAATCTCAGGTGTTTCGATAACTTCTTTCTCAGCTATTTCACGTTCTTCTCTAACTGAAACTGCTTTTTTCGTAGCTACTCTTTGCATGAATTCACGGTGTCTTTTAGCACTGGCGATTTCTTTACGAATTTCTTTTTGAGAATCGGTCATTTTTTCCATACCGTCTTTAGCGTTATTTTCGATATCCTGAGCGACCTTATTTGCCATTTCTTTTTTAGAAATAATTTTATGTTCGCCTTTTACAATTAAGCCCATTATTTTATCCTCTTATTCGCTGTTTTGATAGCAAGTTTTTTAACTTTCTCACTATCCTTTTCACCATCAGTTTTGCCGGATGGGGCTCCAGCTAAATCAATAGTGTCAACTGTTACTTTGCTAACATACTTACTGTTAGCTAACATATCTACTAAACTTTCGGGAGTAACACTGTACCCCATTTGAGTCAATTCGTCAACCATCATATCAGTACCAACAGTACCAATATCATTTGCTTTTAATCTCACTAGATACGCATTTACATCGTTACGCATCTGTGCATTATAATTAGCATCTTCGCTTAACAGACTCGAAATTTTCATTCTTAGTCTCTTTTCGCACGGCCAAGAGGTTCATCAACTTCACCTGATGCTGACTCATCGCCACCTGCAATATCGGCTGTGATATCATCTTCCATATCTGCCTGCATATCGCCACCAAGTTCTGTATCAGTTGGTGCCATATCGCTTGCCGGTGCTTCACCTGAAAGAACTAGAGCCGCACTGTTTACTGAATCTTTTGCTGAACGAGCCGAGTCTAGTAAACTAGCAATCGCTGAATCAACAGAAGATTTAAATGTCTCTGCTTGGTCTGGTCCATGTGTGTAAGCCATTTCATCAGATAGTGGTCCTATCTGGTCGTTTTGAATTTTGCCTAATTTTTCGATAACGTCTTGTAGTTCATCTACGATACCACGTGCCGCCATTGTAATTTCAGCCTCAGCCGCATCACCTTCTAGTAGTTTGTTCAACTGGTCTAAAAGACTTTCTTCTAAATTTTCATTAGAAACCTCGGCAGATTTTTTATCTGTGTTTTCCATTTTTGGTTCCTTTGTTTTAGTGTTTTCTTCGGCCTTCTTGGCGTGAACTGCTTTACGTTGAGCATCACTGACATACTTGTGTTTTCCACCTTCGTCTAGTGTTTGCTCTTTGTGTGCTTTTAACAATGATTTTACTGTTTCTAGCATCATCATAGTCTCTACATACTCACGATTTTGATAGTCTGAACGCATTTCACGTTTCTTAGCTTCCAGCTTATCTTTAGCCTCGCTTAATGATTCTAAGTCACCTTCAACTGAATAATTGAAGTTAGACTTTAGATAGTCATTTAATTTTGACGATACTATTATAGTATCTGTTTTAAAAAAGTTTGTACTTCTCATGGTAATTGCCCCATTACATAATATGTGTTTATATTATGTATTTATCTTTTTAAATTAAATTAGTGGTTTTTGATTAGACACAGCCTCATATATCTCATTTACTTGCTTTTTTGCGTTCCAGGCTTCTGCTTTTGCTCTGCTAAATCTAGCTTCTGCAATGTCCATCTTGCCTAAATCACCACGCTTTTTTGCTTGTTTATAAGTATTTTTATGCTGTAAAGCATCGAAATAGAATTTTTCGAATACTGCATTTGTTGAAATAACCTTAGTTATCTCTTGTGAATTAATCTTTTTACCTTCATTTAAATGATGTACAATCACATATGCTGTCTCATATGCTCTTAAATCTTCAAATAGAGTATCATTTGTTCTACTGTCTACAATATTAAATGATGTTTCAGGAGTTTTTTCTACAGAATATAAACCTACCTGTACTCCTTTTTCGGTTTTTTTCGACTCATTAATTGTTGTTGCAACTTTCTGTGCAACATTAGATGTAGCACTCTGGAAATTTCTCATAATATTTTCCATTGCTTTGATGTCCGCAGTTTTTACACCAGGACTTACATCCACTATCTCGTTCCCACCCTGAGATTGTTGTGCTTCTGTCTGTGCTTTTAATCCACTCTTATCGCCATTTAATGCTTTAAGAAGATTTGCCATTGCACCTACATCCGCTCTACTTGGTCCAGTCATTTTGTCCTCCGTTATACAGTCCTATACCCTCTGAGTGAAGGTACAAGAACACCTTTGTGTGATAGTCTTTCTGCAACTACCTGTTCTCTTTCAGATAATTGAGATTCATGTACGTATTGATTTTCTGAAAAGTACTTAAGAAATAAATCACTTTCTTCCTCAGTAATCATTACATAAATTCCGCCTAAAACTTCTTGCAATCTCATAAAACTATTTCCCTTGATTTAGTTTATTTAATAAATTTCTAAACTGTGTTGCAGTTTTTGGATCTGCCGCTAATTGGTCAACTGATGCCGCTTGTTGGGCCATTGCTTTACGTTGAATTGGTGTAAGTGTTTTACCTTGTCCTGCTTTGTCTAATGCATCTGCCGCCTGTTGTGCAGTAGCACCACCTAAATTCTTTTTACCTAATCTCTGCATTGCTTGTGCTTTTTTAGTTTTATTTTGTGGAGACGTATCTTGTCCTTGTTGTTGAGCCGCCGCTGATTGTTGTGCTTGAGCACCTCTCATTTCGCCCGGAGACATTGTTCCACCTTGATTATATTCATTCACTGGATAATACTTATCTAATATTTTCCAGTACTCATCATAGTCGTAAACTCTATCATCAACTTCTACATCCATTGGATATGCATCAAAATGTTTTTTGTGGTCGTCAACATAATCTTTAATATCTGCCGCGATTTGTTTTTCGTCTTCGTTTACTTCTTCTGTTTCTTCATTCATAAATTTAACTGGTACTGAAATAGTTGCACCTGACTCAGGATCTAAAATAACCATACGTTCTTCACCTGGTGTGTCATTTTTAAAATCTTTATGAATTTTTTTGAATTCTTCTGGAGATATTAGGGATACTTTTCCATCATAATAATACTTTGATTCACCCATACCAAGACCTAAAATGTCTCTAGCAGTTTCCATTTGTGTATCTCTAACTGCTTTAATAAGTTCAATGTATTGTCTGAAATCTAAAGTCTTTAATCTTTCACGTACAACTTCTTCTTTCTCACCAACTAAATCTGCAATGTCGGCAATCTTATCATTTATACTTTCTGTTCTCATAGACTCTTTGATTTTATTTTTTAAATCCATAATATCCTCTCTTTACCTTTTGTTCAACGTTTTTAAACGTCTACTTGCCGGGTTCATTCTTCTTGTCATAGCTGATTTTCTTTTTAGTCTTGATCCCAGCTTTGCTTTAGTTCTTGCAAGAGTAAATCTCTTTTTAATATCAACTGGCTTAAAACAAGCAGTTGGGTTTGAAACAGTTTTACCCTTTAGTCTGCCAGATGAACATCTGTACTTACGTACAATCTGTCTGCCCTTTCTGGCATAAACTAGCTTGGCTTCTTCTACTGGCTGGAGTACTTCAAATACCTGCATTATAAACCTACCGATGTACCAAAAACAGTTGTCAATAAGGCTAATAACATAGTGGCAAATAATGTAGAACTTGCCCAGATAATAATTTTTTTAAGTTCTGAAAGACCTTCCTTAGTTTCAGAGGCATTCTTTTCGACTACACTTTCTAGTCTAGCAATGCTTGTATCAAGGTTTTTAAATCGTTCATGAGCAACAGCCACATGAGTTTCTAAACTCTCTGTCTCTAACTGTGCTAATTTGCTATCAATTCCTGCCATAATAATAACTCCAAACTAGGGAACTATAATCCCATTGTTTGTATTTATCATTTTAATTCAAAAATTTTTTATGCGAATTTAATGTAATCTTCTTTATTTGGCTTAGGTTCTCTTTCCCACATATTACCAACATGTGCAAAAGTATTATACCATTGATTTGTATGTAAATTAAGTGTTCTTTTTAGAGAAGAACCATGTCCTAGTCCTAGAGATACATAAACATCCTTTGCATCATCTACTCCTAGTTTATCTAGTATTACATTTGCATGTTCATATTCCCAATTAAAGCACTGACAATAGCCTGTATCTATACCTTTTGCTTTAGCAGATAATATTATGTTAGCTGATGCTATACCAGTTTCCATAGCACTTGGTACAAATCTATTATAAAGTTGTGTCGAATAATCTAAATCAGGATATCCTGGTTGGTCTCCTGCTCTATTCCAATGTATTCCGTCTCTGCGTTTTAATATAATTAACCAAGGTGCTAAGACTTGAGTATTGTATTCTACCGGTGTCTTATATGGTTCTCTGATACAAAGTTCATTGAAATGATTTCTAAACTCTGTATCTGACCAATCGAATATTTGAATTTCGTATCTTACTAGATTTTGTTTGGAAGCTGAACGTTTATGGACTTCATCCATAATAGATTCAACTGTATCTTTTGAAACTTCTTTTTCTAAATCCCAAGTAGTGGTTTGTACTCTGGATTCTATTAACTGATTCCAATCCAAAGTGAACTCCTAGAATTAAAGTATATCTGACATTACGTATTCGATATTCGAACCTTCTACTAACGTAACACCATCGATAGTTACGTTTTCAAATAGTTCTTTAAGAACAGAAGTTGTATCTCCGTTTCTTTCAAATACTCTACCATGCTCTACTGCAAACTTAAATAAAAATCCTGCGCCTGTTAACGACGGTGCTAGACCATTAAGTGTAACTGCGATTGGATTATTCATTATGATTGGCTGTGCAACCAATGAAATTAGGTTAACAACATCATCAAGGTTTTGTTGTGTCTGGTCTGCTACACTACCTGTTGCAGTTATATCTAAACCACTAACATATAATGTATAAAAATTTATATTACCGCCTAAAGTTTCGCCTGCACTAGCGGCACCATGTATCTTTGCCATATTGTTTTCTCCAATATTTAATTATATATGTATTTATCAAAGTGGTTGGTAAGTTAGAGGTAAAAAAAGACCCTCGTTAAAGGGTCTTTTTAAATACACGCAAAGTGTGGGTTGGACTGTTAAGTCCAGGGGGGTAAAAATTAGTATGCGAAGTCGGCTACTGAGAAATCAGCACCTAGAGCCGCGTCTAAACCAGCGGCATCCCATGCGCCGTTGTTTTCTACTGCGATTCTTACATCGTTACCATCGATAGCACCAACTAGTACTACTGTAGCACGTGTTCCTGCACCTTCGATTACTGCTTTCATGTCAGACGCCGCCATACCAGTCTTTGTCACTGTGAAGTGATTTAAGTTACCAGTAAGGAATTGACCTGCTGAATATGTTTCATGTACTTTTGCCATTTTAGTTCTCCTAAATAGATATTTCCTCGAGCATTATAAAATTGTATTGCTCTATGCTTTTATTTATCTTTTTTTGCAAAAAAGTGGGCGTTTACTTGCCACGAGACTGGAATTTTCCGCCTAAATTACGTCCAGTTTGATAAGAAGTCTTACCTAACTCTTTTCCTAGCTTACCTGCACCGTAAATTGCACCAATTGCCACACCTGCTTTAGTGATTGGGCTGTCCCAAATCTTCTTTTTAGTGTCTTTTTTGTCATTAACTATGTAGTTTCCACGCTTTTGGAACTTAGCTAACGCTGGCATCAACTCACTACGCATTGCTTTTCTACGTAAATATTGCATCATTCTAGTAGTAACTAGGGCTCTTTGATTCTGACTTAAATTATCCCAGTCACCTATTAATCTTCTCATTGATTTAAGCATTCCATCTTGTATGTTTAAATCTCTTTGAAATCTTAGTAGCATTCTTTGTTCAAATCCTGATTCAGACTTGTTTGCCGCTATATGACTTAGATATCTTATAGCTTCTTGTCTTTTTAAATTAATACGACTTAATGCAATCTTATCTCTTGGATCATCATCGTTGACTTCTTTGCCAATCAATCTATTAATCATTACATACAAGTCTGTACCACTTGTTCTGAAATAATCAAAGTTACGATATGCTACTGTTCTACTTGCATAATCAGACGCCAATGGAGCAAACTCATAGTCTTTATTAAACATATTTAAAATCATCATGTAAGCAAATGATAACTCAGCCGCATCATCTACATTTGTTTTATTTTGATTTTGTTTTGTTCTAAACAATCTACTTTCTGTAAATGTGTTAACTAACTGTAATTTGCCTTTATATTGTTCCATCATTTTGTCCTCGATTGCAATACTTGATTGCATCTATCACTTGCATAGGATGTAAACCATCTTGGTGCAAACGCATGTATCATACACGCATATGCGGCCTTTTCTAGTTGCCACGAAACCCACATTGCATGTTTAAAATGTTGCCAACGTGTTTCGCCTACTTCCTCTAGGTGCAATTTGCATTTCTTACTTAACATCTAACTAATCCCTTGGTGCAAAGTTTGCCGCACTAAATTCTAATCTGTCAACAATCTTCATTGCTTTACCTACATGGTCAACAATAACAAATCCTTCTGGGTCTGTTACTTTAAATGAACCATCTGGTTGTTCAATGAAACTGTCTATTGCTTTTATGTTCTTCATCTTTTGTTGAAACATCATTTTAACTGCTTCAACTTTTAGATAAGCACGATACATATCTGCAATCTGTTTCTCATATGTATTTATGATATTTGCTATATCATCTTTTGCTTGTAATCTAGCCTGACCTGCTTTTCCTTCAGGTCCTGTAGCTAAATTGCTAATTTCTTTATCTAATTTTGCTTGTAAACCTTCTAAAAATCCTTTAACAAAGACATCTGCATCTTGTTCTAATGCTTGTCCTGTACGTATTGGTTTATTTGCATGTGCCTTAATAGCATCAACTAATTCTATCTGACCAATCTTTTGATTGATTGCTTTAAAAGTCTTTGCATCAACTTTCAGTGTTGCTAATTCTTTAATTGCTAGTCTTATTCTTGCAACATTTTCTTTCTTTAAGTTTACTTGTCCTGATACATCTTTAATACGTGCATCTGTAAACCAAACATTTGGAGTAGATTTAAGATTACTTGCATCATAACCAAATGATGCTTTCATATCTGCTAAACTATCTCCTGAATAACTTGTATGAAACACAATACCAATCTCAGCCGCCATCATTTCTTTCGCTATCTGACTGTCTGTTGGTACAACATACGTAATTGTATTTGGTTTGAATGCTATATGGGCTTTGCCCTCTATGTTTGTTTGTTTTAAATCACCCTTAGTAAACAATAAGTCACCTTGTAAGACACCATCAATACCTAAGTCTTTCAAATGTTCTAATGAAGCATTAAGTTTATTACGTAGACCTTCTTTGCTCACTGGTTCGCCGTTCTTTACAGTATCACCGTGATTTTGTTCAATATCTTGTGAAGATTTATTAAGTTTTGGTGTTTTAGCAAACACGCCTTTTGTGCCTACAAAGAATTGTCCGTCTGCTGGATCTGTTCCACAAAATACTGCTGGTGATCCGTCCCACTTAGTAGTGATTGCATCACCGCCACCTTGTCCATCAAGTGTATTTAATAATTTAGTGAACGTATCTACAACACGTTTTATACCTTCTGATCCATTTATGAATACTAATTCTTCTGCATGGTCTAGGTGTGTATTCTTATCTTCTTCTTTTAATTCAGCATCTAATAGACCTTTTAATTTTTTATGAAAACCTACTTGTTTAAAACGAGGTTTACGTGGTCCTCTAAATCTACGCTCTCTGCCTTTGCCTAATATATCTCTTACTTTCATTGTTTATCCCCAAAAGGTCTCTCGCCAGTTAAATGAGGCTTAGCAAACCATAACTTAAACCATTCATCTGTGCCTGGCTGTATATTATGCTTCTTTTGGAGTTTAGATTTCTCTGTACCAGTATAAGATATGTTCTCTTGTTGAGTTTCTTCTGGTAGATATGGTTTATATATACCTGATAGTACTTTTAATCTATTTAACTGTTGCTCTAAAGTCATTATGTTTTAGCCTTGACACTTTTTATACCACGTTTAAACTTTCTCGGATCTTGAGACCTAATACTATTAACTAATCTCTTAGTTAAGTCATTTGCAGTCTCATCATCAAACTCACGATTGATAAATTCTATAAGATTTATCGCTCCCGTTATGATATGTTCGCCTTTTTGCTCTACTAAACGTTTATTATCTCTATCATATGAGATAGAATTTAGTTCTTCAAATAGACTTTTACGAGGTTTATCCATGATATTTCTCCGTTCTAACTGTATTTATCAGTTTTCATCAAAAGGAGTGCGTGTCTTGGTCTTTAACATTGCTCTCAGGTTCATTGCAACATCAGTCTTTTCTTCTTCGTTAGTTTCTGGTGCTTTTACTACGGTTTTTTGACGTAATGTATCGACTACATTCATCGTATTTGATGTATTTTGAGCATCAGCTAACCCTTCTGTATCATCTGAAATCTTAAGACTATCTCTGTCAAATACTAGATTAATTTTGCTACCTACACCACTACTTGAACGTGTTTTCAATAACTGTAATTGATATTGACCACGTTCTCTCATTGCTTGACTTGTAAAGATACCAATAACATTATCCGCAGTTTGAATTTTAGAGATACCACCTGCGATATGTGAATGGTCAAATTCGATTTCTTCAACTGCACTTCTATTTAACTGTGATGCAGTTACCAAAACAGTTTCAGTTTCCATTGCAAAGTTACGAATTTCTTCTGTTACATATTTGTCTTTAATAAACAAATCACTTGCTGACACTTTCTTTGTTGCTGGCATTAACAAATCTAAGTAATCTACACACATACAATCTACACGTTTGCCAGTTTGTATCTGTAGTTCTTTAATGTAAGAACGCAAGTCATTAATTGAAGAACCAGAAGGAAGATACTTAACACGTAACATGCCAGACTTCTTACCTTTAGTTTTAACTTGTAATTCTACATCATCTAATTCTTTAAAAATTCTTTTTGTACTTCTATCAGTAAGCATTGCATCCATACGCATACTTGATAGTTCTTCTGAAAGTTCAAGTGTAAAGTATACACAATTCATTCCTGCTTCTGCCCAATTCAAACTCATATTTTGCATGAACAAAGATTTACCTGCACCTGATCCACCACAGAAAATAGAAATCTCACCACGATTGATACCACCATAAAGTTTATCATCTAATGATTTCCAACCAGTTGTGATTTGTCCGTTATTGTCTTTTAGTTTTTCAAGTCTTGCTCTAGGATCTGCAAAGTAATCTGTACCTAATGAACGTGCAAGTCCAGTTTGTACTGCTTCTTTAATTCTAAGTTCTACTTCTCCATACTTACCTGTTTCAAGCAAGTCTGCACTATCAATGATTGCTTTTTCGATTGCTTTGTGTCTACAAAAAGTTTCAAACTCATCGATAAACCAATCTACGTGTTGATTGATGTTATCTAATTTTTCTATCTCTTGTCCTGTTTGTGCTTTGATAATTTCAGTAGTTGGAATCGTAGCATATTCTTCACTATGATTAACTAATACTTCGACTACTTTTCTGATATTTCTATCAAAATACTTAGGTTCGACTATCGCTCTGACTCTTGAATAAAGTTCAGGATCAGTTATCATAAACTGAACAAACAATTTCTGCAAATCTAAACTATAATCTTTTACTTCTTCTGCCATACTTCTATTCTACTCAATCCAACGTTGAATGTCAACTTCTTTATTCGTGTTCGCCGCCCGGGTCTCCTTCTGGTAACTCTACTTTATGTGCGTTACCATCTTTATCTCTGTAGATAGTATAGTTTCTGCCACGTCCATATGACGTATACCCATTAGCAAAATTCATTAATTTTATAGGGTTACGTTTTGCAGTTTCAAATGTCGCTACTGTTACGGCAATGGCTCCTAGTAATACTACATGTGCCATCATGCTAATTATACCTATCCATAAACTGCCTACAATAAACGAAAAAGTTATACACCACATCCATGCTAATATTTGCATAATCATATGTCGTGTACTAAAATCTGGAATGTTACTTAGAGGATTTCTTTTATCATCCATTACACTATTCCAACAATCATATACCCATTCTTTCATAGAAAATACTCCTTCTAATGTTACTCTTATTGGATAATATGCATCTGCATTATCCTTGGCTTCTATCGCATCATATAAGTTTTTAAAAGTTTCTGTATATGTACGATTTTTAAAATATGCGGTAACTTTATACATTTTTGTTTTCTCTTATTTCTTTTTTCTCTAAACTTAATTTTTCTTTTGCACTCATTAAGTATGCCGCGCCTGCCAATACTGCAATAGCACCTGCTTCTGCAACAAGCATCCAAGGATCTGCTTCTTTACTATGTAGAACAATTAATCTACAAAGTGCCGTCATAGCAATGATAATAGGTAGAGTAACAGGTATTCTATTACTAATATAGAATGCTCCTACCATTCCTACAATCTCTGCATAGATAAAAAGTAAAAACAAGTCGCCTAGTTCTACTTGCATGTTCTTTAACATGTGAAAAATATCTGAACCAGCCGCAAACATAGTTAGTAATCCAATTACTGCTAATAATAATTTTTCACTATAAAGTGTTGTCCAATGCAACCTACTATTAATCTTAGTAATATCTAATTTAATTTTCATGAATGTATCTTAACCTTAAATAAACTACTTACACTTTCTTCATTATTAACTCGTCTGATTGCTTCTCCTAATAATCCACAAACACTTACTGAACGTGTCTTTTTCCACGAAAGTTTATGATTGATACTATCAGTAATAACAAGTTCATCTAATTTACTTTTTTCAACTCTTTCACATGCTTTGTTACTTAGCACTCCATGAGTGATATATGCTCTAACACTTAATGCACCTGCATTTAAAATTGCCTCAGCCGCATTACAAAGAGTACCACCACTATCAACAATATCATCTACAAGAATTGCATGTTTGCCTTTTACTTCACCAATCAAATTCATAACTTCTGCCTTGCCTGCTTCTGGTCTTCGTTTGTCAACGATTGCATAATTGGCATGATACATATCAGCAAACTTTCTTGCTCTTACTGTACCACCAGCATCTGGTGAAACAAATACAATTGGTTCTTCTGTTACTTTAATAGTTCTTTGAATATCTTTTGCAAAGACTAACCTACTCGTTAAATCATCAACAGGAATATCAAAGAATCCTTGAATTTGACCAGCATGTAAGTCCATTGTTAAAATTCTATCAGCACCTGCTTTTGTAAGCAGATTCGCAACTAACTTTGCAGTTATAGGAGTACGTGATGCACTCTTTCTATCTTGTCTTGCATAACCAAAATAAGGAATTACCGCAGTGATACGACTAGCACTACTACGTTTTGCCGCATCAATCATAATCAATAATTCCATTAAGTTATCATTTACAGGAGTGCTTGTGCTTTGAATAATGAAAACGTCTTCACCTCTGATATTTTCATGAAACTCTACTGAGCATTCACCATCTGCAAATGTTTTTATTTCTGCTGGAACAATATCTGTAAAACAATGTTCAGCTACCTTCTCAGCCAGTTCAACATTACTGTTGCCTGCGATAATCTTCATAGAACCCACCTTTGTTACAAAATTATTACTGTTAGAATAACAGATTTAGTTGAAAGAGTCAATAGAAAACTGTTAATAAGTTGTAATTAATTCGTCTGCGATACCATGCTTAACTGCTTCTTCTGGAGTAAGCCAATGGTCTGTCTTGGGTGCTAATAGATGTTTACGAATGTAAGTTTTTGTTTTACCTGTACACTTGATATAATGTTCTAATAACTTTTCGTTAGTCCAATCCATATGTTTTTTACTATCTAACATATCATGATATTGACCTTTTTGACCACCTGAGAATTCATGTGACATTACTGCGGTATTTTGTGTGACATAACGATGACCTTTTACACCACTCATCATCAACATAACTCCACAACTTGCAATAGAACCCATTCCATATGTATATACTGGAATACGTGATTGTTTGATTGTATCAATTAGATGCATACAACTGTCTACCAAACCACCTGGTGAATTAATATATAAGTGAATAATATCTGGTGCTTTATCTTTTGGCATCAGATTGTATTCTAAAATCATTCTTACAAGAGGCATACAGTTGTCTTGGTTGAACTCTTTGTCCATGAACAATACACCATTCTCTCTTAAGAACTCACCTGCCTGCTTTGGTGGTACTGGCGGAGTTGGCATCGGAGGGGGTGGGGGTGGTGCCGGTTGTTCTTTGGGTTGTGGTATAATTGTACTCTTTACTTTTTTCATAGTTTATCCTATTCTCATTTTCACACTTATTTTAGTGTTGTTACTTATACGTGCATCTATAATACTTTGTAAGGTATATAGTTTACCATATCGTTGAATTGCATCTGCGGCATCTTTAATGTCGTCCTCCCACATAGGGAAAGATACACTCCAACCATTTTCTTGGGCTTGTTTGATTAACTTCTCTCCAGCTTTGTCTCTGTCGGGACAAACAATAACCTCTCCTTTAAACTGATTTATATAATCAATTTGGTCTTGTGAAGCCTCGTTACTTGTAATCGCAATACAATCCAATGCAAGAGCATCGATTATACCTTCACATACGATTAAGTATTTATTATTAGATTTTACCTTGTCTACGTTATGTAAAAATTTTCTCGGTGCTTTCGTCATGTATTTAGACGAGGACTTTCCAGTTATATCTCTAGCAGTATATCCTACTATTCTATCTCCTTGATAAAATGGAAATATAATTCTATTTTTAAAAAACTTATCTGGAGACCAATAACAATCCTCTATATTATCATATACTCCTCTATCAATCAAATATTTAACTGCATAGATGGCTCCTTCTGGAGGACTATCTTTTGCTAGTAAAACTTCCAAATCTTCCGAACCTTCAGGTAGTTCGACATCAGGAAAACTTGGAACACGTGTCACTTGTGTTTTAGATGTAAATAGGTATGGACCTTCAGACAACTCTTTCTGACGGATTGCTTCTAACTGTAAACGCTTAATCTCGCTTTCAGAAATATTCATATTTCGCATGAGTTTTAAAAATTTCTTGTTAAGTATTCTTCCGTGACGATGGCTTGCAGTGAACCCACAGTTAAAACAGTGGTATGATATGGAATCACCGTCGCTACGAACACCCCCACGCATTCTAGTATCCAAACGAGGCTCGCCTTCCTCGATACAACATGGGCAGTTGAAACTAGTCCAGCCACCACTAGATTGTCTGTTCTTTCCAGGGATATGTGTGAATATTACTTGTTGAAGGTCCATACTAGTATAATAGCAAACTAGGACCAGAAAGTCAAGTGCTATATTAGTTTCTTAGTAGAACTTTTTTAATAGAACCGTTAGTCGCAGTGTATCTAACTCTTATCCAATTTACGTTTGCTTCAAGCACAAATGCTTGTACACCAGTCTCATTATTAACTGTGATATCTGGATTTGAGAATAGTTTTGGATTGATATTGAACCAATCTGAGTGTTGTGAACTTGGTTGTTCACTTAAATCGCCTTGTAAATTAACAGTTCCAGAGAAATTGTCAAAGTATAAAGCTACAGTATGAATTGATTTTGACTTAGATGTTGATGAAGATCCATCGAAAGCAGTTGACATAAAGTAAGAGCCATCGTTAAAAAATGTTGAACTTTCCTGTGAATCTACAAACTCTGGATATACATCGTCTATGACTTCGATTACGCCTTTAGCATTATCGTATGTGTCAGTGTATATGATTTGTTCTACACCATTTTCTACAGTATACATAGCAAATTGATAAAAGCCCTGAGGTAGCATTATCGTATCTGTTGTAAATATAGTTAATTGTGCCATACCTTTGGTTGCGTTGGTGACGGTAAGGTATTTGAATAGTACGTTCTCTCTCGTTTCTCTATCGTACATTTTCCATATAATAGTTTTGTTAGTCAAGTCGATAGGTTTTCTATCGGTATCTCGTAAATTAAATCTAAGAGTATTATCAATACCCTTATGAAGTTTGTGTTGTCCGTCATACATTGGCATATTCCTCAGGTAAGTTGTCATGTTACTTGTGTTGTCACCATCTGCACAAGTAATCTCAATAGTTTTTTCATATTGATACATGTTTAAATTCATATATGTATTTATCTCCCAGAGACCATTTTCTAGGTTAGCTAAATATAACGATGGACAAAGAAAAACAACAATGGATGCAAGAGAATTATCCGTTCTTCTCATATGTTAGATACGGAAATAAAAAAGAATTTACTGAGCATCTAGGTATAATTATAAATTCAGACCAAGTAATCACTTCGATGTACAACTTTGAGGCAATACCAACACCTGAATTAAGAAAGAAGTTCGTAGAATTAGGAGAACAATGGTGGTGGGAGTCTAATAGGCTTATGCCGATTAATTTATTTTTAGGCTCACAGATTGGCAAGTATAAGAATTGGATATTGAATATGAATTCAAAAGATGTTGAGGTAACATGGGGACCAGAGACTAGTCTATCAAATATTATACAGAAACGTATTAAGAGGCGTTCTGTTCAACTTGTTCGCAAAATAGATTAAGCTGAACCACAATACTTACTGCATATGCAATAGCATGTGCTTTTTTAAAATAGTAAGTACCATCTTCTGGCTTTTGCCAAACTAATTCAGAAATCTTAGACTTACTTTCATTAAGCAAGTGCCTTTTTGCAGGTCTAATGACCGCTAGAACTTCTGCCAGTTCCATTACACTTTGAGGTTTCATTACTTTCAAAACATCTATATGATTATGTACGTGTGCAAGATTTTTTACAATATCTTCGTGTTGTAATAAATCCCATAAAGGTTCTTTATCAATCAATGCATCAAGGTGTTTTTCATCACGGACACCTTCATATAAACTGTTATTAAGAAAATCTAGTTTAAAGTATCCACGTTCTTCTGCTTCTTTATATTCGATAGCAGATAAACCAGATATTGGATCATATGGAATAGGCTGTAGATATACACCACTATTATGCTTTGTCCAGTTATCGCCTTTTTTGATACTGGCTGTTATGTGTCGAAAATGTGTAAGGACTGTGTCACGGTCAATTACATCAATATCAATATCTGTTTCTACTTTATTCATAATTTTAGTATACACTATTTCCAGACCATTGTAAAGTATGCGGCATCAGTTTCACTTTTAAAATACAGTTTCCCTTGATAAGCAACATAATAATCTTCACAATGACTATTACACCAATCTACTAATTGAACTACATATCCAGCACCTGATACCAATAACTTTTCGTAATTAATATCATCATGGGATAAGCAAGTCCATTTTAAAAACTCATAGTTTTCAAAGTCACTATGAAATTGTCTTAAATCTTTTGCTTTGCCTTGCAATGCTCTAAGCCTATCTAAACGACTTTTGACATTGGCATGTCGCATTAGTTCAGGCGTATTAATTAGTTCACCATTTTTAGCCATAGGCTTTTCTCCAATATGTTGTGTAATTATATATTATTTTAGACTAATAGTCAATAGCTAATTATTTGTCATGTATATGACAGTTGGTACCACCATATTTAATACAGACTGTTTTGAAATCTTTGTCTTGTGTCTTTTCTAAATGATGTGCTAATTCGTGTATAATAATACCTACGTGAATTATTTGATTATCATCATAATGAATATGACCTTCTCCACTAGTATAGTAATAGTACGCAGGTGTCCATTCATTTTCCATTTCCACAATTTTAGTGTTTGGACAATCATCTATTCCCATAATAACGCACAAAGCTAACTGAACGGCTTTGATAGTTTCAAATAACATATTTTCTCCCTCATAAAAAATACTTACTTATAATCGTGATGGTCAGCATGGTTCCACCCCCACCATGCAAGGGGTTTTAGCAACTGTACATTTCTATGCACTCCGCCAATATGAGACAATGTATTTGTCAAACTGGCACTGTGAAAACTATACAGAACTCCTGGAGATAACGCAAAGAATAGCAATCTTAAATCTATAAGAGCAATCACTAATACGATTGCAATATGCAAATAATACCAATGTTTGTGAACCCATTTTTGAAATTTACTTCTGGCAAAATCAGCAAGAAGTCTAGGATTGATATTTTGTGGTTCCCAATCTAAAAAGTATACACGTTTCCATCCTATATGATGTGGCGAGTGTGGATCTTTTTCTGTGTCTGTAAATCTATGATGTTGTCTGTGTGAAGCACTGAATGATATTGGTGATCCTAATCCAGACGTTAATGACAGTAAAGTATAAAAATAACTTTTAAGATTGTCCTCGTATTTGCCATGAGCAAAATAATAATGAATAATATTATGTCCTACTACCCAAGCCCAAAACATTCCAAACAAAAATACTACGATAGCCCATGGCCATTGAAACCCATACATCGCAATGCCTACTGCTAACGATACATGATGTAATAATATAAATATTTGGCTTTTGTTCATATCAGTTTTTCTCTTACTTCTTCAAATGGCATATTTAAAATTCTTAATTTAAAAAGCATTCTATCTGTAGATGTTTGTTCTGGTACCATATGTTTCTTACTAACATTTATTAATGCATCTTTATAATAAAATGTACCATCTTCTTCAAATACTATCGGAGTTTCTTCTCCTCTGAGTATAAAGTTTATAGCACAAGATGTACCAACATCAACATGCATCTTAACATTAGTGCCTACTTTTTGCGTAAAAAAGTTAGCCTCAATATCATTAGTGTCTAATCTCTCTTTAAATATAGAAAGTATTCTAGTAGTCTCTGGCATCTTAGTTAACATATCAGCATCAGCATTCATACTTGATTGCCAAGTATCTTGTCGCATCCACCAATCTTTATCTTCCTTGTTAAGATAATCAGAAAACTTTCTACCTTTTGCATCATAGCTACCTAACTGAACACGTTTTAATGTAACACGATTGATTGGTACAAACTGACAATGATTGCTTTCTTCTATTAGCTTATCTTTGTCAATATCAAAATCTATATTATGTATAGAATTATTCACTAAAGTACTCCATCATTCGCTTACATGCATTATTATACGATACATCTTTTATTCTAAATTTAAGTAACATTCTTTTCATATCTTGTTGTTTAGGTACACCGTGAAAGACGTTACAGATGTTAAGTAATGCGTTATCGTAGTTGTATTTATGTATAGATCCATCGTCTTCTCTGAACATAATTGGTGTATCTCCACCATCTATAATTAAGTTTATTGCACATTGAAACCCCATATCAATATGCATTGGAAAGTCTGAGTTTTGCTCTTGTAATACAAAGAACGGTGTTATGTCTTTACTATCTAATATCTTAGCAAAATCATTAGTTAATCTTTTCATTTCTGGACAATCATCTTGATATTGATATTCATTGAATGCTCTTATTTTCAAAGTATCCATATTATCCCATTGCTCTTTATCTTTTAAATCATGATATGTAGGGAAAATATCTTCACCAGTTTCTCTGCCTGCATTAACTTTTTCTAATAAATCGGTATTAACATTATGCAAAGAAGTATCATTACTTTCTTGCATCAACTTGTGTTCTTTTCTGAGTTGGTCCTTGTCAATTCGATAATCGAATTTGTATAAATGCTTTAACATTGGCGCATTTCCCGGGACGATAAATAGATGTACATAAACATATTTATTAAGGTACAAAACTATATGCTTCATAAACTCTTTAATTATGAGATTACAGAACCAGAAGAAAATACGTTTGTAGATATATGTGCAGATATCACGCATAAATGCAACATGACTTGTAAGAACTGTTATATACCTAGCAGAGAACCACCTGATATGGACTTAGATAGATTTAAGGATTTCATGGATAGGCTTGGTGGTCGAGCATTTGTACGTATTATCGGTGCAGAACCTACAATGTCTCCTAACTGTGCAAATTTTATTCGTGCAGTATATGAGCATGGACGTACCAATGGTAGAAAGCATAGTTGTACTTTAGTAACAAATGGATTAAGATTATCACGTCCAAAATATTTAAATACTTTAATTGAAGCAGGATTACGTAGTGTAACTTTAAGTTTGAATGGAGTAGATAACGATGATTGGTATGAACAAATCGATGAACTACGTTGTGCAACTAAAAAACTAAAAGCACTTCGTAATATCGTAGATAGAAAAATGAATTTGAATACTGGTACTATTATTATTCCAGAGATTAATTATGAAGCACCAGCAAGATTAAAAGAACTTATAGAGAAAGAAAAGATAAACAACGTAATGATGAGAATTAAAAACGTTGGACAATTAGGTAGATATCAGAAAGACAAAGACGGTAACATTAAATTAGAAGGGCTAGTAAAACTATGTGCAGACCAATTTAATGTCTCTGAGGACTATATTTGGAGCTTTCACGGTGTACCTTACTACAATAAGTTTAGCGAAAAGAACACTATTTTATTCCCACTGAAGGAAGGAAATAAACTTCTAAATAGAGGAAGATGGGTAAAAATTACTAATTGGGATACTGACAATGAAGGTGGTATTCCAGACCCAGGTAGCAAAAGAAGAGGACGTATTACACAAGACTTCAAACTTGCACCATTTTACGAACACACAAAAGAGAATGAAGGCGGCTATTAAAATGAGCAGAACACTAAAGGCACTAAAAGAAATTACACTTGACAGGGCAGAGGTTGAACTAACTGATGAGTTTATCGAATCAGGTCAACCATTTAAAGACATTGGCGTTGATTCGTTAGATAGTATTGAAATTCTAGTTACACTAGAAGACGAGTTAGATATCGAATTAGACAACCAAAGACTAGACGAAATTAAAAACGTTAAAGATTTAGTGGAGTATCTAGCGGAGTATGATTAATGAAAATTAAACTACTCGATTTAGATATAGACCTAAACGATGAACTTGATTTATACTTTTTACACGAAAAACTAGTATATGAAAAATATATAGAGTTACGTAATATAAAAAGTAGCGATATCTACACTAAGATTTATAAAAAAGATGTAGTAGATACTTACACCCAAAAAGCAAGAACAGGTAGTTGGGATATTCATTCCGACATGGTATATCAATATGATACTGATAAGTTTGAAAATGTCAGTGAAGATTATACTATGTGTTGGAAGAAAACTGACAAAGATTTTGATAAACTAATAATTCACTTTACAAGTTATGCAGGACATGAAGGTAGATTGACAAGTCCACTAACAAACGTAAGTGAGAAAATTGTAAACTTAGATACTGACTTGTTGATTGTAAATGAAGACCCATTACGATATCCTGAGTCTTTATATCCTAGTGCAATGGTATTAGGTGTAAGTAAAAAGAACGATACACAAGAAAAGATGTGTAATCAGATAAGAGAATATGTTAAGAAAAAATACAAGCACGTAATAATATACGCAGACTCTAAACATGCCGGTAGTGCATTAAGTGTCGCATATCATCTAAGTGATATAGTAACAAACGTATTAACTACAGCCGGTCAAGCAACATATTCTTGGGAACATTCTCCTTGGATTAAATCTTATTTCAAATGGTTTAATAGACCATCACACCTTGAAGAACAAAAGCTAGATATGATTAATGTTGCAATTATGCATATGGTAAAATGTTGGGGATTTAAAAAGTTAAATATTGATAATAAGATATTAGACCCATACAGATACTTAGATGCATATCCTAATATCAAAGTAGACTATCTATATGGTAAGTATGATACTGAGTATGTTGGATTTGCTGATTATGTTAAGCAGTTTAAGTTTGATAATTTAAATGTACAAGAAATAGACTATAAGATTTCAGATTTTCAAACACACAATATAAGACCTTACGTAGATAGAAAATTACTTTCTAACTACATTAACGATTTAACATAGTCTTTCATTTCTTTAATTATTTCTGGATTACTATATTCTGTCTTTTTTAAAAGACGTTGAGTATGCCAATTTAGTAACTCCATCTTTTCCATGTTATACATATCTTGGTAATAAAGAAAACGTTCTCTATCAACATCGCCAAACTGTACTATATCTTTTGGTGAAATATCATCTACATCATGTAGCATGAAACGTTTTTCATCGGGTATTATTTTTAGAGCAAGTGCTTGTTTGTCTGCATGTAGTTTAAATAATTCTAAAAAATTTTCCATATTATTTTCTGTATGCATCTTACTTGTATAATACTCATTACATGCAACTTTGAATATAGATTCAAACTCTAAAGGCACTGCCAAAAACAGTGTGTTTGTTTTAGTAAAATCATTTACAAGTGTTCTATAATGTTCTTTGCTATTTGGTTGTCTGTTCTGTACAAGTCTTGGGTGTGTATTGAATAAGACTTTAGTTGGTTTCATTTCGTCAAAGTGAGGGCGAAAATCTTCTATCATACGTGAAAGCATAAACTCATTATACTTTTCTACAAACTCATATCCACCACCTCTTAAACTTAGCGAATATCTATTTCTTTTTACTAAAGCATAATCAACAGACCAATATCTCCATTGGTCTTTTAACTCATAATCATCATAAAACCCTTTTACTGAATATGATATAAGACCTGATATATAGTCTCCATATGTTCCAGCAAAGTATTCTAGCAAGTAAGTTTTTTGTGGTAATACGTCTATTTTTCCCACGGAAATGTTACCCAATTTTCGTCTTCTGAATATAATTCTTCATAGTAGTAATCAGTATCAACAATAGAATTTGGATCCATAATAAGTGAAGCAAACTTAACATTATTGTGCCAAACACTTTCCCAAGTTAATGTATCATTGGGTAAGCAACCTTCTTTCCAATCATTCATAAGCCATGCAAGAGCATCACCGCCACGATTAATATCATCAATAACTAATATATTTTTTTGTTTATCTTTGTAACCAAAGGCATCTTCTGCCATCCAACAATTACTTTCTGTATTTTCTTCAAGTCCTTCTGTACCAAGTTGTATTGAAAGTGTATGCATTGGAATATTAGTCATATGAGATAACATAACTGCTGGTATTAATCCACCTCTAGTTATACCAACAATATAATCCGGTCTCCATTCACTTTGATACATTTGCATTGCTATATGTTGAATAGCTTTATCTACTTTAATCCAATCATAATCAATGGTTTTCATCATCGTCCTCCGGTCCAGGAGAATTTAGAAATGCATCTGCAATTTTATATTGTTCATATATATCTGCAAGTACTTTATATTTTTCTAAAGTTTTTTCATCAGGCTTTTCTAAAACTTTTAATCTTTTTGAAATGCTATCTACTTGTTCAATTACTTCGCTCATTTTTCTTTCTTCGCCATTGACTGTCACATGTAAATCTGGTTCTACATCTTCAAACTGATATCCACTTCCACCTAATGTCAAAGTAGAAGGCGATGTTGTATATGTGTAATCACCTGCCACAGACAATGTGTCATGCATAGTAGTTGTTATAGTAGTTGAGTTAGAAACATCTAAATCTAAACTATCACCCATATCTAATGTTAAGTGGTTGTCTTCTTCTTTTTTCCAAGTTTGTATTTCGTTATATTCTTCTAATAATTCTTTTTCAGTTTCTCCAAACTTTCTTCTAGTCACAGTTTTTCCTCCATCTGGGCTTTCATAGATATATTTTTCTTTACTTGTCATTTTTGTCCTCTTTAACTTTTTTAAGAGACCAACTTTTGTCAGGATTTTCAATCCATTCCAACTCATCATCGTCACTCCAACCTAGACTTCTAATAACGTCTTGTGGTAGAACAAAATAACATTCCTTTGTATCAGGATCTTCCTGTATTTCTACTATCCTTGAAGTCGCTTTTGTTACCTTTTTAGTTGCCATATTATCTCCGTAAAAATCTTTTAGCCGCATCGATAGGATTTCTTAATCCTTCGTATGTGTTGTCAATGAACTCTATATGTTTACTTAGCTTTGCATTTAGTTCATCTAAACTTTTTTGTAATTTATCTACCTTTTTTTCTACTTGTTCAATTCTTTTTGTAATGTCTTCACTCATTTTAAATACCTGCTTTCTCTAGAATCTCTTTTACAAAAATAACATCGTCTTTTCTGACCTCAAACTTTCTTGTCCAGAAAGTAGGCTCAAGATATTCATTAATCAAATTTAACTCATGGTCATTGAAACTATTTAAAAGTTCAGTACCAGACATAGAATTAAAAATAATCCAAGGGCTAATGCGTCCGGATTTGATCCAGTGTATAGCACGTGGCTTACTAATCTCCCTAAAGAATACATTAAACGGTCTATCATTTTCCATTCCCCATTGTTGCATCAATAAGATGCCTCTTTCAACTGCACGTTCGGCTGTCTCTTTTTTATTTAGTTCTCTGATATAAGTTTCATAAACAGTATCAGAACACCATTTATCCAGCTTTACGCCGCTTGTTATAACAAAATCTATAAACTTTTCTGGGTCTATAGCATTTACTTCTATAATATATTTACCAAACTTTGTAAATGCAGTATAATAATTGCTTTTAGAAAAGTCTTCGTATGTTCTTTGTTTTGTGCCTCTTTGAGATATTTCATAAAAACGATTATATGCAAGAAATCCTAATCTTACATATTTTGAATCTTTGTTTGTAAATCTTCTTTTCTGTTCGCACATATGGGCAATAAGAGTCTTTTCTCTCTTAAAACTTTTTCCACAAAATTTACATTCAAACATAGACTTCTCTTTCTGGCGGACCCGAGAGGATTCGAACCTCTGACCTCCTGTTTCGTAGACAGGCGTTCTATCCAGCTGAACTACGGGTCCGTTTATCTCAACCACTAAACATCTTTAACGCCTACGTATTTTCCATTTTCTACACCTACATAGGTAGATGAAGAAAACATATTAACACCTGTCTTAACTTCATTTAAAAGTTCTTCTACTCTATCCTCTAATACGCCGATAGTAGTATGTATGTGACCAGTGTCATGTGGTTGAATTCTTAATTTTTGTACCTCGATTTCACTTACGAGTATTTTAATTGTTGTTACTAGTTCGTCATTTGTCATTTCTTTTTCCTTTTTTTCGTTTTACCAAAAATTTCATCAAACTCTTTATCAGTCATTCCAGTATCTCTTGCCATTTGTTTTATATCATCATCAGAATTCAACTGTCTAAACAATTCAATTTCATCACCTTTCATGTGAGGATATGTTTGTGATATAAACTGAGATATTGTATCTGTCTTGATACGTGAGTTTGGCGGTTTTATATACTCATGGAATTGATTTTTTCCTGTAGATGTTAAGCAAAATAACTTCCACATCAAGTCTTCATGCTTATATAAATCTTTATAATACTTGTTTACAAATTCGTTTGTATTCAACAGAACTTCATCTTTATCTTTACCTTTGGCACTACTTGCATATCTGAGAAATAACCAACTTGAAAATTGTTTCTTTTTCTCATCATCAAGATTCGAATACCAATTAAAATCACGGCGATCCATTGCACCGAGAATTTCTTTTAATGGTATTTTTTCTGCCATTGTTTACTCCTTAAAAAAAGTCATAACTGTTTAATACGTCTGGTATTCTATTCAAGTCTTTTACAAAATATGCACACTTTGGTTTTGGTCCATGCTCTAATGGTATAACTAATATATGACCATATTTGAGTTTTGGAAAAAACCATTTTACATCTGCAAATACATTGTTTACTTTTATGTCTTCCCATCCCATTGTAAAGCCTGCGAGAGGATTTGTCAAGATAGTTTGAAAAGGTCTTTCATTAATACTTGTTAATGGAATAAATTCTAGTTGTCCCATATCTGGATCCCCAATAAGAATATTCCAATCGATTGGCATTTCTATTGTCCAAGGACCTATACTTAAGTTAATACTAGGTGCGTTAAATGTTTCAATGAATACTAACGGTATAAAAAAGAAATCTGGTTCATTCTTATCCGTTACATCCATTACACAATATCTTATGTCTTCAATCTCGTTTTCTGGAAGAGAATTCATTTCATAACATATGTTTTCTGGTGTTAAAATTTTCATTAGTAATTTACCTTATCTATTGTAAAAGGATACTGAGCATCCTTATAATATTTTTTACGTTCTGTTAAATGGCGTCTACTAAATTTACATCTGCTAGTTACATCCCAAACATTAACAAAATCTTTATCTTTTGCAATACGTACACCTCGTCCTATTGATTGTATTACTCTTACAAAACTTTTGCCTGGCTCAAGCAAAACCAGATTAAATATTCTTGGAATATTAATTCCCACTGCGGCGACACCGTAAGTCGCAATAGTTATTGAGTTAGTTGCTTGATTTATTTCATCGTATGCATCTTTTCTATCAACTACTTTCATTGATCCCTGAACGAATTCAGAACCGTCTAATAGTTCCTGTAACATATTTCCGTTACTAATTCTACCAGTTAGAACCAATGTGTTACCTGATTTAGCTATATCTCTAATCATATTTGACACATACTGCATACGTTTTTTATCTTCTAATAAAAACTTTAGTTCACTCTGATAATCCCCATATTCTGCCGTTTCTGCCGTCTGTACAATATTGACATGACATTTAGCAAGTACTCCTTGGTCTTGTAATTCTTTAGCCGCAAGTTTATGAATAACTTCTCCTAAAGAACTTCTTAATGAAGCTGATTCCCAATCACTCTTTGGTATCGTTCCCGTTAGTCCCCAACGAATTGGCATATTAGCAAAAACACCTGTAAGTAAATCTTTCAATACATCTGCCTTTGCCTGATGAACCTCATCAACCATAACACAGATTACGTCTTCAATAAAATCTTGTATATTAGCCTCTCCGGCTTTACTTCTTTTTAATAATGAATTCAAACTTTGCCAAGTACAGATTGTATGTGTTTTACCGATATCTTTTTTATCACCAAAATATACACCTACATCTAATCCACAGTTTTCATAATCTTCAAATGTCTGCCTAACTAAATCTTTATTTGGCACAATAACTATACTACGTCCATATTGTTCTACTAGACTAGATAAAGTAGCAGTTATTATCGTCTTTCCTGCGCCTGTGGCGACCTCTTGTAAGCATTGAGGGTGTTCTATGAACTTATTGACTATATCTACCTGATAGTCTCTTAAACGTATGTTTTGGCCCTCTTGTATGTGTCCAGCTGGCCATACTGCATCACCCCAATAATCTTCCTTAACTTGAGTAAACTCTAGGTTGTGTAACTGGCGGTCATCATCAATCTTTACTTCATATCCTTCTTCCATAATTACAGGCAAGATATCATCAAGTAAATTTAAAAATGTACGACCACCAACATCACAGAATCTAACTGTACCATCCCAACGACCAAGTTTATAAGCTGGCATATGATAAGCATGTGGTAAAAAGAATTTGAGTTTATTAGAACACTTTCTACGTGTACCAGGATCCAAACCTTCCAACTTAATGTTTACTTCGTCCTTAATTTTGATGATACATTCTTTCATTTATTAATCCATATAATCTGAATACATATAGTTTAGATATGCATGACCGTCTTCCGTTAATCTGTCAGGAGTCCAAGCAGGGTTAAACGTTACTTCTACTTGACAATCTATTACATCCTCTACTGTTAACGCCGCTCCTTTTACATCATTTACTATCATGTCCGCGGCAGGACAAAAAGCACTGGTTAGAGACATTAATATATTACAATACTTTTTAGTATCAGGCATTTCTCCAACGTTTACTTCGTAAATTAATCCAAGATTATAAACATCACAATCCATTTCAGGGTCGTGAACGCCTTTAAGATTCTCTATAATCTTTTGTTTTGTTTCTTCTATATTCATGATGTTTAAATTATAGCATGTTTCGAAAGAAAATGCAATAGTAGATATAAAAAAAGACGGTATTAGGCGAGTGAGAGAAACCTAATACCGTCCCGGTTTTAACTAAGATGGCTCTTAGTTAACTGTTAAGCCGCTGACCTCTTCATACAAGTTGACTCGGCTAAACTCTTCCATCTATCTCCTGACTTAGACATATTTCTAAGGTCTGCAATTTTCTGAGCCATTCTCAAAGAAACTTCTCTCAGTTTCTTTTGATTCTCAACCATGAAATCGATAATCTCAACTTCTTGATCCTTAGTAAGACCTTTAGTATCAAATAAACCACCGTCTCTAGCAATCTGTTTGATTCTCAAAATCTTATCTCTTGCAGTGTCCATAGTCAAATCAAGATAGTGACACCTTGAAAGAATTGCTTCCAAGTGGTCTTTGATTTTGTTACCTTTAACTTTATCAAATTTCAAGTTAGTGATAAAGATAACTGAACCTTTGAATTCGAAAGTATCAGGAACACCTTCCCTTCTTAAGAAATGCGAGTCAGAGTTCCAAGAAATCTTCCTCTTCTTACCACTATCAAGAGCGGCCTTAAGAATGTTTAGTGCATCCTCATTAAAAAGAATACTATCACAATCGTCTAGTACTACGATACTCTTTGGATCAGAGTATTTGTAAAGTGTAGAGTAAAGACCAATCGCAGACATTGTACCTTTTACAAAAGTATGTCTAAGAGGCTTATCAGCCATCATATCAAAGATTGAATCTTTCTCAAGTACTTGCTCAACACCATATGTTTTACCAACACCTGGAGGGCCTGAAACTACCATACCTCTAACAACACCATCGATTGTTGCCTCGGTCATTTCATCAAGAATTGCAAACCTTTCTGCAATCCTATTCATTGCATCATCATCAGACTCGTTGATTGATTCAACAGTACCTTCAGAAACTTTTACATTTTCTGGGTTAACTTTAACTCTAATTTTAGAACTTTTAAACTTAGTGTCCTCAGCATTAACAGTAATAAACCAACTACCGTCTTTAGCTTGTTTAAGTTCCTGCACTACGGGAAACGCACCTTCTACAGATTGATTTCTGTATGTGCCTTTTTCAATTTGTGCTACTATGTTCTCACTCATATGTTCACTCCTTTGTGTGTTAATTTTCATTATGTATATACTATAACACGATTCGCTATATTGTCAAGTTTTGGACAACATTATTATTTGTTGATTTTTGTGCGGTTTTTCTACCTGCGGTTTGTCCATCACCAGATTTCCAAGTTTTATAGTTATGACAACAAGCACATAAAGTCTGAAAATTAGACCCATCTAATGGTTCATTATATGGATGGCCGTCTATATGGTCAACTTGTAACATTGGTTGTGGGAAGCCATAATCTACTAACCACTTTGTTCCCTTAGGAAGGGGCGGGTCGTAATGTATATAAGTTGTACAATTAAACCCAATAGGACTTCTATCTGATAACATTCCTTTACCATTTATATTATCACATGCAGGTTTTCTCCACGTTAAATGAAATGGGACTCCTCCGTGTTTTTCGCAGTATTGAGAAAACTTTAAATTACCATGATGGTCTGTTCCTAATAGTGTTACTTTTTTCCTACAGTTTTTTATACAACAAGTAGGATATTGACTTTTAGATAAATTAGCTGATAAATTTTGAAAATTCTTTCTACGTATCGTATGACACTTACCACAATATTTACGCCAGACTGGCTTAGCCGCTGATGCAGTATTGTGTGCCAAATTATCACAACCCTCTGTTAAACAAAACGGGCGTGGAACCGAATACGTATCTCCTTTACATGCAGGCATCATAATCTCCGTTCTATTTCTTCCAATTGTTTAAGATGCTTGTTGTGATTATCACGTATCACTACGTAATCTTTCCAACTTGCATAATTATGACTATCAGGTCCATGCATATTGTTACGCATACTTGCACTGGAACTTGCTAGTCCCTCACCGAAAGGCCACCATTCTAAAATCTCTTTAGTGTCTTCCTTGTATACCAAATATACCGGAATATTTTTAGAGACAGCCTCTTCTAAAGTTTGGTTCTTCAAATTCATTTCTTCTTTTCCACTTCTTGTTCGATAACATATGTTACTTTATCGATTTTACCACTAGCAAAATATGATAGAGCATCTTTCCAGTCGGAACAATATGCTACAACTTCACCAGTCTCTTTCACCTTTACTATGTACATTGAAATTATGCCGCCTTTTGAATATAAGGTTTGTCCCATTTACCAACATTGATGCTTACATAAAATGCAGTATCAAAGTAGTCAATCATGGCATCTGAGTTATCGTAGTATGCTCTACCGCCTTCAGCTTTAGCAGGAGCAGTATGACAAATTTCTTTTATATCGTCAAACAACGATGCAAACTTGCCATAAAAATGTGTGTGATAATGATTGATTTGAGAGTATCCATCAAACTTATGAACCCGACCTGAATACTTATCAGTGTGATCCATGTCTCCATCATTATAGAAGTCCATTACACCTTCCATAATTGCAACACGAATACCTGTATAATGGTCACGTGTTACTGAGAATTTAATATTCTTACCGAACTTTTCTTTTAATGCTTTTCTTACTTCTTTAACTTCGTTAGTTGATATATAAGCCATAATGTTTAGTCCCTCTCTTTTGATTATGTATATATAATAACACGAATCACTATAATGTCAAGTTTTTCGCCATTTTTAGTCTTTATTTTTCGGTATTTTCGCCCATCTATCGATTTTTGTGCCTTTTCTGTTAGTATATTCTACTCTTAAATGAGTAAGGCCATCGGGCGCCTTAATTGATTTGAATAGTTTTTTAAGTCCTAAACCTTCTTTTTCTTCTGTAAATTCTTTATCATCAGTGAATTTCACTTTGATTTTTCTCGTCATAAATCATCTTTGGTTGATTGTTTTGCCCTGGCCAGATGCATTCACACTCATCAAGTGATTGACCACAAATGTGACAATCGGGCCAATCTGGTGCTTCTTCATCAGGCCAGGGCATTATGTTATGTTTTACCCAAACACTTTTTCGTCTGCTAGGGCTCTGTAACCAGCGGCTACAACCCTTCTTAGTGGAGCGCCGAGTCTGTACACAGTTTTACCGTGTTTGCTTTTGTTAGCATATACGGCGTAACCTTTCATTCTCAAAGCACTGATAGTTGCTCTCGGATTAGCAACACCATATCTATTTTTGATAGTTGCTTCCGTCAATGCCTCTCCGTCTTTTAGTGCATTGATTATTCTGTCTTGTTTTGATGTTTTCATCGTTTCTCCTTTTTCTAATTTAGAAAAAGATTTTTTTGTACTTGTACCGTTTAACCAATTAAACATAAGTACCTCCTTTTCTTAGGATATAGAATATCATAAGTTGCATAGTATGTCAAGGAAAAAATATATATTAAAAAGCCGCAGAAATATTGGACTTTTTAAGCAGTGGCGTCAGGTAAAGTTACGTTTCTTCTTTTATTTAACGCAAAAAAGACATGATTTTCTTTTTCATCACCAGAAGATAGTTCATATGAGTCGTATTGTACTACTTCAAAACCTGCACGAATCATAAACAATCTATAATTATCCGGATGCAATGTAGCATAATATTTGTGTTGATTCGCTGAATGTGGTACTTCTATGTAAGCCCAACCATTGATTTTCATCATTCTATTGAGTTCTAACATAGTATAAAAAGGCATGTGAGAAAACTGTAATGATTGTCGCATCCATACAATATGAAAATAGTTGTTCATTACTTGATTAAAGTTATAATCCATAAGATGCACTTTTAAGTCTTTTGCTTTACATTTATCCCATTCTTCTTTTTCAATAGTAATTCCCTGAACGTTGGTATATCCCAACTCGGAAAATTTTTCCATAGCATAGCCTTCGTTACAGCCAATATCAAGTATATTGATATCTTTCTTATCTGGATATGAAGCCTGTACAAATGGTGGTAATTGTCTATCTATTAGTTTTCTATCTAGTTCAGTTTCTGGTAATCTTGCTACTTCATTAGACATAGCAAATTTGAAATTATTAAGTCTAATCCATTCTTCTGTGAATTCAGTCATTTAGTCCTCTTTGTTAATAAACATTTCCACTACAGGGTGATTGTTTATAAATCTCATTGTCACTTCATAACTCTGACAGTTATCGTTTTCAACATTATGATTGCCGATATCCATCATTATCTTTTGTAGTTTTAAGATAACGTTTTGTTCTACAACCTTTGGTATTAAGCAATAATGAGCATCAGTTTTCGGTGTTATCGCTACATGGTCTTCTACATCGTATACAATATCACCTATTGCATTTGTGTCAATCATAGAGTCATTCCGCCAAATGTCTCTTTATCAACGTCTTGTTTTACACCACCAATAACATAAGATGAAATCTCTGTCTCTTGAGGTGCAACTTGTACATCAGCACCAGCAATCCATTTTTGTGTCCACGGTAATGGGTTAGCTTGTGATGTTTTGTATGGGCATTTTAGTCCAACTGCGGTCATACGTTTACAACAAATCCACTCAATATAATCTTCAAGTAGTTTTGCGTTTAGACCAATCATCGAACCATCTTTAAATAGATACTCAGCCCATTGTTTTTCTTGTTCTACTGCATCTACAAACATCTTAATACATTCTTCTTCTGTTTCTTTTGCAATCTTTATGTAATCTGGATCGTCTTTTGGTAGAAGTTTTAGTAGAGTTTGTGTACTTGCTAAGTGTAAGTTTTCGTCACGTGCAATAAGTTTAATAATCTTTGCATTGCCTTCCATTCTTTTTAGTTCAGCAAACGCCCAACTACAAGCAAATGAAACATAGAAACGAACACCTTCTAAAATGTTTACACTCATAAGAGTTTTGTATAGAGATTTTTTAATTTCGTATTTACTGATTGCTACTTTTTTACCATTTACTGTATGAGTGCCTTCACCTAGTAAATTATAGTAACCTGTCATTTCAATTAATTCATCATAGTTTTTAGAAATATCATCTGCACAATCCATAATCTCATTGATGTCCATCATTTCATCAAAGATTTTTGATGGGTCAGAATACACATTTCTAATAATATGTGTGTAAGAACGTGAGTGAATTGTTTCTGAAAATGTCCAAGTTTGAATCCATGCTTCTAGTTCTGGAATAGATACAATCGGACAGAATGCCTCGACTGGTGCACGACCTTGTACAGAATCTAAAAGAATTTGTCTCTTTAGATTACTTGTAAAAATATGTTGTTCGTGGGCTGTTAAATTTTTAAAGTCATTCGCATCCTTAAGAACGTCCACTTCTTCTGGTCTCCAAAAGAAACCTAACTGTTTGTCTGTTAACTTATCAAACTGTTTATACTTTAGCATATCATAACGTTGAATTGCTACCCCACCCGATGGGTCTAAAAATGCTAAGGCTTTCGTATGGTCTGCCCTATTGTCGGAATTGAATACTGACATTTTATTTCTCTCTTTCTTATCTTTCTTATTCTGTTTCTTTGTCATTTGATTCTAACATAATCAATTAAATCTTCGTTTATTAATTCTCTTTGATAAGATGCAGTTACACAATTATCTATTGTATTTACCCTTTTTGTAATAAAATCTAAAGCCGATGGTTCGTCTATATTTGACATTTTGTCTGTTATTTCTAAAATAAAGTGATTGTTTACTTCATCACATATTCTATTTAAAACGTACTCAAATAATCCATTACTACTTAAGGTTGTAGATGTATCTTTACCACTAATCCAACTAGATATATGAATAAGCATTGCATTTTTATTCATACGTTCAATTAGTTTATCTAAAAATTCATCATAGTCTTTGTGTTCCCTATCTCCTTTAATTTTAAGGTCAACGTATCTAAAGTCTTCCTTACTATCCATAAACATATTACATATGTTCTGGTCGTGTTTATGTTGTCTACATGTTTTAGACCACACAAAATTAGGTATTGCAGGATTATAATCTGGTCTGACACAGACCCATCCCACTTTTTCCTCGTCACTCTTAAAAAATGAATAATATTCTGCGATAGTTCCCTTAGCTAATACAGAGTTTATATCTCTCATTAGATAGCACAACTATCACAATATTCTTCATATTCTAAATCACTATCAAATTCATCCCTTGATTTTAATTCTTCTGGAATGTCTTTGCTCACATCGATTTCACCTTGTCCATCGAATGTGTTAAAATAGTAAAGTTGCTTTCCACCATATTTGTAAAACATAATAAGATGTTGCAACATAATACTCATAGGAATCTTTTCATCTTCAAAGAATATTGGATTATAGCTTGTATTGACAGATATACCTTGGTCGATATATTTCTGTAATACTGCCATAATTTTTAGATATCCTTCAGGAGATTCTTGTTCCCATAGTAACTCATATTTATTCTTTAACTTGTGAATACCGGGTACAACTTGCTTTAAAACGCCATGTTTTGATTGCTTGATACTGACCATACTTCTTGGTGGTTCAATACCATTAGTTGAATTCGATATTTGTGCAGATGTCTCTGCTGGCATAAGAGCCATTAATGTAGAATTACGAATACCATGTTCTTTTAAATCTTTTCTTAGTGAAGTCCAATCTTGGGTATATTTTCTTTTAACTAATTCATCAACCTCAGGTTTATATGTATCTATTGGTAAAAGTCCGTTACCATACTTTGTCTCGTTAGATAATGGACATGCACCTTTTTCTTGTGCTAAGATATTTGATGATTTAATAAGATAATATGACCAAGCCTCTGCCCATTCATCTATTAGTTTTAAATCTGGATTTGAATAGTTTGTATCATTCTTAGCTAACCAATATGCAAAGTTAATAATACCAACACCAAGAGGTCTTCTATTGTTAGTTGAAATTTCAGCCGCAAGTACAGGATATCTCTGATAATCTAATAGAGCATCTAATCCACGTACTGCTAATTCACAAGGCTTAGCAAATTCTTCTGGTGTTCTAATAGTACCCCAATTAATAGCACTAAGAGTACAAAGAGCAATCTCACCTTCTTCATCATGCATATGTTTCAAAGGTTTAGTAGGTAAATTAATTTCACAACATAAGTTAGATTGTTTGATTGGTGCTTTCTCTGTTACAAATGAACTATGGTCATTTGCATGGTCAACGTTCATCAAATAGATACGACCTGTATTCTTTCTTTCATTCATAAATGAAGAAAATAACTCAGTTGCAGGAATAGATTTTTTACGTAATCTTGTATTACGTTCTGCTTTTTCGTATAGTTCTCTAAACTTATCTTGGTCATTGAAGAATGCTTCGTATAAACCAGGAACATCACTAGGTGAAAATAATGAAACGTTTCCACCTGTCATTAGACGTTCATACATTAGTTTATTAAATTGCACACCATAATCCATATGACGTACTCTGTTATCGTCTGTGCCTTTGTTATTTTTTAAAACAAGTAAGTCTTCTACTTCGTAATGCCAAATAGGATAATACAAAGTAGCCGCTCCACCACGTACACCACCTTGTGAACATGATTTTACACTTGCTTGAAATAGTTTATAAAAAGGAATAACACCTGTATGACTTGCATCACCATTACGTATCGGTGAATTGATAGCACGTATGCTACCTGCACCAATACCAATTCCTGCTTTTTGAGAAACATACTTAACTACTGAACTTGAGGTAGCATTTATAGAATCAAGTGAGTCGTCTGTCTCAATCAAAACACAGGATGAAAACTGTCTTTGTGGTGTTCTTACGCCAGCCATGACAGGTGTAGGTAGAGATATATCAAAACTACTAATAGCATCATAGTACTCTTTGACATATTTCAATCTTGTTTCCTTAGGATAATTACCAAATAATGAAGCGGCAATTAAAACATATGCAACTTGTGGCGTTTCAAAATGCTTACCAGTTACACGATTTTGTACTAAATATTTTCCACGAAATTGTTCCATACCAACATATGCAATATTAAAATCTCTATCATGTTTGATAAAACTATTAATTTCATCCCATTCTTTTTTTGAGTAATCCCTAAGTAATGCCGGATCATAAAAACCATTTTTAGTATTAAGTTTGATAATATCTCTAATATGCCATGGGTCGAAACTGTTATATACCATTTTTCTCAAATGATAATTCACTAGATTGCCTGCAACCCATTGATAATTTGGTGTTTCTTCTGAAATTAAGTCTGCGGCCGCTTTAATTAAAGTCTCTTGTACTTCTTCACTTTTTATGCCATCATAAAATTGAATATGTGATTTTAATTCTACTTCACTTGCACTAACCGCCGCAATGTCTTCACATGCAAACATCACAACTTTGTGCATTTTTTCCAGGTCTAGCGGCTCTGGAGTGCCGTCTCTTTTAATTACTTGTATTTCGCTCATATCTGTCTCTCTTGCTGGTAATGTATTTACACATTCCCACTGTTCATTAATGTCTGTTGTTTATTTCTGCATCTTCCATTCCTGCTACTCGTAATTTGATAATATTAGTTAGTTGAAAGTGTTTAATTTCAAAACCTTTAGTTATCCCCAAATATTGATTGCGTGTATATGCAACTTGATTGATTAATTCGCTTATTGCTACAACCTCAGTTTCACCATCTGCATACTTTTCTGCATCACGTGAACTAAGTGCTTTATTGTAGTTTTCTAAGTATTTTCTTAGATACTCACTACGTTTCTTTCTAAGTTGTATATTTAAGTGTTCTAGGATAGCCTCTAGTTCTTGTAACTGTGCAAAACGCAATTCTACATATGACGGCAAATGTGTAGCATTCTTTTCTACATTACCATATATTTTAACTTCTTTTCTTGCTTCTGCGACTTCATTGGTAAAATAGTCAACGGCTTCTGGAATTTTACTCCAATCCTTAACTACCTTATTATACCAATTTTCCATTACCAATCTTCCTCTTCGTCTTCCCATTCATCAAAATACCTGTCTACCGCCGTCTCAAGTATTTTGTCACCATCTGCAAATTCATCTATCTCATGTTGTTCGATACCACTATCATCACATACTTTAATAAATGTTTCTGCCGCTTCTAATTTGTCTTTCGCCGGAATAAAGCCTTTAACTTTGTCCCATAACTCAAATACTGTTTCTAATTCAACTGCCGCCATTAGACCTAAGCCTCAAAGATGGCTGAATTAGCACCATGTTCCGCACATTCGGCTTTCACACAGTAACAACGATTGTCTGACATATCTCTGACAAGTTTATCAGCGAAACGCCATGCGTGTTCTGAGAATTTTTCGACCCCCACACCATCTAGTTGTACAATACTTGCGAGACCTTGTTTCTCTAACAATAGTAAATCATTCTTCTTAGGATCATTTACATCAATTACAACTTTGTGGTCAAACGTATCTTCAAGCCATGCTTTCAGAGGTTTAAGTCCACCGAAATCAACTACCCAATTACGTTCATCTAATTCATCACAACCAAATGTGAATTTAAAAGATAAACTATATCCGTGTAGCAATTTACAATGTGAGTGTGCGTTAGGCTGTCTAAACACTGCACTTAGTCCAATGTTATGCCCATAGCACTTGGTCGAAAAATATTTAGCCATTATGCTTCCTCATTTACTTCTAAGTTATTATCTTCTGGAACTTCAAGTTCATGTGATTCATCATCAAAATTCCTATCATTCCATTCATTCATTACTACTTCAAGTTTTTCATTTGTCCAATTCTTTCTGAATTCTGACATAATCTCACCTGACTTAGTTGTGTAAGCCAACTTATTGCCTGACTTAACTAAGATTCCTTTTGCTTCAAAGAAATCTACTAAACCACTATAAGGACTCATTCCTGTTTCATAAGGAATTTCTACCTGTACACCTTCAAATGGTTTTGCATATCTTGTTTTCATCACTTTACATGCCGCTCTAATGCCATGTACTTGTGATGTTTTGTTACCATCTGCATCTACTTTTAGTTTTAGTTTCTTCATTGCTACAACAATACTTGAAGCATAAATGAAACCTTGACCACCTGAAATCTTATCATCAGGGTCAAACATATCTTGTGATGCATATGTATGATTTGTTGCTACTAGACCAACATTATAATCACCAAACATATTAACTGAGTTACGTACTAATGATGCAAGTGCTTTAGGTTTACGACCCATGTCACCTTTCATATCACCTTTTTGAAACTGGTCAACATCTGTTGGTGTTAACATCATTCCTAAACTATCAATAACAAATAACACTTTAGGACGTTCTTCTTCGTCTTTATCGGCATATTCTGCCTTATAATCTTTCATAAAGTCATTAATAATTTTAGCAACATCGTCAATCATTGCTACGTTTAGTTTTAATAATTTATCTTCACTTGTGTCTACTTGCAATGCATGTAGCCATTTCTCATCTAGTGCATTTTCACTATCGATAAGAACTACAAAGATACCTTGGTCTTGTGCGTTTTTAACAACATTACCTGCGGCGATATATGATTTACCTGCACCACTTTCACCTGCTAGTACTGTTACTTTTCCTAATGGAATACCTTTATAAAAGTCTCCACTGATTAACTTGTTTAGACAGTAGTTACCTGTTGAAATCCAAGTATCAGGATCACGAAAACCAGCACTTACGCCTGGTACCGCTTTTGTAATACTTTTTCTGAATTTACTTACGTCAAATGCTCTTGCCATATTCTTCTCCGTTTGATATTATGAGGGAGACCTAAGCCTCCCTCGTTTGTTAACAATTAGTCAGCCTTACGACTTCTAATCATTTTCAGGATATCAGCGGCGTCAGTTCCCTGACCACCACTTGCTGGTGCACTCGCCTCTGCCATTGCTGGTTGAGGAGTTGCTACTGCCTTTGGAGCAGGAGCCGGTGTTTCAGCTGGAGTTGAATTTTGTGCTACCGGAGCCTTTGCTTCTTCAACTGCTGGTGCAGTTGTTTGTGCATTAGCTGGCTTAGAATTACCAACATCCAATCCATATGGTTTATAGAAAGAACCCCATTTTTCTGGGTCATAAAGATGCCCATCAACTGATGCTTCAAACATTTCCATAATGATACGTTGCTCTTCCTCATTAGGACGCTTTGGCATGAAATCATTTAAGTCATAAAGACCATGAGTTTCAATCGCCTGACGTTCTTCCTCATTTAGAGAACGTTCTTTACGTGCCCAATTTGAAGTTGAGTAGTCTGCATACTGACCTTTTTGAGTTTTAGTAAGACGGAAGTCTGTACCTGCATCATAGTCAGTTGGAAGATTTTCCATATCTGGATCCATAAGAGCCGATTTCAATAGTTTGAAAATCTGTGGCCCAATTACGAATCTACGAATTGGATTCTCTGGAGTTTCTTCATTCATCGGATCCGTTACTACAAATCCTTGAAAGATGTATGAACGTTTCTTCCAATACTTACGTCCAATGTCTTCCATTGCTGGATCTTTGAACCAAGGACGAATTTCTGCGTGTACTGGACAAGTATCACCCCACATTTCGATACATGGAACTTGAACTGTTACTGGTTTTGACACGTCACCCCCTTTGACACCTGGAAAAGGCATCTTGATGATTTGTCGCTCACGCCAGAAAAAAGTATTTGAGTTATCTGAGTCTGGAAGAAAACGAATTACTGATGTTGAATCAGTGTCCATGTTCCAGAAAGGATAGATGGCGTCTGTGCCTCTATTTGCGTTGGCATTGTCTGCCGATTTTGAATCTTGTGCAAGAAGTTTTGCACGGATTTCTGCTAGTGTAGCCATATTGTATTCTCCTATATTAGCCTGTATTAGTTTTTGTTTGTATTAGCCTAAATGTAAACAGTTTACTTTTAAACATGCTTACAATTATACTTATCTTTGGAGTCAAAGTCAAGCGTTAAATACGTATTTTTTGTAATTTTTTCCACAAAAAAAAGGGACCCACTAAGGATCCCTGATTTTATTGGTTTTTTGGTACGTTATGCTGGTATTTCGAACTTAGCGAATGCTTCTGAAAGCATTGAATCGAATTGTTCATTCACAGGTTTACCCACAGTTTCTACTGCTTCGTTACTCTGTGCCGCTAATTTTCTTAAGTATCCAGTCATTTGAATCTTTTCTTTTGTAAGACCTTGACCTGAACGAATCGCATTTGCCATATCCATTAAGAACATTGACAATTCAGCCGCTCTATCGTGACCTTTATTTTTACGTTTGTTATCATCTGTAGTATCAACATCGACTCTATCTGCTAAATCATCGATTGATAAAGCTAACATAAGTTTCTTCTGTTCCTCAGCTTCTTGTGGACTACGAGGTTCAGCATATTGTTTTTTGATTTTATCAAAGTTGTATTCAGCATTAGGGTCTTTAGGAAAAGTAATTTTATTTTTCTTTTGACCTGTTTTCTTGTCTTTTGCTACAATGATTTCTCTAACACGTGAGATTTGGTCTGCACGATTATCTTCCATTTCTTCTTCGTTTACACGATGTATAAGCGGAAGAACATCCCTTAAAGATTCTTCAAAAGTTGTTTTTGTAAATTTAGAAACATATTTGTTTACTGTATCTTCTGTGATTTCAGCATTTTCTTTTGCTTCTGTTGTTGCTAATTTTTCAACAAAGTTTGTATATCCTTTTGCACCTTGTACACGTTTGATAGATTCTTTGATTGATTCCATTCTACGTTTTACATTTAGTACAACTGAACGATTGTTTTCGTTGATTAGTGATTGCTTGTTAACAACATTCATAAACTCTTTTAGTTTTGCTAAGTTTGTTGAAAGTTCCACAATCGCTTCGCCCACCATGTCGCTAGGTACACCACCATGTGATACATGTCTCGCCATTGCTCTTGCGCCGTTCAAATGTTTATATGGATATTTGAAACGTTCACCTTCAGCATTTTCAACAAAGATTGCTGAAATATTACGAGAACGTGATCCACGTGATTCCTCGTTTACTGGAGCACGGTGTTTGACGATTAGTCTTACATTTTCTAGTGTTTGGCGACTGGTACGTGATGAGCCTTCTAAAGGCGATAAGCCTTCTTTCATTACGTCACTCATAGTCTGCTCCTTATCATTTTCTAATTTATAAGCATAGTTTTTAGGTTCAATATGTTTACCAAATGAACGCATGTCAAAATCTAACATGTACTCACGTGATAACTGTCTTAAACTATTCATTAATTTTTCTGCTTTTGGTTTATCAATATCAACGCCTTCACCAAAATGAAGTTTAACTTCATTAGTTCCCTCATCAATAGACACCATCATGTTTGGTTCGTCAATGTAAAAAAATCTTGCTTCCTCTGGATTAGCAACACTTTTACCATTATCAGAATTAAACATTTTCAAAGGAATACCATTCCCTTGAATAATTCTCATTATTTTTTCTGCGATAGTTGAATAATTTACAGCCATATTATTGATTCCTTATAGATGTATTTATCAAAATAGTACAGGAAGAGGGTCATTAAAATCGTCTTCACTATCAAGTGATTCTCCTAATGTCTCCATAAATTCTTCATCGAATCGTGATATTACTTGAATTTGTCTGATACAAAGCAATGTAGCACTTACTAAATCGTCTGTTTCGCCTGATTTTGCTTCGAAACTTTTACCTTTTGCAATAAATGTCTTAAATTCTCTAATTAAATTCTTACTGAGTGGTACCATTTTATCACTCTCAATCCAAGATTTTAATTTCATACATGCAGTTATCTTTGTTTTATAAGATGTAGTAAATCCTTTTCTTATCGCTTTTTGAATACCTTTTTTCTTTGGTTCATGTAAGAATTCACCTGGAAATTTATCTTCGTCCATTTCATCAATAACAATAAGAGCGGCTTCTCCAAGTGAGTTATTCTCTACAGACCAATATATCTCTGGTCTTCGATTTCCTAATTCATTCATTTCATCATTTAAGATAGTTAGGATATCATGCATTGTTTTTACTTGACCTCTTACATCTGTACGATTACTTTGCCATTCTGCTACTTGTACTAATTCTGGCAAAGACCAAACTTCGATTGCTGAATAATCTCCTCCAGTACCCATAGCAGGATCAAGACCAACAACGTAAGTAGAATTTTTATTAATTTTTTCATACCATCTTACTTGCCCAGTTTTCATAAGAGGCTCTTTGCCTTCTAAATGAGAAAGTTTGATACTATCTACAAGTGTTTCATCAAACGCAATAAATTGACATTCATGTTCACGCAAAAATCTTTCTTCACCAACACGTGTTCTTTCTTCTTTAGACCAGATTTCATCCCTATCAGGATGTTCGTCCCAAATAGCTTTAAATGGTTTAAAGCCATTGATACCTGTCTCTTTTTCATTACCGTGTTCATCTATATTTTTATTAGCACCACTCCATATGAGAGCAAATTGGTCATCATCTAAGTTTGGTGTTGAAGTAATAATTGCTTTACCACCTGTTGCTAGAGTAGGAGATATTGAAGTCCAAAACTCTTTTGCAATATTAGGTCTAACGAATGCAAACTCATCACAGTATAGTAAAGAAATTGAAAGACCACGACCTGTGTTTTCTGTAGTTGCTTGTGCTATGATACGTGAACCATTATCGAATTCTAAACTACCTTTATTATAACTTGTAACACCTGCTCTAATGTGGTCAGGGCATAATTCATACGCATGTCTAATTCTATGCATAATTTCTTGAGCACCTGAATACTTGTGAGCCGCAATTAGAATAGTTTGGTCTGGCATAAACATAGCATACCATAATAGATAACCTGCCGCAGTAGTAGATTTACCCATCTGTCTACCTAGCATAGAAATAGAAAATCTATAGTTATGATAAGAATTCAGTAATCCTTTTTGAAATTTATAAGCATCATATGTCATACTACCTTTAGTAGGGTGTTGTATTTTAAAATAATTGTTTAAAAAATAAAAAGGATCATTTGCACACTTACTAAATTCTAATAGTTGTGCATTACTGAACTTTGTTTTTTGATATGCTTTTTTAGTTAAATCTGCCATTTACTTTTTTATTCCGACTTTTCCGTCTTCTTTAATTTCTGCATCTGCTAGTCTTGTAACTCTATCACGCCAACCTACTTCTCCGATTGCACCTGTGAGTGTAACTCTTATATTATCACCAGCATCTGGATCAACACGTGTAATACCGTGTACTGAATTCTTTTGTATTAATACTAATCTATTTGGTTTAGGACTTACAAATGTACCCACACCTTTATCTATTAATGATTGAAACTTTTCTTTTTGTTGAAACATTTCCATTGGACTTCGTAATTCTTTATAACTATCATAATGTTTTGTTCCTTCCATTAATTCTATCCACTGAGAGTATTCTGGTACACTTCCCATAGGAACAATTAATAATGTAGAGTCCCAATTTATTTGCCAATCTTTATGAACATAATACGTATATGTTGTAAAACCTAAATCACTATGCCATGGGTTTTTTGAGTTTACAGGATATGCATGACAACGCATTGCATAATCTTCAAACTTTCCACCTTCAACATAGTCACCGATATGCTCATACTCATTTAAAAACTTATTAAAATGTTCAAACCAAACATCACAATTATCACCATAAGGATATTTACCTTGCCAACGCTTTTGATTTTTATAATTTGCACCATCTGTATAATGCCAAAACTTATCGTCTCCTTGAGTTTGTTCCCACTCATCGACTTGTACTTGATTTAAAATTTTATCTTGTGCTTCTTCTGGTAAGAAGTCATCAATTACTAAACACTCAGGTGTTCTCATTACAACATTATACATAGCTTTCTCTTTCTCCATTTCTGCTTAAGTCAAGTGTTACGCAATGTAATCCACTGTCCCAGAAATATTTATGTCTAAAATCAAACGGTATCATTTCTACACCATATTTCTTTAACTCAGTTTCAATTCTTTTATCATGACCATTTGTAATTACTGTGTTTTCGTCAATACTTACTACATTTAAATCAAATACTGTTTCGTCTACATATCCAATCCAATGTGATAGCCAATTTTCTACTTTATCTTTATAGAAGTGTTGTATTCTCATTTCATGAAACCACTCAGGTAAATCCCATGGTGTTAAAATAATCTTATCCCAATGTTTTAATTCTTCGGGAATATATTCTTCTTTCCATGTCATTAGTAATCCTGGTTTAATAATTGCTAACATACCATCGACATGTCCACACTCAGGTACTTCTATCCATTTAGTTTCACAACCTATATTTCTTTTTACCCAATCTAATCCTGTTCTTGTGCCTCTTGCTCCAAAGTCTCTGCCTTCAGAATCATTATAAGGTCTTGAATGAATTAATGTATCTCCGCATTTTATAATATTTGCGGCATGATACATTATCTGAGGTTCCATTGTCTCATAATGTTGATACTGAGATTGTAATAAAGGTCTAGGCATTGCAATATAGTTTCTTCCTTCTTTATGTTTTTCTAACATTATATCTAAGAAGTAATCACTTTCAGTATATCTATTACAGTCACCACCTATAGTATTGATAATAGTATCTCCATAAACTATATGATGGTCACGAGGACATATAGCAGGATATGGAAAATCTGATTTCCATTGTCTTGTACTTTCAGATTTCAAAGGTAGAGGATTTGGTCTGTGAACTTTAACACCTGCTGATTTAAATATATCTGATAATTTTTGAAAATCTTGCTCTGTTTCTTCTAGTATCTTTGACATACTATCAACAAATTGTGTATCATCGAATTGTTCTAAAGACTTTGTATCATAAGTGGAACCAACAATAATCTCTGTTAGTTTATCCCATTCTGTCCATATCATGTATTATCCTAATTAACTTCTAATATAATACTATTTATGCATAAAAAAAGGGAGCCTAAACTCCCTTTTAATTTTAGATAAGTTGAAAATTATTAATATACTTGTGTTGTGCCGTTATATTCGAACTGGTCAGAGTAACCATTTGTACTTCTTCTATGATGAGAAAACTCATATTTATAGCCATCAGTATCATATAAAGTAAGCCATGTAGTATTTTCATAATTATTAATTACTTGTCCTTCAAACAATTGGTCAAGTACTGTTGCTCTTGCACCGAATTGAGAACCGTCATAATCAATGTTCCATCTTGTATAACTTGTCTGAGAATCTTTTGTAAATCCTGATATACGATATCCAGTTGGTGCATGAATAGTCGTGTATGCAGTATCATTTAATCCCCAAATATGATATGCACTGTTAGTTGTCAAATTAAACACATTAGACGGTATTGTATCACTTAATTCTATTATTCTACCTGATGGGGCATGTGCAAATTTAACGATTGTTACGTCTGTAGTCATACCATTTGCAGTCCAATCAGGGTGGTCACTAGACATGTCAACATGGTCATTTACGTAAGAATTTATACTAGTATTATAACTAGCACCTGTAATACGTAGATAATGAGTACGTGCTTGTGCTGGTGTTGACGTTGATGTGTCGTTAATTGTAATGTATGCAGTCTCGGCTACCGTTGTGGCTGGGAAAGCTAGACCGTTTAAATCTGTGTTATGAACCTTGCCTTTAATTCTTTCTATACCGGTACCATCATCCATGTCATCTGCATTAATTGTTATTTGAAAAGTAGCAGTATTATTATTAACTGTTATTATTTGTGTTCCAATTGGATAGCCAGGAGCGGAACCGTCTTGTGTTCCATCGGTGACACCGCCACCAGAGATATCAGTGTTGAAGTCAAAACTACTACCTGTAGTATGTTGCCCAGTAATTGAGGTCAAGAATTGAGTACCATCTGCTACAAGTGTTGTAGTAAATGTAAATGTTATTGTTGTGCCTTCGTTTACACTTGTTCCTGCATTATGTGTTAATGCATAAGTAGGTGTTGAAGGAGTGACAACGTTTGTGTTTTCTGGATTTGTTTTCCATGCGGCTGTTACAGCCGTATCTGTTATTAGTCCATGGTCTTGTGTGTCAACCACTGCTAAATCGTTTACTGTAGATAAGTTAACATAACCACGTGTACCTGATGTTGCTCCTAAAGAACCTCTGTGTAGAGCACCTCTTGTTGGCAAGTCATCTGCCGAATCTGTTATTACTCCGAAGTCTTCTAGTTCCGCTAACCAGATAGAACGTCTTACTCTTACTTTTGGGCCAGCACCTGAGTTCTGCCAAGTTATACCACGATATTTTGCCATCTATATATCTCCTTATGAATCTTTAACTGCTCCAGATACAAATACAAATTTGCCTTTTGGTCCTGGAGTATTTGTACTATTTGCTCTACCACCTAAATAATAGTTTGTTCCAGTTACTGCACCATAGTTTACACCTATTTCACTGCCATCCCAATCATTTACGGGTGTCACATAAGTTGATGTATACCCATTATCGCTTCTAGGTAAACTTGTGCTACCTGAACCATTTGGATAACCACCGTAAGCCTCAATATATGCAGGCGGGGCTGAACCCGACATTGAACCTTGTTGAATAATATTTGTTGTACCATCAGTTGAATAGTACGTCTGAAAACTAGTTGAAGCAGTAATTGTTGAAGTCGTTGTTCCATTACTACTTGATGTTCCTGCTCCTGATGAAGTTATAGCAAGAATACTATTTGTTGCAACACCGTCTATAGTTGTACCTGTTGAAACGCTTGGATCATAAATCATTATCTGACCTGCACCACCAGTACCGCCTGTATAACTATTTGCGTAAGACAGAGAACCTCCATTATTTGGATCACCCCAAACACCTCTTTGGGCATTTTGTCCTGGTCTTACAAATAATGCACCATTTGCCGGAACTTCAATATCCCAGGCGTGTATTACTTGTTGACCTGACTCTTGGTTTGTTGCATTGTTTCTGCTAATACCCATTGCTTGATATGAGTAAACTCTATAAGTTGTAGATGAAGATGTTGAAGGATTATTGATTCTACGCCAACCAATAATAGGTGTATCACCTGAACCACCAGTTGCCGATGTAACTACTTCATATCCACTATCACCTGGTTCTTGATTACCTGATGAAGTGGTAGTTTGCATAGTCTTAGCAAGTCTGTAAACGCCCATAGTATTACTTCTGTTTACTGGATTTGCACTGTCTCCGAAATTCCAACTTGTAAAGTTAGAAGAAGATTGAATTGCAAAATCTGCCTGTGTTGCTGGGACAACCACGTTTGTATTTTCTGAATTTGTTTTCCAGATAGCGGCTGATATAGCTGTATCTGTTATTAGTCCTTGGTCTTGTGTATCGACCACTGCTAAATCATTTACTGTTGAAAGGTTTACATAACCACGTGTACCTGATGTAGAACCATTAGAACCTCTGTGTAGAGCACCTCTTGTTGGTAAGTCATCTGCGGAGTCTGTAATTGCTCCGAAGTCTCCTAATTCTGCCAGCCAGATAGAACGTCTTACTCTTACTTTTGGTCCTGCTCCGGCATTTTGCCAGGTTAAACCACGATATTTTGCCATCTTAGTCTCCCTTAGAATAACTCTTTTTAATCTCTGTTAATCATATTTATCAAAAAAGCAGTCTAAATAAAGACTGCTTTTAAATTTTAATGAATTTTTTATTCTTGGTGGTCTTCGTGGCCATCCATGTCGCCACCGTCATGCCACAAATCTTGCTCTGTTAACATTTCGCCATTTGCTCCTGCCCATGGTGAATGCATTGAGTTATCCCAATCAGTTGAATGAGTGTCATAGTCTACATTTTCTGCAGGTACATAAGCCCATGTCATTTCTGCTTGGTTTTCCTGATGTGATTGATGTTCCATTAGTTCGTGCATTAGGTCACGTGCATTTTTTCTTTTATCAAGTTCGATGCCACATGCTCTACCTTCTGCTTCCATCATGTCTTTGACATGTTTTTCCATTTCAGAAGCCTGACGTTGCAGGTCTTCCATCATCTGGATCATAGTTTCTGAATGATACATTAGTGTGTCTCCTCTTCACACTTGATAGAATTATCAAGTTGTAACTGTATTTAGAGGATTCTTTAAATTATTGATTATTTGTTAGAATTATGAGCCGCCGCCATAGAGCCGACTGCTTTAGCACCATGCTTGATAGCTTTTCCTGCCAACTTTGCCGCACCGCCGACAGCCTTACCAACAGCTATTGCCGCCAATGGAAGTACTTCATCTACTTTTTCGTTGCCTGCAAGTTTTCTTAGTCTAGCTAATTCTGTGCTTTCTTCTTTTACTTTATGATGAGACTTGCCACATTCTTCACATGGGTCTTTTCCACAATCACAATCACATTTTGCTTCATTGATTGATTCGTCAGCTTTTTCTTTTTTATCTTTAGCCGCTTTTTTCATTGTTTCTTTTTTATTGCCGTCTTTATCGATATCTGCAAAATCTGGTTTTGCTTTTTCTTCTACTTTGTCATCTTTGTCATCTTTGTCATCTTTTTTACCTTTTTTCTTATCTAGGTATGCTTGAAGACCTGGATTAACTTTACCTTCGTCAACTGTTTCAAATTCATTCATTAAAGATTCAAAAATTTCATTTTCATCTAGTGAATATTCTAACGGGTTATCGCCTCTTGAAGGTTGTAACTTTTTAGGTTGTTTTGAAATGCTTTCTGGAGATTTCTTTGAGTAATCGTCTAAATCTAACTTGTCATTAGCCGGTGTAGCCTGATATTCGTTTTCTTCAACACTTTCCATACCACATTGTGGTTCTGATTGCATACCTGCAAGTTGCATCATACGTAGAACTTCTTCTGGATGTTCTGTGCTTGTGTTCGATGTAGTAACTGACTTTCCGTTATCATCAGTAACAGTTAAATTATAATGTTTGCTCATTTTTTATCTCCTGAGATAACAGATGGACTAGATTTTTCTTCTGTATCCATTTGTTCTGGTGCTTGGTCTCGTACTTCTTTCGGACTTAGTTCATTTTCTACTGTGTCAGTTTCTTTTGGTGTTAATGACTTTAGAAAATCACTTATGAAAGTACGACCATAGTTTGCACCATCGTCTGATTTTGATTCTTCTTCGGAAGTAAGTTTTGCTTCTTTGTTTTCTTCTGCTTCTTCCTCTGTTGGTTCCCATCCTTCTGGATGTACTGCAACGTGTGTTAAATGCATACCTAACAAATCAGAAAGTTGTTGACGTAAGATATCGGCTGATACAGGATAACCTGTAACAACATCAATCTTCGATACTTCTGAATTTTCTACCTCTTTAAAGAACATTGGGTTTTTTGATACTGGTGTAGTAGATGTTTTTGACATCGTTCTAAGGTCATATTTGCCTAAAAACTTTTCAATTCTATCTTCTGCATTAGTATCTAATTCACAGCAAAAACGCATTGTGAATTTATGTTCTTTTTCTGATTCTGTTAAAAACTCTTTAAATTGTTTCATGTTGCTCTCCAACGTACTACTCTTATTTATCATTTTTGTTATTTTTTTCTGGTTTTTTACCAGTTACTTCATCTGCAACCTTTTGTGCATTAGCAATTCGCTTCAATAATTCGTTTCTATCAAGGTTTAGAGAGCCTTCTGACTCTAATTCGTTGTCATCTTTGCTAGTATCCCTATCTTTTTGATGGTCTAGCTTCGCTTTTTGCAACTGTAGATTAATCATTTTGAGTTTTCTGTCTACTTTACTGTCTTTGGCTTCTTTAGCTGTCTTTAATAGCTGATTTGCTGTCTCTAATATCTTTGCACCTGCATGTACTTCTACATTCATACCTAATTGCAGTAAATCTTCAAATGTTTGCATGGCTTTTCCATGAATATCGTCCATTTCTCTGTCATGTTCATTTAAATCTGATACCATAGGAAGTGATGCATCGATTTTCTCTGCATTTTTCATTTCAGTATTGATGATTTTGGTAATTTCGTTAGATTCTTCTATAGAAGGTGTGTCACGTTCAACTTCATTCTCATATGTCTTGTCTTCTTCCGCGCCTGTAATGTTAAACGTTTCTTCTAATTTTTTAGTCATCTGTTATTCCTATTATATCAGTAGTTAATAGTATTTATCATTGCTAAAAATTATTTCTTTTTTCTTTTGACAGGTTTAGGCTTTTTTGTGTTTTGATATATGTCACCTTCGTTTAATACACGAAAACGCATGCCTCTTTTCTTAGCCCAAGAGGTTGCCGCATCCCATTTAGCAAAATTCTGTACAACAGCCGCTTTGTCTGTTCTTCTTCTTGCTAATTCTGGGTTAGATTGTGTTGAAGGTTTGATTTCAACCAACTCTGCATTCTTATTGCCCTTTTTATCCATATAAACAATGATAAAGTCAGGAACGTATCCAGTAACTTTGCCATTTAAAGGGTTTTGATATGTTATCTTACAAGGTTCACTTGCCCAAGCTACAACACTTGGATTATCATCACAGAAATTCATGAAAGTGTGTTCCCAACTACTTCTAAAAGTAGGCTCACCCCTCCCAGAGTACTTCTGTGGGTTTTTTATTGTATATTTTCCTTGATGATATTTCTGTCTCATTTAATAATTGCTCTTTGGACCATAGCGTTAGGTTTAGATGGTTTTATTGTACCAGTCTGATAACCAAATCTCAAAGAACTATTAATTACAAATGCGCCTAAATCATTTAAGTCAAAGTTAGGTTTAATTTCATCGACTAGTTGGTATGGATTTAGTCCGTAACTTCTTGCTACGTTTGTTATTTCTCTAGCAAACGTATCTGCTTTGGCTTCTGTGAAGCCTTTCTTTCGGAATTTTGCCTTTAATACATCTATGTCGAATGCCATCTTATAAACCCCTCGTTAAATTCTTTAACACATTAATAGAAGATTGTGCGTTGTTAAGTGAAGTAGCATTTGCCGATGTTCCATTTGAAGGGACAGTAACAGTCTGATTTGCTTGTCCACCACTTCTTGTATTTGAATTATTAATACCGTCTCTAACTAAATCTCCTAAGATACCGAACTTACTTTGTTTCGTTTTACTTAAATTCTGTATAGAACCGATACCCGAATTTCCTAAAAGGCCTTGAGCCGCTGAATCTCTTATGTTACCCCAATTAATACTTCTTCCATTGAAGAAAGCATTTACTAATTCGTTTTTAATCGCTCCTCCTAAGTTACTTCCACCGTATCTTCCTGTACCGCCGTCATATGTGTTACCTAAGTTGGCAAAATCTGCTATTTGAGGATATTTTGTTTCTGGAACAAAAGGATCAGTAAATCTTTCATTTGTTGGAAGAGCCTCTACAAACTGATGTCTTGATTTTGCTTCTTCAAATTCTGCTTGTGCAATTTCATTCTGTGCATCTAACACATTTGAAAATTGAGCAGGGTCAATGTCTTGGCCATTGAATTCATTCATAGGTAAACCAGAAAATTTTACTGCATTATTAAGTTTTGTTAACTCATCAAGTTTTTGTTGATTGATAAGTGCTTGTGTTTCCGCAGTTTGGTTAGCAAGTGAAGACCTATCAGTATTCTTTGACCAGAAAGGAAGTTCTTGTTCTTCGTTTACTGCACTAAGAACATCACTTGGATCTTTCTTAAATTGTGCTAATAGGTCATTAAGTCTATTATTCCATTCATTCGTCCCTGCTTCTGTGTCACGAACACTTGATTGACTAACTAAAGACTCCAGTATATACGGTTGACCATCTGTCATCCATTTAGGGAATGCTATCTCATCTGTAACTGTTTCGAATGTGACATTTTCTGGTTGCAGATTAAAGTCAATCATCTTTAATTGTGCATCGGCATAATCACTCGGTGAGAAATTAATAGATGTAACTAAAGGGTTAACTAGTGTAATTTTTTGAATTTTTCCTGTGCCTACTTGGTCATGTACAGTACCAGTAAAGTCAGTTGGACTTGGTGCACCGTCTAAGTTACCAAAGAAGTGAAATATTACAACTTTTTCAAAATTTTGATGAAATGATTTTCCAGATGTTGGGAACCTTCTACCTTGATTTATATCAGCAATACTTTTTTCTATATTTGCTGTATCGGTTGGTATATCACTGTTATTAAAAAATCTTTTATAGATATCTTTCATGAAGTTAAAAGTATCACCATTAATAGTATCATACATACTAATCGATACTTCACCAAAATCTACACGTGTAGGAATATATGTTCGTTTACCATATCTATCGATTGGTACAGTGGAAGTGGCAATAGATACCCCACCTACTGCTTTAACGAATCTGTTATTTGGAAGTGATTGGCCTAAGGCGCCTGATTCAACTGTGTGGAATTCCACATACCACATATCTCCAAATTTTGGAGCTGTAGTAATGGGTCCGACGCCGTCGAACCCAAATCTTTTTCTGGCATTACTGCTATCCTGAACTACAATATTGCCTTGCTTATTGTTGCCGCCTTGTTTCTGTGTAGCCATAATAGCCTACCTCAGATTAACCAAGAATACTTGAATTATTAACGAATGTTGTGTCAGGCATAATTTCAGTATCAGTGAATACTGCGTTATCGTACTGTAGTGTTAGTGCGATTGTCACAGGATCTGAAACTGAGTAATCTGACTGAGAATAATCTGCATTCTGAACAAAACAACCTTCTAGTTGCCATTGTTCGTTTGGATTGCCTGAGTTACCGTCAAGTATTTCAATTAATGTAGAAAACTTGTAGTTAGTACCTGCCGCCGGACCAGCTTGATTTCTGTGGTTCAACTGTGATTGTACTTGTCTACCTACTAGTTTAGTTAAATTGTTTGCAATATCATCACGTAGAGTAATTGTGATAGGTTCCCAAGTGTGTTTACCCATCATATACATACGAGAGTTATATGAATCTACAGGAATTGATTCGTGTGTAATCTTTGGACGAGTTACGTTCATAACTTGTCTTGTGAATTCGGTAGTGTTTGTAGCCACTCCACCGAAACCTGCTACTTGAACACGGAAACGATAGTTTAATTTAGGCTGTAGAATACCTGAGCCAGTTACGCCATCGCCGCTGTCTGTAGGTACACCAAAAGTATTTAATGTTCTTGCCATGTTTTTGTCTCCTAAAAAGTTTCGAAACTTTACTTTATATAAGAGTATTTATCTTTTATGAATATAATTAAAGTTGTAGTTAATAAAAACCCGACATTACTGCCGGGTTTCTAAGATTTTTATTGGTTTTTCTCAGCTTACGCTAGAGATTCGCCTGTATTTCTGATACGTAGTGGGATGTAGATAAACTCTACTGCTTTCACTGGTTGAATTGCAACGTCTACCCATAACTCGTTTCTATCGATACGAGCCGGAGTATTGTTTGATTCGTCACAAACAACTAAGAAGTCGAATAGACCTCTGTTAGTTACTAGTTCACCACAGAAACGTTCTACTGCATCACGCATGTTATCACGTGTGATTTTGTCATTCTGTTCGAATAAGAAACCACGAGATAATTGATCCAAATTGAAACGCATATAGTTTACAAGTCTCGCAACATTAATACGGTCAAGTGCTGATGCAAATGCCTGTGCTGTTTTTTGACCATAAACTACTAGACCTTGATTTGGAAGGTCTGCGATTGGATTAACACGTGAAGTGTAAAGTGCATCACGTTGTCCGTTACTTAAACGAACTTGTGCAAATTCACTTTCATCTGTTACGTAACCTACTTTACTTGCATTCGTTACAACACCACGTGTCAAGCCCGCTGGAGCGAACCATGGGAATGATACTTGGTCTGAGAATGCGATAGTACGTAGTGCGATTGCTGATGATGGAATAACAACATCATTACCTGATAAGTCTGTTGAAAGACCATGTGGGTAATAAACGCCTGCATATGATTCTGCTGGAACGTTATCAGTTGCCCAATTTTTCATAGATGTAGAATCTGATTTCAAGTCCATTGGTGTATCACCAATAACGAAAGCAACTTCTTTCTTATCTTTGTTTAGAGCAATCATTTCGTCCATTAGTTCTGGATAACCAGGAGCCGCAATCAAGTTAAAGTAAACTGATTCTGAACGAATACCATCATTACCTGCGATTGACGCCTGCATAGCTTCCACAACCATATTACGTTGTGCTTCTTTACCGAATTTGCCTGAGCCATCTAAGTTAGAACCTGATGCCCATTCCCACTTACCGTTAACATATTTTTTAACATTGTAAGTAGAGTAATCCATGTTCACTAATAACATACCGTCTGGATGCAATTCAGCATTTGCTGTTTTGGCATGTGCAGTACGTGAATTAATGTTTCCGTTTGCATCGTATGGTGCTTCCTCTGAGAAATGAGAGAAAACGATACCATTGCTAGATGATTGGTCAGCATTATCTAGTTTAACCCATTTGCCACCGTCCCAACGATAGACATGTGGATAAGGCATAGCATCACTATCTACCCAAATGTCGCCAGTGAATAGATTAGTTGTACCATCTTTACGTTTTGTTGGCATACCTGAACGTAATTGTAATTCATTGCCCATTAAACCGTCTGTGTCCTCAGACCAAGCATGTTGTTGCCATTGCTGAACACCACTTACGTAAGCATTTCTAAGTACTTCAATTTTTAAATCTGCATCAAACCATAGAGTACCTTCTGCTACTGCACCTTTTGGTGTAGATGAAGATGCTTCATATGATAAGTCTGCCCAAACACTATCAATGTTTGTTGATTGAGCAAGTCCCATTGCATTGAAACCAGAAGAAAATACGATGTTTAGTTCTAATCCGTCTGATTTAGTCCATCTGACTTTATCAGCACCGATTTTTTCAACTGAAACGTTAGCCGCATTTAAATTTGTGTTCATTTGCATTTGTACTACAAGAGCATCTAATGTTACCGCAGTAACATTGAACTGTGTACCTTCAACTGTGAAGTCCGCAGTGATACTTGTAGTATCAGGGATTTGACCTGTTGTGATTGTTGTAGCTACTTTACCAGTATGTCTACGTAACTCAACGAAACCTAATGCTGAGTTATAACGTGCATAGATATCACCTTCATCAATTAATGATGTTCCTGCGATATCATCTGTAGAATATAGTGGTGCTTGAACTGATGTCCATAAGCCTGTAGTAGAATTATAAACAGCCGCTGATAAATCTAAACCACCGCCTTGTTTTGTAAGTCTAACATAAATTTCGCCACCCGCTAAAGCATTGTTATCTGATTTAGTTGTTGGTGCAAAAGCAGACCACTGAAAATCTGATGAACCAGTGTCACCAGTGATGACCCAGTTAACACCTACTTTTTCCCAGTAAGTAATTTTTGTTGTTGATGTTACAACGGCGATGTCTCCTGCAGAACCGAATGTGTTTTTCGGTGATGCAAAACCATCAGCATTGATAGCCTCAACATTACCTGTTCCTGGTGCATCTGTTAACACTTTAGGTGTAACTGCTTTCCAGTCTGTACCATCATGTTTAAAGATACCAAAATCAGATGTTGACGTATCGTGCCAATATGTTCCGTTTGTAATTGCGCCAGCTGGTTCGTTTGAAGTCGCTTCTAATTGTGACATGTCCACGTTAGCACGTACAACATAGGCGTTGTTTGAAACTCCTAAGTATTGATACGCGGCTAGTAGGCCATATTCACTTGTCTCTGCTCCTTGCACAACCGATCCGCCAACTTCATAGAACACAGGTTCGCCGAAAGTTTCAACTAATTCTCGTTGTGAAGAAACAAGATATGCAACACCGGCGTTAGCCTCAAGTGTTCCAGATGCGATTGCTGAACCAGATGCGTCTGTTTTGTTTGTTGCCGTAGCAACGACTAGTAGTGGAAGTGTACCTTGTGTAGCGGCCGCATATTGCGACTCATCACTAACAACAACTGACACGCCCGGTGATACTAATGTAGGCATTCTGTTTCTCCTTAATTATATAAATTGCATTGTAGCAAAATTCTTTTATTGCTACTACTATTTATCGAAAAACACAAAAAAGTGGCTGTTTTTGAATTAACTACGTAGACAATACATCTGTAACTTGGCTATATAGATGCTCCAAGTCTTTAGAATTGTCGAATTCTATGTCAAAGTCCCATCCAGCCCAACTATACTCGCTTTTATGTACGTCTGGATATCGTTTCATGGGATCAAGCATATTCTCTGATTTAGTCTTATTTGATGTACAAGCATTCTGCCACCATTCAGGCTTTTCTTTTCGCCATACTACAGTAGTCTTGCCACCTAATCGTTTAATAACATCTAATTCATTGTAAAATCTGCAATCAGAAATGACTACATTTTTGTCTGTTAATTCGACTTGTCTTTCACAAGCCGCTACCCAGATATCTGGGTGAAAATGTGTTCTGAACACATCTGTACCTACATGTTGTAAGGCCCATCTTGGTGTGAAGTTAGGAATACCTAATCTTTTTGCCCACCATTCATCTACTTGTTCTCTGAATACTCTACTCTCTGATGTATTACCTTCTAAAAGAATTCTGTCCCATCCAAATATATTTGCACATGCATCTTTTAGAACTCCTGCAAAACTTATTCGTTGAAAGCCGTTTTCAATTAAGTGACCTGCGACCGTGTCTTTTCCATGACCTATTAGCCCACAGATACCTATAATTTTTTTCATATAATCCTCAAAAGAATGTTATACAGTATTATCGTTACAGATAAACCGGCTATAACACTACACCAAAATCCTATCTTTGTAACTAGTAACCCAAATATAACAAAAAATACGAGACTTGTCAAGACAAAATACGTAGTTTCGAAACTAAATTTTGCAAAAGTATCTGCATCAATGCCTGAATACCACATAAAAATCATTGCAAGAAAGGCAGTAAAAGGTATACCCAATAAAAATGCCGCCATTGTAGCACTTCTTTGAGCCACCATACTAACTGATGCTATTACTATTCCTGATATTAATGCTTTTAAAAAGAATTCCATATTTCTCTTGTTCCTAATTTTTCTATCAATGTATTTACCTTAATATCATTTTCTTTTTCTTTGTCTATAATTTGGTCAAGGGTATATGAATACTTTGTTGGTTGATTTATAAATTCTAATAAAAATTGTAATTCTTCTTGTCCCTCAAATGCATGTTTGAGTACATTAGATAGTTTAATCTTTAAACTACTTTCTAAGTTCTTTAATGACATATGCTCTGGATAGTCTAATATATCAAAATAAGGCATCTTCCCAAAGTGACCGTATGAAAACTCTACTATATCCTTTAATAGGTGTATGTTAAAGACGTTTATCACAGTATGCATACCTAACGTCATATTATCTGATTTATGCTCTGTAAAGTGATTTATGGCGCTTTGAATAGTATCCCATTTGTGTGGGGGTCTTAGTATCTCATTTGCTTCGCCTATAGCATCGATACTAAATGTAACTTCTACTTCTTTTAGTTTAGACCATGCATCAAATATTTCTTGTTTTGGTATTATTGTACCGTTAGTATTGTAGAACAATTTTACATTACTTGGATCATCTGATTTGCTTATAATTTGTTTTAAAAAGTTTGCATGTTTTTTATCTATTAACGGTTCTCCACCAACAAACTTAACGAAATCTAATTTAGATAAATCAGTGTCGTAATATTCTAAGTCAAATGAATCAACTGAAACATCAACTGACATTCCAGGATTTTTTATAAGTTTCCATTTACTACTAAATGTATCATTACACATTCTACATGATAAATTACAATGTGTGGATAAAGCAGTTTCAATATATCTTATCTTTGGTTGTTGCCCTATAAATTTATCGTATTGTTTATACTGTTGTCTGAATGATTCAATACCATTATCTTCTGCATTCCAACACTTGTCACACATTGAAAGTTTTTTACCTTTCAACATTTCACTTCTTATATCGTCAAAGAATTTAGAATTGAATGCGTTATTCAATCCATCAGATAATTTTGGGGCTTCGTTTAAATTTGGGATATTATTTTCTTCTACGAAACAACAAGGCAGAACGGTACCGTCTACTTTAAGTCTAGCATGAGACCATAATAATGAACAAGCAGTGTTAGATGAATTATCCAATTACAAACCCAAGTGGAGCAGAACCATCAACATAAGTTTGTAGTTCACTTTCCAACTTGTCAATTAAAACATCTGCTTCGTTTTTCATTTCTGCACCATTCAATGTTACTCCGCCTTGAGCACCAGGTAATGATGAGAATTTACTTCTTGCTTCACCTAACATCTTTTTACAATATGCTAAAGTATAATCTCTCATCCATGATTTAAGATACGGATCTTCAAGTAATTGTTCTTCTGGTCTTTCTAAGTGAACATGAATTAGAACCATTTCATCGGCTCTCATTCTTCGTAGTAGTTTTAATTTTTTTGTACTTGGATTCCAAATGAATTGGATATCTGTAGCGGCTACTCTGTTTAATGCTTCACGATATTGTGCAAATGCATCAAAAGTTGCGATACCACCAATGTGATTGTTTAAGAAAAAGTATGAGTTAGCATATGCTAATTCAAATGGATCCATATCAACGCCTCCAGAGATACCATGTCCAAATGAACGATGCCAAACTTGTTTGACTTCTGTAATCTCTGCTGGTAGAGTGTATTCGTCTACATCTTTTTTTAGTTCTATTGAATAGAAATCTTCTTCTACTGCGTTTTCAGACCTTTGTCTTATCTTTGATAAAGCAACATCTACTGCTAAATCATAGTGGTCTGGATCAAGTTCAATATCGACCATACCATCACCTAGTAATAGTCTTACTTCCTTGATTACATTATTTCTAATTTTTGTATTTTTAGCCATTGATATTACTCCAACTATATACAGTATTTATCATTTAGTGGAGATATAAAAAAAGCCCACTCAAGAATGGGCTCTTTTTGTTGAAATTTTTAGTTATTATGCTATAGTGTAACCACGGTCTGTAGGGATATTAACTAATATCTCATTTTGACTAGCGGTTGCATATGTGTGATTGAACCCATCATCATCTTTGACTGGTTCGCCTGCACCCGAAACTCCTGATTCAGCAATTTCGTAAGGTACATCTGTTTTAACTTCATATGTATATGTTACACCATGTGTATCATTTAACCACTGTCTAAATGGAGCAGTGTACGCCGAATAGTTCGCCCAATGTCTTGCATTGATAAATGTGATACCATATGCACATTTATTAGCATCTGATGAATGCCAACCATATGGTTTTGCAGTTTCGTATATGAAATCTTTTAATGCTCTCGCATATTTAGTGTTAGTTTCCTCAATATAAGCATCTAAAAGATTTTGGATCATCTTTGTGCCAGGAACTTCTGCGCCACCCTGAGCCGTAATTACGGCATCGGGAATGTTAACTTCCGCAAAATAATGTCTTTTTTTGTCTGCCATTCTATCTCTCCCGGGATATAAATTAATAGTTAATTTAGTATACTCGTCAGTATCTACATCTATTTATCAAAATACCTTAAGGAGCAGTGTATGTTCATTAATTCTACCATTCATTTTAGTAGGTACACTTTTTACTGATTCAAACTGTTTATTGAGAGACCTTTTTGTAATATCTTTGAACATCTTTAATTGCTCTTGAGGCTTACGTAGTGTCTTCTGTACACTAGTTTCTTCGTTGTAACGTATCATTGTAGTGCCTTTTACTGTTAGACCACTTCCTTCACGTTTTTGGTTCATTGGATCCACATTACTTGTATGATATATACCGACTTTTCGTGACTTTGTATTATATATAAGCAATATGTTACTTCCAACAATCTCAACTGGATTTATACTAACTGTACCTGTTTCTGTATGTTCTCTCATAAACTTCATTTTAGATACTAATTTCTCTGCACTAACTACTTTACGTTTACGTGGTTTTCGGTCAAATTTTGCATTAGCAATAATCATATCACATGCTTGTACAATGCTTTTGTACATTTCATGCATTGCTTTGATTTCAGACTTATCTAAATGATTGTACCCTTCTATCAACTGATTATGATAATCTAACTCTTTCTCGTCCATACCTTTTGTTGAAGGTGGGTTAACAAGTTCATCATATTCAGCAAAGTTACCAGTATATAACTCTCTAATAACTTTGGCATGATTTGCCTTTGCTTCTTTTCTACGTAAAAGATTCAGAGGTTTAAAGTCTTTTAACGACTTTACATCCATATCAAAATCATCGATAAACTTTTCAATATCGTCTGTCATAGTCAATGCTTTTAGACGTAGAAGTTCTTGTATACTAGGTCTATAAACATTCTTCTTTTTAGCTTCTTCTTTTTCTACTTCTAATTTCTTTTCTTTGATTACTTTGCCAGCCTCTATTGTTTCTGTTATACGTTTCTTAATAAAGTCAGTAATAGGAGTTATATGTCCGCTAGTACCAGCAAGAGTTTGCCAATAATCATCTTCTACTTGAACAAAGTCTGGCATACCATCTAGTAACAATTTGCAACATATCGCACAAGTAATGCTTATCATATGTTCTGGTGGGAGTTTAGCTAATTTAATATCTTCATTTGTATAATCATTCTTAGCCATCCAAGTGAACACAAATGCATATAAATCTTTGGCTTGATAGTTTTCATAATAAAAAGAACGAGCGCCTTCTTTTTTACGATGGAATTCTTGTCCTGATAATTTTTCCCATCCTTCCCATTTAGGTGATTCAAGTTTTGCTCCGCGTTTGGATGGGGCTCTCTTTAGTGATTTTCTTTTTTTCGCCAATGCCATTTAAATCTCGCTCCGTAATGTTTCGAATCAATTTATTATAGTTTCTATTTAACTACAAATAGCTATTTTTGTCAAGTTTTAAGGTTATCTGTGTTATTATCTAACAAAAGAGCATCTTCAAGTACATGTTCACGTAATGCATTTATAAGTAAGGCACTCCTATATAAATTAGATTTGTTAGGCATTGTGCTATGTAATGTTCGACCGTCATACATTAATACATCACCTGCTTTTGCTAAAAATTGATGACCTTCATTGACTAATCTATCATTATAGTGTTGTTGATTATCTTCGATATCTTTATAATATAAATTTTCTAAGTGCGAACCTGGAAGATATGCAGTGCCGCCATTCTCTAAAGTAAAAGCATTAAGAGGTATAATTATTTGTACACCTAGTGTCTCATCTACCTTAGCATATTTTTCGAATCGATAAGGGGTATCTATATGTGCATAGATTTTACTTGATTGAGGTGCAGTAGTAATACAATCAACTGCATGAATTCCCCATTGAATAGACCCAAATAATACATCAATATATTTTTTCAGTCCTAAAACTACTGGTAACCACATTTCTTTAGGTGGTGCTGTTGTCCACCAAACATCATATGTTCGTTTTCCATCATGTTTATCGTAGTAAATCCCATCTGACCCGTTGCCTCTATGAGCATTATTAGGGTTCATTGCCCACATTCTGAATTGTTCTATCGCTATTCCTGGTAAATAATCACGTACAATAGTATATCCATTACTATTTGGAAGTTGTTCCATTCACTTCTCCTTCAAGATACCTTCATTATATGATAAATACAGTTAGAAGTCAAGGAAAAAAATATGCCAAGATTAAGTTTATGGAACCCTCGTAAGGGAAATGATTACAAATTCATCGATAAGATGGTGAAGGCGCACTTCGAACATGGAGGCACTTCGCTACTTGTTCACAAATATTTAGGTTCACAAGATACAACTGATCCTAACTATGATCCTACCAAACCAGCAATACAAGATTTGTTGTTCATGGAGAATCGTGACAGAAAGTATGATGATAACATATATGACTTACGTGGTGTGTATACAGTTTCAGACCAAGATATGGACCTATCTCAGTTTGGAATGTTTTTGGGCAATGACCAAATTATATTCACAATGTCTATAAACGATATGGTAGAAAAAATGGGAAGAAAATTAATGACAGGAGATGTCATTGAACTTCCTCATATGAGAGAAGATTTGTTACTTGACGAGGACGCTCCAGCAGTCAATCAATATTGGGTAGTGCAAGATGCATCAAAGGCCGCAGAAGGCTTTGACCCAGGTTGGTGGCCGCACATATGGCGTGTTCGTTGTAAGCAATTACAAGATACACAAGAGTACTCAGATATTCTTGGAACAGGCGAAGAAGCAGACGATTTAAAAAATCTACTGTCTACTTACAATAAAGAACTTCAAATCAATGATGCAATCGTTGAAGAAGCACAAGAAAATGTTCCTGGAAAATACTGGGATTATAGAACTAACAACTTGCAATATGCACCCGAAGGACAACATCCTAAAGATGTAGACATGGCAACTGTTGCAAGTGGTACAAGATTTCCTAGCAACCCAGCAGAAAATTCTTACTTCTTAAGAACTGATTATAATCCTAACAGATTATTTCAATATCAAGGAATTAAGTGGTATAAAATTGAAGATAGTGATGGTGGTTGGGAAGTTGGTAACCACTTACACCATAAATTCATTAACAATGATGGCGTTGTCAAACTTGAAGATGGTACCACTATTGCAGGAAAGGTTAACTTGTCTAAGGCAGTTAAACCAAAGGTAGATTAAAATGGCGATAAAGCAACATCACTTTTACGATGAACAGATAAGAAGATATATTCTACAATTTATCAGAATATTCAGTGGGTTCAGCGTAAAAACAGGGAAGAAAATGAATGATGGTACAACTGATTATTATATTCGTGTACCAGCAAGATACGGTGATATATCAAGAATGGCCGCTACTATTATGAAAGGCAATTCTGAAAATATCGTAAATTCTGCACCATTTATCGGTTGTTGGATACAAAGTCTTCAACCCGATAGAGCAAGAGTTCAAGAGCCATTCTTTAATGATGCAGTAGCAGTAACGGAAAGAAAGTTTGACCAAGCAACAAACAAATACGTAAATGAAGATGGAAACAGATTTAATGTAAAAAGACTTATGCCTGTTCCTTATCTTTTGAATATGCAAGTAGATGTTTGGACTTCCAATACAGACCAAAAGTTACAGTTAATGGAACAAATTTTAGTTTTATTTAATCCAGCATTAGAAATACAACACAATGATAATCCAGTAGATTGGACAACTATCACTACTGTTGAATTATCTGATATTCAGTGGAGTAGCAGAGGAATACCTGCAGGAATTGAAGACCAAATAGACATTGCTACAATGTTCTTTCAAATTCCTATTTGGATTAATCCTCCAGCACAAGTAACAAGACAAAACGTAATAAGAAATATTATACACAACTTATACACATATACAGATTTAGATACATTAGATTATGATCCTGATGCATTTGAATTCTTTAGTGATTTAAAACAACAAGCAACAGTAGTTGTAACACCAGAGAATTATGCATTACAAGTTACAGAAACAAACGGTAAGTACTTCTGTCAACCATTAAAAAATGGAAACTATGAAGATGGTGTTACATGGGAAGATGTATTGACTAATTATGGATCCCTTGACGATGGAATATCAAGACTCAGACTTAAGTTTCACGGTGAATTAGATAACCTTGAGGCTGACGTTATAGGTTCACTGAGTTCAACAGCCAATCCTGAAATATTAGAATTTACAGTAGACAAAGATACATTACCTACTAATACTATCACGGCAGTAGATAGAGTCATAGATGCCACAACTGCGAAACCTGGTTTTAATAATATACCAAGCCCAGCAATTGGACAAAGATATCTATCATTGACAGACGTTTCTGCTAGTGGACCGTGGGGAATAGATGCATCTAAGAATGATATCATTGAATATAATGGTAGTTCATGGGTTAAATCATTTGATGCAAGTGCGTATACTTTAAGAGCATATGTTTCTAATACTTTTACTGGACAACAATTTAAATTTGAAGACGGTGAATGGAATGATACATTCCAAGGAATTTATGATGCAGGCTATTGGCGACTAGAATTATTACAGTAGGAAAGTCGTATCAATGTTAAAAGCCGCAGGCGCATGTATAATCGCTAAAGACACAAAAAGAATTATCCTTCAACAAAGAGACAAGTTAGGTTCGCATCCACGAAATTGGGGATTTTGGGGAGGCAAAGTTGAGGATAATGAAAATATTTCACAAGCGTTGCTAAGAGAAGTGTGTGAAGAACTAGGACTTGATATTAAGAAAGATGTACGAAAGATATATCCACTAGACCAATATCATTCCAGAAATAAAGATTTTAGTTATTACTCTTTTGTAATAGTTATAAAGAAAGAATTTATACCTACACTAAATCATGAAAGTGGAGGGTATGCTTGGATAGAGCATGAATATTTTCCAAAGCCACTTCACCCAGGAACTCGTAGAACATTGTTTAAAAAGAATAAGTTAAAAGTTATTAGGGATATTATATCGTCACTATAACTTCTTAATGAAACTATTAAATACTGTATGGGAGAAATGAGTGGAAACAGGCATAATAGATTTCAAGAAGCAAAAGTTCATTAGGGACTGTATTGAGTACCTAAAGACCGGGAATGCCGAGGCTGAATTACGAGCCATCGTTAACAGTGCCACACCTGAATATATAGAATACATTAAGAAAGATATTGATAAAGATACAATTATAATAATAGATACTGTAATCAAAAAGATAAGATTATCATCACAAAAGAAAATTACAGGTAGTAGACAAAAGATTAATATAATTGCATTAGCAACATTAGAAAAGTTATCAACAGACGATATAAGATTTGAAATTAAAGAAGTTACAGAAAGATATAGAGAAACTATAAATCCAGTAAAAGCATTGTACTATGATTTACAAGAAATTATGTTTCTTTATGATGGCAAGCCAAAAAACAAACATCATAAGTTTTTAATAGATAAGTTTTCTGACAAAAAATCATTTGATGATATTATTGTTGCAGTTGATAAAGATATACTGGATTTAAAAGAATGTAGAGAAAGAATTATTAAAATCAGAGAAGAACTTGGTTTTGCAAATAAAAGTGAATACTATAAACAAGTGATAGATTTACATAATGAAATGCTACAATGGAAAAGATTATTTGAAAAGTTTCCTGAATGGGTTGAAGAAAATACTAATACTCAGGGTGGGGGACTATATCAAACACTTAAGAATTTCTTCTGCGGAGAAGACGAATAAAAAGGGCGCCATAAGCGCCCTTGATTATCTTTTATAATTGAATTGTTACACTGCTTCGACTGGTGCTTGACCACCGAACATGTACCATGCAACAATTATTACAACTGCTACTGCAATCCATACTTTCTTGTTCTTCATTAGTTTTTTCATAACTTTCTCCTCCTTAAAAAAAAGAAGGCCGACTGTAATGCCGACCTTCTCTATATTGTAAAATTATTAAGTTACTTACTTACCTACTTTAACTTCGACCATACCTTCGCCTTCTTCGATTTTATCTTTGATTGCGATACCGATATATGCCGTCATTTTAGGATCGTGGTCTTCTTTCCATGCTGTAGCATGTCCCTTGTTATCAGCCGCTACCATGATGTCGCCTTTTTTGACTGCACCCATAGTTTTAACTGGAACACGACCTTGTAATGCGATAGCTGGGTGAGTTATATCACTACCCGCTTCGCCGTTCATTAGATAAGCTGGTTTCATTGAAACAACACCTGCTAGTCTGTCACAACCGTGACCTTCTGCCGCTGTTACTTCTGCTTCTCCACCAAACATCATTACTGTGCCTTCATCGTATTCTGCATCTGCTTCATAACGTTCTGCAAGGTCGGCATATTTTGCCGTTGTTGCTTCACCGTTGAAACGTGTTGCTGTCATGTCACCACCGTTAGCAGTGATATCACCTGATACTGTAAAGTCACCAGTATATGAACCGTCCATTGCGATTGTTCTATCTGCACTTAAGTCACCACCGCCTGAAAGACCGTTACCCGCAGTAATAGTTCTTGCGTGTGCGGCTTTTGTAGCGATTGAGTCAGTTACCGTTGTAGCAAAGTTGGCATCATCGCCTAAGGCCGCCGCTAGTTCGTTTAGAGTATCTAATGAACCAGGTGCCGCCGCCACTACTGCATCTGCGGCTGTTTGAGCGGCCGTATCTGCGTAAGATTGTGTTGCGATTGTTGATGTATCAACATTAATTTGATTATTTGCATCATCGTATGATAGGCCTGTGTTAGCCATACCACCGATTAAGTCTTGAACAACTTCTTGTGCAGTTGCACCAAGAGTTAGACCTGCTTGTACATCTAGTGTACCTGCAACGTCAACATCGCCATCTGCTTTTAAAGTTCCATCAACTTCAATTTGATTTTTAAATTTTACTTTACCACCAAATTGTTTACCAGTAGCTGAACCACCGTCACCTCTATCTTGTGATGCAAGAATAGATACGTTACGTTCTAGGTCTGCTATACGTCTTAAGTTTGATTTTGTACCAGTGAAAATAATATCGTCAGTAGTTGTATCTATTGTACCTGTAATTTGTGATAAGTTTCCACTTGTGTCGTACTTGAATGTAGTTCCACGACCAATTTTTGTATTCGTAGAACCATTGTGTCTAAATTTTCTTCCCATGATTGTCTCCTTAAATCGAAAGGTCTTTAGATGACCTCATGTTCATAATTGAACCGTAGGGGATTTTACTCCCCTACGTTGTTAAGTTTTATTGCTCGTCCATGTAGACTACTTCTACTTCATCGTCTTCTGTAAGAACGTCTGATGCAAAAGTTAATCCTGTTGAAGTAATAGATACCTCATTTGCTCTCACCATAATTCTGTTGATATAAACAACAGCATACGGTGAATCATTAATTTCTGATGCAAAATCAACACCACCAGTGTCAATCTTACCAGAAGTTAAGTTAGCCCATGTGATTGCATGTGATGAACCAGTGTTATCTGTTTCGTCTTGTGCAGTTGCCTCATAAGCATGTGTGTGTTTTTTAGAAGTGTTTCCTAACTGTGCATAACGACCATCTAAAGATACTGTTACATCTGATTGAGTACCAACTGATAAAGTTAGTGTACCGCCTGAGAATGAAGCACCATCTACATAGTCATTGACTTCTGTTTGTGTGTTAGTTACAGTTAATGTACCCGCCGCATCATCATATGATACGTTGATACCTGTTCCTGCAGAAACATTAGCCATTACCGCATCTTGGGCTCTTTCGTCTGTGAAATACAAGTTAGATGAACCCTCAGTAATTTCGTCTGAGTTATCAACGCCTTGAACTGCACTTGTTACGAATGCCTCAGTTGCGTATGAGTTAGTTGTTAGATAAGTTCCTACACGTGCATCTGTGTAATACAAGTTAGATGAGCCTTCTGATAAACTATCTGTATTCTTAGTAGATAGTCTTGAGTCCCAACGTGCATCTGTGTAATACAAGTTAGATGAGCCTTCTGATACATCGTCTGTATCTTTAGTGCCTAATCTTGTATCAAAACGTGCATCTGTGTAGTAAAGGTTTGTTGAACCTTCTGCAAGGTCATCAGTATCACTTGAAGCTAGACCTTGAGTCGAAATTACACCAGTTGTAGGATTATATGTTAAGTCACCTGAAACTGAAATTGCCGCTCTTGCTCTTGCATCTGTGAAGTATAATTTATTTGTACCTTCTGCTAGGGCATCTGTGTCGTGATTTGAAATATCACTTGTAGTGCCTGTTACGTTACCAGTTACATTACCAGTTACGTTACCAGTTAAATTACCGATAAAGTCACCTGATGAATATAGGTCTTCTGCACCAATTGACCAACGGTCATTAGTTTCGTCCCATAGTAACTGAACGTTTAAGTCATCGCCACGTTCTATTTCGATACCACCTGATGCTGTAGCTGAGCCAGTTGCATCTGAGTTCAATAATAGAATGTTGTCTGCTAAGTTGATTTGTGAAGTGTTAATTGTAGTAGTTGTTCCATTAACTGTTAAGTCACCACCAATAGTTACATCACTTGTAAACGCACCAGTTGTACCTGAAACAGCATTGGCGCCTGAACCGATACCTGTACTAACTGCATTGTCTACGTATGTTTTGTTGGCCGCATCAGAGCCAGTTGTTGGAGCGCCAACTTCTTTGATGATATTTGAGTTCATGTCAATGTGGTCACCGACCTGAATATCACCAGATGAAGTTTTAAGTTCGCCTGTGAACTGAATTCCGTTGCTTGATTCGATTTGCATCGTACCAGTACCTGTAGTCACTAATTTTAGGTTTTCATCAGTATCAGTTTTGATAGTAATGGTACCACTGTCATCTTCAAGAATTTTCTTGTTGTTAACATAAAGTGAGCCAGGGCCTAAGTATAAGTCACGCCATCTTTTTGTTGTTGAGCCTAAGTCAAAAGTATCATCTGTGCCAGGTAAGATGTGACCGGTGTATTCTGAATCACCTGTTACATTTACGCCTGCCGAGAATGTAGCTGTATTTGTTACCGCTAGAGTACCCCCAACAGTTACGTTACTTGAGAACGAACCTGTTGTCGAAGACGAAGATCCGCCTTCTCTCATAAGTGGGTAGCCGCCGGTTGTTGAACCATCGTGGACTACAAGTGTTTTCTTGTCAGTATCGACAGTAACCTCACCTACTAGGCCAGTAAATGATGAGTGTTGTGTCGTTGTCCCACGACGGAACTGTATTGCATATGCCGCCATATTGTTTCTCCCGTCTATAAAAAATCGATTTATTATAAACTACACTGAATTGGGTTAAGTGTAATCTATCTTTATTTATCTGGATTGGAGTATTTGTGACTATTAGTATATAATACTTAAAGTATTACAACTTCAATAATTTTTGAACCTTCAGAAGCATCATTTGTCAAGGATTTGGCAAAAACTGCTCGTCCCATATCAGCACCAGCGACACTTTTTGCATGTCCTTTGACGCTAGATGTTACCATCAAGTCGCCTTTAGCTACTGGTCCCACCACTTTACATGGAACTCTACCACGTAATGCAATGTAAGGATGAGTGTCATCTGCACCTGCATCTGAATTCATTTTATAAGCTGGATTAGTACTTACAACACCTGCTACTCTATAATCAGTATGTACATCTGTTTTAGTAACTTCTTTATCACCACCGAATATAAGAACAGTTCCTGGTTCGTAAATATCATCTGCTTCATATCTTTCTGCTAAGTCGGCATATGTTGCCTCAACTGTTTCACCATAAACATATTCCCATCTTTTTGTTGGAGTACCCAAGCTGAAAGATGCATCATTTAATGGTGTGATACTTCCTGCTACTGTGTTGTTACCATTATTAATCATATAATTAGTTGGTAAATCACCAGAAGTTAAGTAACCACTATCATTTGGTAAGTCACTTACGTTTACAGGAATAGTTGGTTGGTCTAGTAAATCATTAAAGCTACCTGATGTAGCCACAGTTGCTAAATTATTGGCTATTGCCATAGCATTAATTTGATTTTGTATTGATGTACTATAATTGGCATCGTTATTTACTGCCGCCGCTAATTTTTTTAATGTGTTTAATTGTAACGGAGCAACGTCAACAACCGAATTAATTTGTTGGTCAGTGTAAGCCTTTGCCGCATTTAAATTAGTTACATCATCTGCTTGCCAATCTGCGGTGAAGCCTTGATAACTCTGTGTAACATACCCTGCATCATTAAACAAAGAACTAACATTAGTTGGTAAACTAGAACCTGTTGAGCCTCCTGTGCTTCCTGAAATAACATTTGTATCTGTTAAAAGACCAAAGTCTGTAGGAGCATCATAACTAATAACACCAGTTGTATTATCATAACCTATTTCATTACCTGTTACACTGATTGCCTGTCTAGCATCTGAATCTTGATAATAATTTCCTGAAAAAGATATTATACCAGTTGCTGGATCATAAGTCAATTCACTACCAGCATTCATACTGATAGCCGCTCTTGCTCTTGCATCTGTGTAATATTGATTTGTTGTACCTTCAGTTAAATCATCTGTAGTATTAGATGTAGTAGACCAAGTAAGTGAAGTAAAAGTTGCTTGTGCTGGTGCAGTTGCACCAATAACAGTACCGTCAATATTACCTGAGTTGATATCTACTGTACCGTTGCCTGTTACATCAATTATTGTATCACCTAGTTCTGAGGCAATATCACCTACTAAAGAACCTGTAAGAACTATATCAGTTGCTTCAATGGCGGCTGTTTTTAAATCATCACTAAATGTTGAGAATTTAGAATTTGTTTCGTCCCATCCAAATTTCTTATTATCAGAAGAACCTCTATTAATTTCAATACCAACAGGTTCTGTTGGTGCAGTTGATGATGTCAAATCACCATTTAATAACATAAATGGATCAGCGATACTTACTGTTTCTGAATTAACTGTGGTAGTTGTACCTGATACTAGTAAATTACCTTCAATTTCTAGTGTACCTTGATTAGGTTTTATTACTGCATTTGCAACAGAATCTAATATTAGCTTTTCGCCTTTTAGAAATAATCTGTCACCAAATTTAATTTGTTCTGCCATGTGAATTCTCTCTCAAAACGGTTATGTCTCTTATCTTAATTGTATTTATCAGATTTCTTGGTTTTTTAGCCATAAAAAAAGCCGGGAATAAATCCCGGCTTTCTTCGTAATCTGTGTATAACGAATTATACGAAAGATAGATTTGAGACTGCGATTTTAGATACGTAGTCTGCCGCATTACCTAGAGATGATGCAGTATTTGTTAGTTCAACGTAACCGTAACGAGTCATGAATGACACTACTGGTTCGAATGAACTTGGATCTACCACAACGCCTGAAGACATTAGCGGTACGTACGGACAATAGAATGCCGCCGCATCGATTTCGCCTTGACCTTTGTAACCAAGTAATACGTCATCGTTTGATGCATATGTGTTAACATATACTCTCATTGTACTGTTTAGAGTACCTACGAATTTAGTATTTGTTGGTGCTTCAAAAGTACCTTCAGTTGTACGTGCAAATGCTGATGTAGTTGCAGATTGTAGAACTGTTAGTGCTGATGGTGAGATAACTGCCCAGTTTGCCGCGCCTCTACGAGTACGTTGAGCAACTAGGTTAGCTTGTTGGTTAATTAATGTCGCAAGAACGGCATGTCTGTCACCAATAAATGTTGGTGTACCTGTGAAAGATGCTGACATGTCATATGTAGCGCCAGTTGTTGCTAGGCTTGATAGTGAACCTAAGATTTCTTGGTCGATTTCAGCAGTGATTTCCATTGCTAATGCCGCCATGATTTCAGCTTCGATATCTAAACCGTGCATTGAGTTAGCGTCCTGAGCCGCTTCAAATGTCCAACGTGCAGATAGCTTTCTTGTTTTAGCTTCTACAGTTTGTTTTAACACTTGAATTGACATTTTTGAACCTGCTTCACCTTCTAGTGATGCTGTAGAAGCCGGAGCCCCTGCCGCGTCACCTGAATATGCGTTAGCAATTTCAAATGGACTTAGTGCTTCATCACCTGCCGCCACGCCAGCTTTTGCTTCTGCGTAACGTACACGTAATGTGTGAATTTGGCCAACTGGGCCAGTCATTGGCTGTACGCCGATGATTTCGTTTGCGATAACTGTTGGCATTACACGACGGATAACTGGTAGAATCACTTTGTTTAGTGTTGCGATGTTACCAGCCTGTGTTGCACCAGCAGTTGCACTTTCATTAAGTGCTACTTTAGTGTTTTCTAAAACTGCGGACATTGTGTCACGTTTTGTGCCTTCTAGACCTTCTAAAAGAGCATCACGTGTACCGTCCCAGTTATTTCCTTCAAAAAGATTTTCCATCTTTTATTCTCCTGATATTATCCTGGTTAATTTAATCCAGCTAATTTTTTAAGCTGAATAATTTCGGCATCGCTTCCTGACGACTGTGATTCCACGTGTGTTGCTACCTCACGGTCACCAGTAATTTCAGTCACTTTGCCTTCTGTTAATGTTTGTGTTTCTTCTTTCGTTGAAACGTTCTTTTCATCTAAAACAGCCGGTAGATATTTCTTGAATGCTGTTTGTAGATTTGAAGTTTTTACTGATTCCAATAAATCAGACATTACTGTTGCTTTTTCTTTGCCTAACGGTGCTAGTAAACCTGATAGAACTTCTTTTCTGTTCATCTTGTCTTCTAGTATACGTTGAGCCTTCTTAGCGCCTTCAATGTCTGCATCTTTATCAGCTATCACTTTTTCAAGTTCTGCAACCTTATTAGCAGATTCGTCAAGTTTCTTGTTCACTTTAGCTACTTCTGTGCCTTCATTTAATTGTGAAGCCATGAATTCACCTGAAAATGCTTCAAAGACCTTACGTCCAAACTCGTTTTCTTTAGCTTGTACGATATCTTCTTTTAAGTTTTTCATTTCTGAACGTAAAGAATTCTTGATTGTATTTTCAACAAGTTCCGCTGAACGTTTAATAAACGAATCTTTGGTCTTGTTAAGAATATTCTTACCTTCTGCTACTAAACGTACTTTAGTGTTAACTAATTCACGTTTATCGTTGTGGAACTCAGCTAGTTCACGGCTAAGTTGTTTAACAACGAATTTCTTAGTTTCCTGTAGATTTTCGTTAACTTTTGCCCTATCTGCTCTGAGTTCTTTAACTTCGGTCGCCAAACGAGATGCAATGAATTTTTCAAGGAGTTTAGCATGTTCAGAAATTGCTTTCTTATATGCTACTCGTTCTGCGATAAGAGCCTCACGGTCTGTTTTAAACTCTTCCATTTCAGTTTTAATTGTTGTGTTTAGCATGTTGTCCATTGCTTCAACAATTACTGATTTGTCGTGTTCAAACTTCTGTGCGAACTCCTCACGCAACTCGGCTGTAATCTCCTCTCTTGCTTCATTCAATTTTGCTTCTAAAGCCTCTTTAATCTGAGCGCCTGCCTCTTCGGAAAGTGCTCCGGACTCTAAAAGATTAGCAAGGATTTCGTTTGCCATTGTTGCTTCTCCTGTTATAGTTTAAGTTCATTAATGAACTTAACGATTTGTTCTGACAAGTATTTTTGAGCGACCTTGTCTGTTTGTACATTTTGTGCTAGTTGCCAAGTTTGGAAACCACCACGCATGTTCATTAAACCTTCGTAGATTGCCTTCGGATAGGCATCCGGAGCACTTGGTTGTGCTACGATGTCCACTGTGACAATCTCAAAATTGCTAACATTCCCATTATTGCCAACTTCACCAGAACCACGAGATGAGACACCTAGCGTGGCACCTGATTCGATTAATGTTCTGATAATGTTACCCATGGGTGTAGGAACAATTTTAAGTTTACCATATCCGTTCGGTCCATCCATCCACATACTTTCAATAATATGCGAAACACGGTCAACGTTTACGGTTAATTCTGGCGGATGGTCACATTCACCTAAAACCGGGAATCCTTCACTGATTTTAGCTTGAACTGATTCAACAGCCCTAGTAATTTCAGATACAGGGTATACCCTTTGGTTAGCATTCTTTACGTTACCTTGAACGAAAATGCCTTCCATGAACATGTTTTTTCCACCGTCATCACCTTCAACGATACGTGACTTCACATTCGCTTGTTTGTGAGATAATCTTTCAATAAGAACGGTCATTGGTTTTCTCCAAAGTTTTATTAGCTACTAACTGACTTGGTGTTAGCGCCGCCATCACCTTCAGAAGCCTTCTCTGACTTCATAGCAGGTGCTTTACTGTTTCCAGATACGTTTACGTTACCTGTTGACATATCTTTTGGTGCATCACCTTTGCCGCCTGATGTGTTACCATCGTTTTGGCCTACTGGTTTTGCATTTGAGTCGTCACCAGGACGTTTTGCATTAGCATTAACTGGTGATGCCGCTTTATCGCCGTCATCGCCTGCTGAGGCAGTTGCTGGAGTTACATATTCTTCTAACTTCTCATCTGCTTCTTCATCTGTAGATTTTTCTTCTACTTTGTCTGCTTCTGCTTCGTCTTCTGATTCTTCTAAATCAAGTTCTAGTTCATCTGAACCTTCTGTTGCGTCTTCTTCTGCAACTTCAATTTCAGTGTTTTCTTCCATGTCGTCCTCAGCTTTTTCTTCTTCATCAGCTTCGTCTTCCATGTCATCGCCTTCACCTGACATTATTTTTTCGAATTCCGCTTCAAGATCCGCTAGATTTGACTCTAGGTCGTCTACACGTGCTTCCATATCATCTGCCGGAGCCTCTGCTTCTGCATCACCCATTTCTAGGTCTGCAACTGCTTCGTCTTCGTCTGATTCGTCTGCATCATAGAATTCTTCATTTTCAATTTCAGCAGTATCATCTTCGATAGCTTCGCCATCTTCGATTGATGCTACTTCTTGTACTTCTTCTTTGTCCTCAACTTGGTCAGTTTCGGCCTCAGATTCGTCAATATCCTCAAGGTCTTCTTCTACAACTTCATCACTATCGTTAAGAAGTTCTTCGTGGATCCTACGAGCCTCTGCTACGATAAAATCGTGTAGCATGTTTTCTGCGGCGTCTTTTTCCTCATTGATTAGAAGTTCTAGTACTTGTTCTAATGTACTTCTGTCTGACATAATTTGTCTCCTTATCTTCTATAATCGCCAAAAAAAACTAAAGTCGTTTGATGTGGCAAGGTTGTAGAAACACTTCTATTTGTTTCACATGTATTTATAGAGGTTTTTGGGGTTTATTACGGAAATAGTAAAAAACGGCTATTTTTTAGCCGGTTTTACTGATATAAGTTATTTAACAAAGGTCATATCTAACTTATATACATATATAACTGCTTTTTCAAACAATTATTTGACACTTAAGTATTATAATTCAGGCTCAGAAGATGCCTCAGAACTACCACCATATTGTGTTTTTAGTCTGTCTTTTTCTTCTGAATTCTGTACTTTTCTGTACTCTCGCATCTTACGTAAGTCGTTAAGGTGAGTAAGTGTTAGACGATTTTTTCTTGTATCATCTAATTCTATACTATTGTGTTCATCCCTATCGGGAGAATAGTTTTCAGTAATATCACTATACTTCATTTAAAAACTCCGTTTACTATATCTATTTATACGTTTATAGGCGTTTCTTCGCCTTCTTCGGAATTTTCCGCGCCACTTATTGGTGAACCTTCTTCATCTGTTTCTGCATCTGTTTCATCAAACTCTGGTTCGCCGCCTTCAAACTCACCACCAGGAACACTTGCTCCTACTGATTTAAGTCCGTCTGCATCTTGTGGGTCACCAGTGCCTTTTTCTTCATGCCACATTTTTTCGTTCATCATAATTTCTTCTTCTGATAAACCTAAGAAACGTTTCATTGCAAAACGTTTACTTACATAATCTGCGCCTTCGATTGCAGTAAATACGTTCATCATAACTTGGTCTACTTCTGCTTGACGATACTTACCAAAGTTTTGTGGAGGATTAAATTTCAAGTCGAATAAAGAACTTTCAATCAACACACCTCTGTGTTTCATAAACATCTTAAACTCTCTGTCTAAGTCTTCACATACTAATGCTTGTAAACGTTCACAGAACTTAGTAAATCTAAATTCTTGAATGAATGCAGTGCCTACACGACCATCATTGTAGCCGTTACCGTCACTGTCTAAGCTACCTAGATAGCTTGGTGGGACTCTAAGTCCACGCATCATCTTATCATTGAAGTATTTTAAATCATCAATCTGTCCTAAGTTTTCACCACCTGGTAGTGTCTCAACTTTAGAACCACGACCTTCAGCCGTCTGAGCAAAGAAGTAATCTTCCATAATAGATAGTGGATTGTATGCACTATCAACGATGTTTTGTCCACCGCCTGTTTTACTTGGAATACGTCTTTGATGAATTTCACTTTTAATACGTTCTAAGTGGGCTCTTGCTTTGTGTGTTGGCATGTTACCAACATCGATATAGAATACTCTACGTTCTGGTGCTCTTTGAACACGATAAATCAGAATAGCATCTTCTAATAATTCTTTTTGTTTGTAAACTTTGAACACTGGTTCAAGAATTGAGTTACCAAAAGGCCAGAAGCCATCGATACCTTCATTCAATGAAACGTGTACAACGTGTTTAGCATCTACAGGAGTTGAAGTTTGGTCTGAAACAAAACGTGTTCCGCCTGCCGCTCCGCCACCAAAGCCTTGTGTTGTATTAGCATTGATGTTAGGTGCACCTGTTAACCCTGTTTGTGTTTGTAATAGTTTAGTTGTATCGGCTGTAATATTAAGACTTTGCAGATTGATATCTAAATCTTTAATATAATATGCTTCAATCTTTTTTCCTTTACCTTCGTTCACAATAACTTTTTCGATTTTAGCTGGATCTACCCAAAAAAGTTTATATGTTTCAGGATCACGAATGAACATTTGGTCTCCGTATTTTACTGCATTTCTGAAAATACGAAACATTCTTTTAGAAAGTTTATTTACTGCACACCACTGTCTTAATGACTTTTGAATAACGTCATTTTCAGTTTCAGTTTGGTCTTCATTATATTCGACATGAAATGGAAGTTTAGATTGTTCGTTTTTTAGTGTAGAAAATTCTGCAATAGTATCTAACGCAGTGTTTACTTCACTATCTAAATCCATTTGGTCATATTGACCATATCGTTGAACACGATTAGGTTGTCCCTGATAAACCTCAGGTAACCAACTACTATATCGTTTTGTGTCTGCATCTCCGGCATAACCAGTACCTGTCGATGCAGGCATTTTCTCTGGCATTCCGTCGTATGTTTTAAAATATTTTTTCCAGCTCATTTTTTAATCCTTAGAGTTAATTCTATCATAATTTGATATCGTTGTCAATACTCTTTCCTTATATGTTATTTAACGCATTTATTAGCTTTTGTAATTCTACCAGTATAGCGTTTTGTTCTGCTTGGTTTTCTGCCGTATTACGGTCATCTACAGATTTTGGCTTAAACCAAGAAGCCATATTCGTATCCATGTTAGTTAAAGCCTCATATATTGCTTCAAGATTTTTCTTTCCATCCTCAGTTTGAGCCGCATCAGTTTTCGAAAGTACCTCTAGTACTTTTGCGAATTCTACCATCTGCGCCTCTCTGTCTGCTATGCTATCACCATTATCAAACATTCCCATCAACTCAACCATTTTTTCTGTACTTTTAGCAATTTTTTCGTCCCGGTTTGATCCAGTTGCCTCTAAGCCTTTCATAATTTGGTCGAATATATTTTGATTATTATTATCTGTGATTACACCTGAATCCTCGTCCCTGAGTTTTCCTTTACCTTCGGTTAAATTCTTTGTTGCTTCTGAGGATGTAATTTCGTTTTCAAGATTTTTTTGGTCTTGATTTTCATCCCTTATCCCAAGATTTTCTGTAGACCATGCACTTATATCTGCGGCCATACCTGCCAATGATGTAAAGAAATCTGTTTTTATTACCTCAAATGTTCCAGATAAATCTGTAATAACAGTTGCTACTGGTCCTAATTCATTTCCTAATCTTCTAAATTCTTTAATTGATTCTGCGTTGGCGGCGTTCATTTCTCCTAATATATCCGTAAAACCTTTAACTTGTGTATTGAATATATCTTCTAATCCAATAATAGCCTGTCTTCTATTTTCTATTCCTTGTAAAACAGCCTTATCTTCTTGTGATGGTGCTACCGGTCCTGCATCTGCATCTTCCACTGTTGCTCTAAGACGAGACAAGTCTGCAACCATTGACTGTAAAAATTGGTCTGTTTGTAAAACTGCACGATTGCCTTCTGTACTTGCACTTGCAATGATAGACTCAATGTCAGGAGATAAATCAGCAATAGCAGTTTGAAATGCTTCTGGTCCTTGTTCGCCTGCCAATGCAAGTCGTTCTACTATTGGAAGTAATTCTTTACCAATACCGGTACCACTTAATTGTTGGAATGTTTGTTCACGTACAAATGCGCCTTGGCTTCCTGATGCCATTCTTTCGATAACTGCTTGACCTAATGTACCTTCTAACATTCCTGCTGAGCCAATAGTTTCTCTAATAGCATCCGCTCTATTAGGATCCATAGTAACTAATCTTGATGTTACATCGTCACGTTGTAGAGTTTGTGAAATCATCTTAGCCGCATCTTCCATGTTTATCTTTAAAACGTTTGCAGTTGAAGAAACACCTGACATAAAATCGTCCATGCCGTCACGTAATTGTTGCTGACTCATTCTATCAAGCATGCCCATGTTTCTTAATGAGTCTAGGTATTCTCCTGCCATTGATGTTACTTCACCAAATTCAAGACCAAATCTTCCCATTAAATCAAGACCACCTGCTTCCTGAGATTTTGTTAGTGAGTTAGCAAACTTTAATGAAGCCTCTACCCCTACCATACCAACAGACCTTGAAAATCTTTTTGTAAATTCTGCCGCTTCACCCAAAGTAAAGTTATTTTCATTAATCATTCCAGACATTTCTGAAAGACTAGCAGTCACAGAATCAAAACCTGCCATTAAACCTGACTGTCTAATTTCTTGGGCCATATTAAATCTGTCTTCTGTTTGTTGGCCCATAAAACTATTAATCATGCCTGTACTTGCTAAAATACCGATTGCAGATTTTCCTACTGCGGCACTAACATCTTCAAAGTTTTTCTTAAGTTTTTCTTTATCAAATTCCATACCTGCCATTTCTTCTGTGATATTTGGATTTTGACCAGTTGTTTTCTTTATAAATTGTTCTCTATCTCTTTCGGCTGAACTTCTGGCAATTTCATTTGATATTTCGCTTTGTTTTATAAGTTGTTCAAAGTATCCTGCTATTTTAGTATTTTGTCCAGCTAACCTTGTTCTATCATTCTTTTCTTCTTGGTTAGCTTTTTGTTCTTTAGCACCTTGTTGTCTAACTTCTCCCAATGTATCATGTAAAACTTTATATGCTTTTTGGGCATCCCCACCTTCACTATTTTTCATTTGGTCTAATGCTTTATTAGTTGCGCCTTGGTCTGCGGCTAAACCAGCCAGTATTTGGCGTATTTGGGACATCGTAGTTTCGGTTGCCCAACCAGGGATCGAAGGATCAATACCTTCAATATACACATTTCCTTCAGCCATTACAAAATACCTCTTGACAAGTTAAACTTCGTAGTTTATAATACATCTAAATATACGTATATAACCACTTAAAGTTTATTATAAGTGTATTTATCAATCCAAGGAATTAATGATGACCGATAACCCGCTAACTAAGTACTTTAGAAAGCCAGCTATATATGTTAGTTTACCAACTAAAGGTAAATTTAACCCAGAAATAGACCAAACTATTATTGAAGAAGTGGGCGTTATGCCTATGACTGCTATCGATGAGATTACAATGCGTAATCCAGATGCACTTCTTAATGGTGAGGCAATGATTTCTTTAATAGAAAGTTGTGTTCCTAGTATCAAAGATGCAAGAAAATTATGCAACATTGATGCAGAAGCACTTTATATGGCTATTCAATACGCAACAAACGGTAGTAATCTCACATATACTCATACATGTAAAGAGTGTGAGAATAAGAATGATTTCAATATTGATATCGATTTTGTACTAAACAAGTTCCCTGAAATTAATAAGGTTGAGCCTGTAGTATATGAAAATTTAACAATCCATATGAGACCACCAACACTAGAAAGTGTTACACGGGTTGCTCTTATCCAGCTTGAAGAACAGCGAATCGTTAATAATGTCAAAAATGATATTACTAATGATAAGGATGAGTTGGAACTTGCGAAAAAGTTTTACAAAAGTTTCAAACGTGTAGCTGAATACAATGTTGATTTGATTTCAGAGACTATCGATAAGATAGAAACACCAGAAGGTGAGGTCACTGACAAGAAACAAATTATTGAATTTCTTGCTAATGTTCCTACATCAGTAGTTACAAATATGGATAAAAGAGTTAAAGACATAGCTAAAAAGCCAGAAGCGTTAAACAATTTTGAATTTAAATGTCCAGAATGCGACCATGTACAAAAAGTTAATATAGAGATTAATCCTGCAAATTTTTCCTAGGCTGGCTAGCAACCGCCAGCGGTGAAGAAATTGCAGAAAAACAAAAAAAGTTTGAAAAAGAACTTGACAAGGTACATAAGAATCTGTTACAATTATCTTGGTACATGAGGGGTGGGGTTTCTATCTCAGAACTTCATGAAATGCCAGTGAATCATATCAAACATCTGAATGAGATTATTGACCAGAATTTTGAAATGAGTAAAAAGGCAGGAATGCCAATACTATAACTAATAAAACTAATACAATCTAATATATATCTCGGCGAATAGGAAAAGGGAATGACTAATATCTCAGCATACATAGTGGAATCGTTTGTCGGGTTGCCGACACGGGATTGAGACTGCAAACGTAGTGTTTGCCGTCGGACTAGTCAGGATGAATTCTGACATTCTTCTCGTAAACCACAAAGAGTATTCATAATCATAAAACAGCCATGGTTCCTAAAGAACATGGTTGACTAGTATAATATTACCGATGATAGGTTTTTATAACACTATCTGCTTTTTATAGTTTCTATCTATGTGGATTATAAAGGGTGCCGTTGAATCGAAAGATGCAATACTAAGTTAAGGAGGGATCGTCAACCGACTCCGTCGTAACTAGCGACTAACTTAGACATAGAGGCGATGAGCAAGGGACAGATAAGACAAGATTTTCTGTACAGCCATTTTTTAATTGTCCTGGCAACAGGGCAATTATGGCTTCTTCACGGGACAGAGACTCATAATATAATATCATTTGACTTATACCAATTAATGTTATATAATAAAGAAATAGAAATACCGATTAATATGAATGAGTGCTAACGAATGAATATTAATTGGGATTAGGTCTTTAGACCTTTTATAATGAAAAGAGATTAAACATATGCCAAGTAAAAGCAAATCTAAGGGTTCTGGATATGAAAGAGAACAAGCAAAATTTCTAAGTGAAAAATATAATGGTAGTTTTGTACGTGTCCCTAATTCTGGAGCATTTATAGGTGGAAGTAATTTCCATAGAGCAACTAACTTAAGCGAAGGACAAGTACGAGGTTTTAAAGGAGATATTATACCTCCTGATAACTGGAAGTACTTTAACTGTGAGTGTAAGTTTTATAAAGAATTCCCTTGGCACCATTTATTGTATGATAAAAAAATTCCTCTTTTGGAGGACTGGATTGTACAAACTATGGAGATTGCAGAAGATAGTGATGTTAACATTATCTTTATGAAATTTAATCGTATAGGAACTTATGTTGCGTTTCAAGACCGTATGAATGGACTCGGATGGCGTTCACCGATTAGTGTAACTTACAAGTCTGAGAAGAATGGTTGTTGGATACTAACAAGTGCAGAAGAATTTTGGAAGTACAATTCAGACGTATTTGAACGTCACTGCATTGAAGGTATTAAATAAACCAAGCAATAAGTAAACCCATAATTAGGCCTTTAACATAGGCTATCCACATCATAGTATATGAATCTACATTAAATTTATTTTGCCAATATTCTGTTTGTTTTTTATGCCACTTAAACATTTTATTTCTCCGGAGATAATATATCTATCTCTTGTACAACACAACTAACTTTGTACCCAATATATTGTTTAGGTAACTGACCATTAGAAATACCGTATTCGATAAATTCTACAGCCGCAGATTTTTTGCGTTGGCATTCTTCTATTGAAGTCATTTGTCTTGGCTCCCAACCTTGAGGCACAATCTGCTCTCCGGAGGCAAGGATAAAGACAATAATCATAATCACTTTCATACAAATATTTATGGAAAAATGTCTCTAACTTAACAACGTTGTTAAGTTAACCGCTAACATAAACCCCTTTAGTGGGTCTATAGAAATTCTTTTGATGATGTATTTTACCTTGCAAGTCTCTTATGACTTTTATTTCTGATTGTATTGCTAAACGACTGGTTTCTTTTTCAACTAAGCCTTCACGTTTGATTAGTCTTCCTAATCTATATGAAAGGGAATGTTCAATCCAATGTATATCATCTACATCGAATTCCCATCCTTGTACTTTAGGTTTCGCCATCCTTTGAAACTTTCTTTTCTATCTTGTCCCAATGAGAGTTTTCTGAATCAATACCGATATATTCTTCGCCTGTTTCCATATCGATAAGTTTGTATTTGTTAGGACATTTTGTGTAAACTTTTAACGTAGTTGCACGTTCTAATTCAATTACTTCTTCTCCACTAAGTAATTTACGTTTTTTCATTAGTTGTGTTCTTTTTCTTTCCACGTCTGAATTTATAATTCAGTTGGCCTTCTTCTGTGATTGCGCCTTCAGGCATGATGGAAATCTTTCCACCTTTGTTTAAAAATTCTTGTACTTGTTTATTTAGTTTTTCTTTTTCTTCTTCTTTAATTTTATTTTTATCAACGGGCTTATGCATTTTCGGACTCTTTCTAAATAAAAAAACCCGACACAGAAGTGCCGGGTTTGTGTTGCTCTCTGTGTGAGAATAAAAAAAGATGCTCAGTTAGATGAGAGAGGTTGAGAGGAGACACTTTGCATCTTTTATTATGACTCTATAATAACATTATCAGAAAGCCTTGTCAACACCTTTTTACATATTATTTTTCTTTTCTTGGATTTCTTTACGTCTTTCTTTTGTAAGTTTTCCAATTTCACCTAAAGCCTTTCTTGCTCTAGCGGCCGCGGCTTTAACGCCCTTGTCTTCCCATGCGGCATGTTCACTTAAATAGTTTTCGTATTGTTGTACGATTTGTTCATGTATACTCATGTTATACTCCTTTTAAATTAAATAATCATCGTGTTCATTTTCCCACGAACTAATTATGTTTCTGAAACCCATTGACAAGAAATCATAACTTGGACTATCGGCTAGTAATTCCCATTCAGCAATAACTTCTTCGATTTGTTCCTTAGATAATGTATCAGTATCTTCTACTTGAAAATGTTCTTTGATTATGCCATGAGCCCATTCAGTGCATTCACCTTCAAGCCATTCTAACATTTTATGTGGCTTATGAACCATTTTAAAATCAGACATTTGGTACTCCTTCTTGTGGTTTAGTCATTTCATTTGTTTCCGCCTCTATTGCATCCTCTTGTGAGAAAGTAGTAAAGCCGTTTTCTTTAATCACATTAAGAACATTAGTCACACGACCATATAATTCGTCCCTATGAGATACTAAAAAGATAGAGCGATTTCTATCACGTTGCATTTTCTTAAGAACTGCTAGTGATGATTCGACACCGTTCGTATCCATTCCACTATCAATAAGTTCATCAACAAATAGAACATTAATAGTGCTATATAGTGACTCGTATATATCACGGAAAGCCCATGATAGACCTAAAATAAGTCTATTACGTTCACCTCTTGATAGATTGTCAAAGTCTAGTTCACGACCTAACTCTGTAATTTCTACAGTTAAGTCACTCATAAATTTAACTTCATGAGGTAAACCTAGTCTATCAAGATACTTTTCTAAACGTGTGTTTAGATAAGATAAGTTTTGGTCAATAATCTTTTTACGAATAAAACTATCTTTATTTGTTAATAGTTTCATTAAGAAGTCTTGGTGTTCACGATAAGAAACAAGTGCATTCATTGTATTGTAATTTAGTTCTTCTAAACTACTTTCACGCATTTCTTTAATCTGTTCAGTATAAGGATCTTCTTGTTTCTTTTTAGTTTCGATTTGTTCTTTCAACATACTAACTGAGTTTTGATGTTCGTATGCATCATTTAAATCATCATAAAATACTGTAGGCTTATTACCAAGTTCACCTACTTCACTAATTACTGATGTATGTGTTTCTAACTTAGTTGCATTTTCCATTAAATGAGATTTAGTTTCACCTAATAGTTCTTCTTTTTCTTTTAGAATTTCTTCTTGTTTGCTATCGTGTACTTCTTGTCCACATGCAAAGCATTTATGGTCTTTAATCTTTTCTATATCACTAATAACTCTTGTTTCTAAATCGGAAAATTTTTGATTATCAGTATTGATACTATCAACCCATCGTTGTGCTTCATCTAACTTAGATTTCTTTTCGGTAAATTCATTTAATAGTTGATGATTAGCAATCTCTTGTTTGATGTCTACATGAGATAACGCCTCTAAGGCTGACTCTAATTCTTTTAATTCTGTTTCGTGTTTATCTTTCCAGATACGTTGTCTACGTTCAATGTCTGAAATACTTTTTAGAATACGAGTGTTTGCATCTTCTTTTGCTTTAAGACTGTATTCTTCGTCTTTCATCTGGTCTTTTGTTTCTTTGATTACTTCTTTAAGTGCCTCTGCTTTACGAGACAATTCAGTAATACCTAATAGTTCTTCGATTAGTTCACGTTGGTCATTTGCTCTCATTGAAAGAAATGGTTCTGTGTACGTATTAAGTGCAACAATGTGTTTGAACATTGAATGAGAAATACCAATAATAGAATCAACTTCTGTTTGAGTTTGTCTCATTTCACCTTGTGCTTCATCACCACCGCCATCGTTTAAATCGATACCGTCTCTGATAAAACGAAATACATTAGGTCTACGTCCACGTTCAATCCTGTATTGACTTCCGTTAAATTCAAAGTCAATAGTAACAATCATGTTCTTACCATTTGTCTTATTAATTAGATTATCTTTTCTAATATTGGTAAGTGCGTTACCATACATACCATATGATAATGCATTGATGAGTGTAGTTTTACCCGTACCGTTACGAGAACCATCACCACCTAAGTCTAGGTTGTTACCTAATACAAGTGTTAAGTTGTCACGTTCCAGGTCTACTGCCTGTGTTACGTTCCCAACACTCATAAAGTTACGGACCGTTATATTCTTAATTTTTAACAAACGTCTACCTCTCTCTTGCGTATATTCCTGTCTGTATTGGATCTACAGAAATTTCATTAATATTAACATAATCTGGTTGATTAATCAACCATAAAATCAACTCAGCTACATACTCTGTATCTAAGAACTTTCTATCAGGATGTTTCTTCATTACACTTGGTGTTGTTAAACTACCCGGTGATATCAGTGTTGATTTGATATTAGAACCTCCCATTGTCATGTATGTTAAATCACGATTATAATCTTTTAGTGCTTTCTTTTCTGTTGGATATCTCCATGTTCTACCTTTTACACCTGTATCGGCAGTAGAACCTATATTAATAATATGTGCAGACCTTTCTTTTTCTACACATTTATTATAAACATGTTCTGCAATCATTATCTGGTGAAATTTCCATAATGCTGAATTGTTAATGAAGATATCAAACCCTTCATTGACAAAATACTCAGCCAATCTTTCTTGTTCAGAATTCTTATCTAACGACCAATCATTTGTACGACTAGCAGTGCGATAACTAATATTATCCACACTATCAAAAAGATTGCATATCGCTTTGCAAAGCCCATAGTACTTGTTCCCTGTGATTAATACATATAAATCTTTTTTCATATTATAAATTCTGATATAGTTCAACAAGAACTTTTTTATTAAAGCTACCATTATCATCAATAGAGTTTAATTGTGAAATTACAATTTCATCGATTGTTTCAAAATGAATTTCAGCACCAGTGTCGCTTTCATGCTCACTGTTCTTCATTGGCTGTAATGCAATGTCTCGTAAGTCATATGCTTCAACAAACGTATCTTTAATGAACGTAGCTTCTTCATATGTAATGTCTATATCAAGTGTTATTCTTGCACTTGTTTTAGGTAACAAGTACTTCGATGGATTTTCAAGTAGTGTAGACAACGTGATATTTTTATATTTAGGAGCATCAGGCCATGCAAAGAATTCCGGTTCTTTGTCCCATTCTAAGAACATCCAACCACGTTCATCATCTCCTGCATCTGAGAAGTTGTGTGGAAATGCATTACCTGTATATATCACGTTGCCTTTTACTTGACGATGATGAAAGTGTCCTGAGAAAACAAAATCTTGATGTTCAAACATTTCACTTTTTAGTCCACCATGGTCTGGCATTTCTACCATCGCATTTAATTTGAACGTTGGAAGTTCAAAGTGTCCGAACATATATTTTGTTTTTATCTTTGGTATCTTTTTCCATTCATCCCCAACTAACCAACTAGTCAATGCTACATCGCCTTCAACTAGTTTATCATCGATTAGAACTATATTAGGTAATTCTTTTGCAAACTCTACTGAGTTTACATCACGTGTTTCACGATAAAACAAATCATGATTACCTAAAATAAAGTAAACTTTTTCAAACGAATTATTAAGTTTTCGTAAACCTGCAAGGCTATACTTCATAGTTGAGATATTCAAACTAGCACGATTATGATGCCAGTCACCACCAAAGATACAAGTCTCGCAACCTTTAGCTTTAGCTTCTTGAATAAACCAGTCTATGAATTCATCACAATCGATATTATGTTGGCGTGCGTTGTTACGCATACCATAATGTATATCAGTGAACCAAGCGGCTTTTTTAAATAGATTAGTCATTGTCGGCGTAAATCTCTTTGATAGTTTCTGTTGGAATTTGTTCATCAGTAATTCTTGTTTTAATTACTTTTTGCCATCTTTCCTGAGATTTCATTTCATGTTCTAATTGTCTAGTCCAACTTGGCATCTGACCTGATTTCTCTAATAGGTCATCACGAATACCTTGATTTTTCTTTTCAGTGTTTAGAACACGTGTAAATGAATTGTTTACAGCCGCCGTATAATATGCAAATGGGTTATCACTTTTTGCTTCATTGAATTGTAATCCAATTTGTGCAAGTTGTAAAAGTGCTTGTCCACGCATTTCATCGATATACGTATAGCCTCTCCAGTTACTTCTTTGAGAATAACGCTCAACTAATTTGATGTACATATTGGCTAACGTTGCCGTAATCTTACCGCCTCGTAAATCAAATTCTTTGTCTTTGTTGTAATGTGACCATGCTACTTCTCTTGTCTTTTTGCCATCAATAACATAATGTTTATATGGTGGGAAATGTAGCTTTACTTTGTGGTCTGCGACAGACTTTGGGTTTGCTTTACGACCAGGTTCATCTGGAATATGGTCGAAAGTCATAACTCTGAAAACCAACAATTCTTTATCGAAAGATGCTGGATCTACTGCAAAGTCTACTTGTCTTTTCTTTTTATCTTCATTTAAGTCCCAAGCGGCTTTTTGTAATCTATTTGCTCGATTGGTTCTTGCTTGTTCTTCTGCTTTATGAATTTCACTTACATCGTCTAAGATAACATCATATTGATGATGTGTTTCTCTGTCTTCAAACCAACAAAAGTTTGATTTAGAGATATGAATTTCTTTAAGCATATCTTTATTGTTTAAATAATTTTGACCTCTACGTGCCATGGTTTTGCTCCTATTAATATTATTAATTATAATACATCTGAAACCCAATGTCAAGTGCTAAAATACTTATTTTTAAACTTCGTAGTTTAAGTAACGATAAATACAACAAAGAAGGAGTTAAACATGGACAATATGTATGCAACACAACAACCAGTATCACTAAGAGACCCTAGTGGACGATTAAGTGCATCTGGATTGAACACTATTCAGTTCCCATATACACCAACAATCACAGTATTAACGAGTACTGGATACAGTTCCTATGACTTATCTCACACTAATTTTCAACAAAGAGCATTCGATATGTCTTCAAATACTGAATTTAACATGACTGCTCCAGTTATTGTTCGTAGTACAAGTGAGGCACAAACTGTATTGCAAATGGCTAACTTCTTAAGAGGCGCATTGAAAATGGACTTTGGAATGCAATCAGATAATGCTGGTCTTCCCCCACCAATATTGAGATTAGATGCACATGGCATCTATAAAAATGTTCCTGTTTTAATAAGAGATTTTACATGGAACTTAGACTCAGATATCGACTATGTTGAAACAAATGGTGCAAGAGTTCCAGTACAGAATATGTTTGTTATGTCATTAACAACTACATATTCTCCAAAGAATGTTAGAAAAAACTTTAATATGCAAGATTATTTAAGTGGAAATTTAGCTAATAAGGGGTATGTATAATGGCTTATGATCCAACTTCTCCGTGGAAGAAGACTACTGTTCTAAAAAATAAAGTATTGGATATACAAAATCCCGTATTTTTACAAAGAAGTGCATTAGACGAAACTTACACAATACCACAAACTTATAATCTCAGACCTGACTTATGCAGTTACGAATTATATGGTACTTCAAAATACTGGTGGATTTTTGCTAAAAGAAATCCTGATATTATACAGGACCCAATAAATGATTTTACGGCAGGAACAAAAATAAAAATACCTAGCAAGAACCAGTTAGATAACATGAAGTAGTATATAATGGCAGTTAGAAGTGTAAGAAATAATAACCCAGGCAATATTAGAACAAACTCTACTGCTTGGAAAGGTAAGACAGGTGACGATGGCGCATTTGTTTCTTTTGCCACACCAGAACATGGTGTTAGAGCATTAGGTAGAACACTAGAAACTTATCAAGACAAACACGGACTAAACACAGTTGAAGGAATAATTCAACGTTGGGCTCCACCTAACGAAAATGATACTACTGGTTATGTAGACTTCGTTGCATCAAAAATGGGAATAGATAAAGATGCTTCCATTGATTTATCTGCTAATCCAGAACTAGCAGAAAAAATGGTTTCGGCTATGATCCAAAAAGAAGGCGGACAAGAAGCATTAGATTATTTCGGAGACAGTATTGAAGGCGGATTAGGTATGGCGTACGGTACTCAACCAGACGGCGTTCCTGTTATTGACGATGATGACCAACGAGAACTAATATCTAATGGAGAAGTAATACAAGAACCAGAAGTAGAAGGCATATCAGATATTGAAGATAAAAAACGAAATGCAATTAAATCATCTGCCAGTCTAGCTGAACTAATTCAAAACATGGAAGCACAAAATTTGTTTTGGGAAAACGAATTAGATGCATTTGAACATTATACTTATAATTTAGATTTGTTTATTGTTAATCAACAAGAAGCAAATAAATTTCTTGCATACGAGCAAACACCACAAATGATGGACGACATTGTAAATGATGCTTGGCCTACAAATGATATGAACGTGGTTACGATTGCAAGAACAGGAATAACAACAGAATTAAACATTACAGACTTAACAGTAACCAGTGTCGGACAAGGCACATCTACTGCATCAAAGATGGCAGGCACTGCCACTAATCTACAATTTACAATTTCACAAGTTGGCGGAACATCACTTCCTGATATGCTAAACAATAGTATTTTAATTTGTGGATATCCTGATTTACAAAATGCAACATTCTTTATGAAGGTGCGTTTTAAAGGATATGATAATGATGGAAACGTAGTAAAGAATTTACCAGCAACAAAAATATTCCCATTCGTAATTACAAAATATAATGAATTACAATCTGTCACAGAATCAAAAGGAACAAATCTTGTTATCGATGGAACAATAGTAAATGATAAAGTTATTGCAGATTCAGATTTATCACAAATGGAATACAACTTTGAGTTTGATGTTGCTGATACATTACAAGAAACATTAGAAAACTTTTTCAAAAAATTAAATGAAAAAGTAGTCGAAAGGTCAATAGTTGGAGACTCAGAATTTATAAACGATTATAAGTTTGAAATGGATGATAACTTCAAACAAATGTTTGCACAAGGACAAATGACTTCACCAGATGAGGCTAATAAAGCCTCAGGCAATAATGAAACATCAAAAAAGAATTCAGTAAAAATAGGACAACAAACAGGTGTCATAACACCCGGCTCATCTATATATAATGCAATAGAAAGCATATGTTTAAACTCTAAAGAAATAAGAGAAGCATTGACAGACGAAAAACCAAAGTTGAGTAACTTGTTTAGAATTTTACCACACGCAAGACCTAAGTTAGGCGGTTATAATGTTTTAACTAGCAAACAAACATATGAAGTTACATATTTTCTTACTGTACAAAAAGCATTAATTGTTCAAAATCAATTACACAGTGCAAAACTAACAGAACAAACGGCAAAGATATTAAGTTCAGTATTTTTAGAAGGTCATTGTAATAAAAGATATTATTATCAATATACAGGCAGAAACGAACATATTTTAGATTTAACTATTAGTCTATCAAATCAATTACAAAAAGCATATGTGCTTCCTAGTGATGCTTATATGGCAAATAGTTTTTTAGAAACTGTTGGTGATTGGAGAAATGAAATTGATTCAAGGGCAGAACAAAAATTAACAGAATTAGAAGGTCAAGCAACTGGATTAAAAGATGGCATTAAGATGCTGAAAACTGCATCAAATCAATATCAAAAAAGATTTGATGATTTGAATAACGAAATAAAAAACGAATTCAAAGAAAGAGTTAAAAGAAGAATTACTGGTCCAGACAATGCAGTTGATTCAAACGTAGCAGATATATTAAATGCTATTGAAAACGCAGATGCAAATCAAATGTTAGAAATGTTTGATGAGGATTCAGAAGAATACGAAATCATTAATGAAATTTTCAAAGGCGAAGTACGTGAAAACTACAACAAACTTCACAATCAAATTCAAGAGACAAGAACAGACCTTAATCAAACATTAGTAGACCAAAAAGAAAACGAAGTAACCCAAAATGAAGTTATGCGTGAAGCATTAGGACATTTGTACTCAACTAAAATTATTGAGAGTACAAATATGATAGGCGATAATTGGAATGAACTTGGTTTATTCCCTGGCAGTGAAGGACAAGAACTTATACTTTCAGAAGACCTAGATAAAGAAATGATTAATAAGTTAAGCAAAGACCAGTTTTCTAGTTTACTAAAAGCACTTGTAGAAAACCCAATTAACTTTTCACGTATTACAAAGTCTATGTTGTCACAACCTACTAACTTAAATGTTATTAAATCACCAGACCAAGAAAACATTGAAGTTGCAATGGAAAAATATTATGAAGGCAGAAATAATAACTTAAGTATGTTGAATGTTAATATGACAATTAAGGGTGACCCATATTGGGTAGATAGTATTCTGTCTCCTTCTATGGAGAAAGCAAAGTTTGGTAATAAGAATTCCCTTGAAGATTATAAGATGCATCTTTCTAAAATTAATGGTTGTAACTATCTTATGTTAGTTTCTGATAAAGCAGAAGATGTATTTTTAAATGATCCAAATCGTGTAGGACAAGATTCAGAAAATTATGATGGTATAAAAAAGACAAGATTAATAACTAGTGTGTATTCTGTACAATCTGTTATTAGTTCTTTTAGTGGTGGATTATTTACACAAACATTAGGTTTAGTTAAATTACCAGCCGCAGAAGAATTTGTAAAAATAGATGCAACATTAGATGCACCAGAACCAGAGTTAGTAAATTTAGATGTAGCACAAATGGAAATTCAACCGTTACTAGGAGTTAATGATCCTGGGAACGGATTAGAAAATCCAAATGAAAAAGCAGACATAGAAGCAAAAGAATTTGCAGATGATATAGTCGCACCAGCGGGAGCAGGTACAGGAGTTACTCCAGAAGGCGATAGATATATAGTCGATGTATCAGCAACAGGTCCGCATGCGGTCATGGCATTACAAAATGCAACAACCAACTTTCTTGAACCTTCAAACCAAAACGATTATGCAGTACCAAATGAATCAGTTGCAAAACAGTTAGCACTTGCTAGACAACAGGCAGAGGGTCTATGTGCATTAGGACATCAACAATCTTGTGTTGCAGTACAACAATCTGCAAATGATATCGCAAAAAGATTAGCAGATGATTATCAAACAGGAAACAATTCAGTAGCAGAGTCAACACGTAATGCATACAATGAGTCAATAGATAATGGTTACATTGTTTCTGCACAAACTATGGCAGAGATAGACCATGCTCTTGAGGCATCAGGTAATGCAACAATAGGAACAAACGTTACTGGAGTAGACCAAAATGAATTAGATGCAATCAATGATGCAAATAGAATTGAATCAGAAAGATATGTTAAAGGCAACGATGATATCAAAAAAGAACCGTTATCAATTATGGATAACTTAGAGGTAGTTGATGCAGACGGGACGGCAACAAATACCGAAAAAGCAAATAGTGTCGACGGACCAAATGCAATTCTTGATGGTGACGTTGAACTTAATAACTTAGGATTTTCTTCAAGTCATGATGCATATGCTTCCGGAAGAATGCCTAGAAGTTATAATGTTAATGTCGAAGGCGGAACATTGACTGCCAACGAGGCTGATAAAGTTTCTGCATTGAATCAAGAAGCACAAGATATAATTGATGGCAGAGGGTTACATGATTTAACAGACCAAGAATATGCAGAAGTTAAAACTATAGAAAAATCTATAGACACTATAACAGAAAATGCAACATCTGGTATTAGAGGCGATGCAATTCAAGGTGTAAAAGACCAGAAAAAATTAGAAGTACTAACATCTAAAGAGTCAGAGTTAGATGAACTTAATGACGATATTGATAATGGTTTTTACTTTACAGGAAACTATGGAAGAAATAAAGATAGAGCAAAAGCAGAAGTATTACAAGCAGAAGTAAATCAATTAAGAAGTGACCTTGATACTAGTGAAGGTGTAACAACAGGTGTAATTGCAGTAGAAGATGCCAGCGGAGATGTTACATACGAAAAAGTAACTAAACCTATTAAAGCACCAAATAAGAATGCACCTATTCCTGTAGTAGAAACATTAGGCGATAGTGGTGGAACTGCTATTAACAATGTAGAAGGTGCAGTAGCAAATGGGCAAATATCACAAACACAAGTCAATCAATATAACAGTGCTACTTCTGTATACAATGAATTAATAGAAAAAGCCGAAGCGGCACCAAGAGCAACAATAACTGAAACAGTCGGAGGGGTAACAATGACTGAGGAAGTATTAGACTTTAGTGCTATAGGTCCTATAACTTATACAAACTCAAGTGGACAAGAAGTAACAGTCACAGACCCTGCTACACACTTTGGATTAGTAGACGGTACTGCGGCACCTAATTCATTTGATTATTATAAACCAGGATTAAACAGTAAAAATATTAAACAAACAATATCAAACGAATATCCAGACGTTGCTATATCTCCAAATAGAGGTGTCGGAGACGTTAACGATATTAGTAATGATGAAGAAGGTGGACCACTAAAAATGACCGTCAAATATAATGAAGGTGATTTTGTAGTTGTTAACCCACCAACGCCATAGGATATGATATGACAGTTAAATCACAAGACACATCTGAATATTCTTGCTTTAGTAAACTAATACGAGAGTGGCCTGAATTACCTTGGGACAAGAAAACATATCTGTCTCCTTATAAAGTAGACCCTCAATATGATCCTGAAGGAAAAGGAGAGCAATGGGAAAACGCATGGCCTACTAGAACTGATTTAAACAGATTTAAGACATATACAGGTGAAATACTTCCTATATTTGGTGACAGTTTTATGTTCGGTGATGGGTTGCCAAAGAAATGGTGTCTGTCTCATATTTTGAATAGAAAATATAATTACGATGGTATCTATTATATAAACTTAGCTAAACCAGGTTCAGGAAATGAATCAATAATGAGAAGACTTGAACAATGGACTAATGAAGAAAAGTCTAGTCAAACAAAAACTATTGTTATAAGTTTATCTTCTATATATAGACATGCATGGTATATGAATCTAATACAGCCTTCTTTAGCAAAGCCTTCCTACCCTGCTTATGGTGATACATTAAGAGGATGGGATTTTAAAGTCAATGAACCACCGGATTTAGGTATGTCTCCATTGCCCAACGATAGTGAAACGTGGGATAAACTTTCAGAAGAATTATATATTTTTCAAAATAATTATAAAAACTTTGAGAGAAAGTCCAATGAGGCATTACAACAAGCATATTCTTCACACAATTTACATCTTAATGTTCCTGCAAATGCTTTTATAAAAAATGTAGAAATAATTATAAGAAGACTAAATTGGTTAACACTTGCTAAAAACTGGAATATTATTTTTGTCACTATTGGATTTTTTCAACAACTGAACGACCATGAATCTGATTGGGATATAGTATATAAATACCTAGAAGAAATGAATCAACCAGATAGAAAAGTAGTTCATATTAAGGCAACACATGAAGCTGGAATGTCAGGAAGATTAGAATGTGGGCATTGGGATCATAATAGTATGAAACTATTAGCAAACAAAATAGCTGAGGCAAATGGGAAAATAAACAATGGCTAAAGAAACTATGATAGGTAACAGTCTTGCTAAGTCTCTTTTAAAGAACGTAAAAGACCAGCAGAATCCTATTTTACAGAATATTAAAAGTGGTATATATAAAGCCATTACTGTAGCAGATAAGCCTGATCCTGAAGGCAGAGGACGTATAGCGGCCTATGTACCTAAACTTGGAGGAGACCCAGAAGAACCAATGTACTTTATGTATGCAAGTCCTTTTGGTGGTTCTAATAAGCAAGGTTCATACGGAATGTTTTCTGTTCCGCCTGATGGTGGAGTTACTATATTAGTATTCTTTGCGGACAACGGAGTTCTAAACGAAGGTTACTGGTTCGCAGTAGCACAAGAAATTCCTGGAACAGTATCGGGTGGAGCGGCAGGAGTTGCCAATGCAGACGGTTCTGGTATGGGAGAAGGCATAGCAAAAGATGTCAAAGTTGCGAAAGTAACACCAACTAAATTAGAAGATTTACAAAGCATAGACGAACAAGACCAAGCAAATTCAAATAGAAATGTTAACACTGCAAATCAAGGTATATTCTCAGATAATAAAAGAGGCCAATCTACTGCAAGTCCATTACGTGATGCAAACTATGATACAACACAATCATCAAAAGTATACGGCTGGACAACACCGGGTGGCAATGGTATTACAATGGACGATGGGTCTGTTGGAGACGATGGAACTATTCACCCTAATCAGATAAGAATTTCTACTGGTTCAGGAGCACAAGTTATTGTTGACGGTACAAATGATTTTGTATATGCAATTAATAGTTCAGGTTCTGGTTGGGTAGAGATAGGTGCTGACGGTGAAGTAATGGTTTATGCTGAAGGTAGTATGTCTGTTCGTACTGAAAAAGATTTCAATCTACGTGCAGATAAAAATATAAACCTTGAAGCAGGTGAAAAGATTAATGTAAGAACTGGTGACAACTACAACTTGAATGTAGGAAATCAATATCATACAAAAACAAAAGGCTCTACGTTTTTAGAAAGTGGAGGAGCATTGCATCAAAAAGTAGAAACAAATATGTATGTTAGTACAGTAAATGGAAAACTACATCTTAACGGTCCTATGGCTTCTATCGCTTTTGATATACCATTAGCCGCACAACCAGATATACAGAATTTAGAAAATACACAAATAGACGAAAGTATCATACCTAAGATACCAACACACGAACCGTTTTTACGTGGAACAGAAACAGTACAAAAAGCCGCAGATGGGTCTACCCCAGGTGCAACAACTGATTCACAAAAAGCAGGAAACGAAATTGCTAAAGACCCTACTAGTGCAGAAGGGCAAGTTAATGCCGCAAATCAGGGCAACCAATCAACTGAAAATGTTCCTGGTCTACCGCCTGGAGAAGGTCTAGCAACTATACGTTCAAGTAATGGTGTTGGTTGTGAAGTTGCAGAAATATTCCAAGCTAACTTCCAAGGACTGATTGATGATTTAGAAGCAACAGGATATGTGATAAGAACATTAGGTGGATACTGTAATAGAAATCAAAGAGGTGGTTCAAGACCTAGCTTCCATGCAATGGGAGCCGCTATAGATATTAATGCATATGCACCAAATGGATATGCAAAAACTAGACCATCAGGTTGGAATCCTGGAGTAACTAGAGGCGTTGACAAAGGTTGTGACTTCCCATTAAATGTAGGTGAAATAGCCGCTCGACATGGTTTAGGTTGGGGTGGTAACTGGAGTGCGCCATGGGATCCGATGCACTTCTCAGCCGCTAGTGTAGAACGTGGTGCATACATATTAAAACGTTCATACAATGTAGCAGATACTTCTTCTGTAACAGGAACAACCGCAGTGAGGTTATCATAATGTTATTTGATAAGAGAAAAGGTTCGTTATTAAATTATATTCAGCTTCCGTTGAATGTTGTAACTCCTAATGGTACCTACTTAGGCACAGGATATAAAGCAACTGGTGAACCAACTTATATCTTATCTCATGTTAGATTAACTGTATTTCCTGTAGTTGATTTAGTATTCAGTGAAATGAGCAAGAATGCAATTATAGATACAAGCACACCAACATTAGACATGAAAGATAATATATTAGGTTATGGATATCAAGTAACGAATACAGAATTACGTTATGGGTTTATAACAGTTGCATCACAAAGAATAGATATATCTACAAAAAAGATTACTAAACAAATGGCAAACTTTATATTAGAAAAGCAATTACGTAATGTAGGAAATGTTTTAGAAAAGTTTGTTAAGAAAGAATTATCTCAACCACAATTCGATGCATTGTTATATTACTTTTACAATGAAGGTGTTGACAAAATTGAAAAACATCCTATTATTGCATTAATCAATAATGAAAAGTGGTATGATATTACGGATGAAATTCAGACTAATATAAAAAAGAATAACGGCCAGTTCGATGAAAAACTAGCCGCCATGAAAATTAAAACTTCTAAGATGTGGAGTTTTGTTCCTGGCTTTAGTTAAAAGCCTCTAAATATTCTTTATTGTTTGTTTCTAAAGTAACAACACTTCCAAAATATTTGTCAAATGTTTTTATGAGATTTATATAATCTCCAGATTTCATTTCTTCAATAACTTGATTACCATCAAGACCGAGGTCGTTACACAATCCTTGTGCAGAACCTAATAGATAGAAGGCATTGCCAGCCGAGCCATCTAAATCAATTACGAAATTACGAACATTACTTTTTTGAACTACAGCCATTATGCTACCTCCTTCCAACCAATTGATGCACAAACAAATTGTTCGCCATCTTCATTTTCAACTACGTCACTAACACTAACAGAATACATAGGAGCCAATCGCTCAATGTTTTCTTCTGGACCAATGTTACCTATTTCAAACACGTTTTCTAAACCGTCAGCAGTAATGTTTGATACATGAGTGTACCAATTATTATCCATTGCCTTTTTAGCTAATGAACCTACTTCGTCTTTAGCGAAAGACATATCCAACTTAGTTAGATGCTTAGGAACACTATTATGTCCTTCAGCATTAACTTTGTCAACTTCTGCATCTGTAAGATGAATTTGATATAGTTTAAATTTCATAGTTCCCTCTCTTTGATTATGTAATTATAATAACACGATTCTCGAATCTGTCAAGTTTTTTAGTCTAACCTTGAACCAGCATATGCTTTGAAACCATATGATTTCATTACTTGAGCATAAACTTCTGCACCTTTTTCTTTGGCGTCAATGTTTTGACCTCGATACTCACCTGGATTCCACAACTGCCAAGCCTTGCCTGTCCAGTCTTTACTAAATCCAATAGATTCTAAACCCCTACGTTCTGCTTTACCAAGTTTAGTGTTACCTTTGTTTTCAGGATAAACAGTAACCCATGCAAAACCACATGCATATTGGTCTTCGCCTTTTAAAACATCATTGAAAAATGTATCAACTGCTTGTACAGCCTGTGTTTTTGCCTCGTTTGCAACTTCTTGATATGTAGTCATTTAGTCCTCTCTTTCATTCAATATAAGTATATTATACTACGATTCGCTATTCTGTCAAGTTTTCGCACTCTTTTTTATAACAAATATCATTAAATCTTAGTTTAGGTCCATTTTTTTCTACATATTTCTCTACATGTAATACTTTCTGCATATTAAATGCACCTAGACCAGAAAAATCATTCATAAACTTATCACAATTTACATTCAAATCAGAACAAGATTTGCCTCGTTTGATATCAGAATAATATGCAACATCATCTTCTAATTTAGTAGTCATATGATGTCTATATAATCCAAACTTAAATCCCAATTCACGACCAAAAGGATTGATATCGCCTGCAAATGATAATATTAGTTCATCGTTTGCCCACACACGAAATATTTCTTTTCCTTTAATCATATTGATTTGCATAACAACATCGACCCATTTGTTTCGATAGTTGTCTTTTGGTATTGAAATAAAATTATCTTTAAAAGAGCATTGTTTACGATTTGCCCCACCGTCTATTTTACGTGTCCAACATAACCAGTCACCAGTTTCAAGTTGAAAACCTAATTCACCATTAGTGATATTCCATGAAAATACTTGTGTACCTTCTTGTTTATTTTTTCTTAATTTCAAATCAAACAAACTAACTGTATGATTATTACTTCCTAAATTCTTAGGCATGAACATTGATAACTTATACCAGTATTCTTTTCCGTCCCACATTTCACGTTTATATTCTTTTTCACGTATTTGAATACGTTGAGCATTACCCCAACCCATATCACGACCAGCATCACCGATGCTACCTATATCAGATTGTTTTAATGTAATTTCTAATGCATCACGACCGTGAAAGTTACCAAACTGTAATCGTTCACGTGGCATGTGTTTAGAGTTATCTGAAAACTGCATCATGTTTGCAGTTTTACTATCCATTATATGTGTAAGATTTTTGTAGCTATATCCATAGCTATCTGCGAATGCAGATGAAGACAGAAATAGACTAGCAATTACTAATTTTTTTATCATTTATTATCTCTCAGTTAAGATAATAATATAACACGAATCGCTATTTTGTCAAGTTTTTACGCCGGTCTTTCGTTAAGAATTTCGTCAATTAAGCCATATTCTAGTGACTCTTCTGGACCCATGAATTTATCTCTCTCCATATCAGCATGTAATTCATCAAAAGTCTTACCTTTTGAATTGTGTTTTACATAGATATTAGTCAGACTTTCTTTAACTTTTAGAATTTCTTTTACTTGGATTTCCATATCAGTTGCTTGACCGCCTGCGCCACCACTTGGTTGATGTATCATATGTCTTGCATGAGGTAGCATAAATCTTTTACCTGGAGCTCCAGCATTTGCTAAGAGAGAACCCATAGAACATGCCTGACCTAAAACCATTGTTGAAACATCTGGTTTGATAAATTGCATTGTATCATATATCGCCATGCCGGCTGTGACAGCCCCACCTGGTGAATTGATATAAAAATGTATATCTTTTGTTGGATTTTCTGCTTCTAAGAATAGAAATTGGGCACAGATTAAGTCTGACTGATAGTCATTTACTTCACCTGTTAAGAATATAACTCTTTCTTTAAGCAAACGAGAGAATATATCAAAGCTACGTTCTCCATTTGCAGTTTGGTCTACGACCATTGGTACTAAATTAGGCATACTTTTATTTATTCTCCGTTTTTATTATGATTATGATAGATTATATAGTAAATGAAATAAAAAGTCAATACTAAAAGTTCGAAGTTTATACAATGATAAATACTCTTAATAAGTAAAGAGAGTATATAATGGCAAGATTTATAGGTTTTAGTACTAAAAATAAACAGGCAATCAATCACACACTAACTGGAAAAGAGTTAGTTGTCGAAGATTTAATGAATCATATCATGACCCGTAAAGGTGAAAGAGTGATGATGCCTACTTATGGGTCTATCATACATGATATGATATTCGAACCATTGACTCCTAACACAAGAATACTTATTGAAGAAGATTTAACAAACATCATCAGTGATGAGCCTAGAGTGAATTTAGAGAACATCAACTTAACTGAAGGTGAACATACAGTCACAGCCTCTATCAGTGTAGCGGTTTTACCTGAAAAAGAGCCTATCACACTTACGATAGATTTAAAGAGAGAATAAAAAATGAGTCAAGAAAGAGTAGATAACTTATTTGCAAGTGAAAGCTGGACCAGTGTATATACTGCTTTCAGTAACGTGAGTTTGAAGTCTTATGATTTCGATACAATACGTGAAAGTTTACTTGCGTACATCAATAAGACATATCCAGAAAAATTTAATGATTTTATAGCAAGTTCTGAATTCATTGCGATTTTAGACCTTGTAGCATACTTAGGTCATTCACTAGCATTTAGAAATGACATGAACACACGTGAAAACTTTATGGATACGGCTGAACGCCGTGAAAGTATTTTGCGTATGGCAAGAACACTTGGTTATATAAAAACAAGACCAATCAATGCAAGTGGTATGATGAAAATCACAAGCGTAACTACTACAGAAGATGTTGCAGACAACGAAGGTAATTCTCTCGCCGGTGTCGTTGTAAACTGGAACGACTCTAACGATGTAGATTGGTATGAAAAATTCACTACAATTCTAAATTCTTCTTTCAATAAAAATACAAAAATTCAAGATCCTAGTGCAAGTTTAACAGTTGGTAATGTAGAAAATTATCTGTACGAAATAAATGAATCACTTTCATCAAAATCTATTGCGTATGCATTTACAACAAATGTAGCAGGAGCGAATAGAAGATTTGAGGCAGTAAGAGCAAGTTTTGAGAATGATAAAATCATAGAAGGTGCTCCACTGAATGATAAAAATTTCACACTTATTAATAGAAATGATAATCTAGGTCCCGCATCAGACAGAACAGGTTTCTTTGTTTTAGCAAAAGCAGGAACATTAGAATTTGAAAACTTTTCTTATGGCGTGAAAATGTCTAACAGAGTAGAAGCAATTACAAATGAAAATGTTTCTAACACAGATGTTTGGTTACACAAGTTAGATTCAAATTTATTATACAAATCAGATGTTACTAAAGTTGATAATGATACACGTGAAACTGCAATATATAATTCTTTAAGAACAGGTTCAGGTGATATTGTACACATAACAACAGGTACAAACAATACAATAGAATTAAGATATCCAGATGGGATATTTGGTAATGCGGCATTTGGAGATTATAGAGCATGGTTCAGAACAGTTTCAAATGAAAACTTTTCTATTCAATCAGGCGATATTGATAACGTTGCTATATCTATTCCATATGTAGGCGCAGATGATAAAACATACAGACTATCAATTACTATGGCAAGCACCAAAGACTTTGGTGAAAACTTTGCAGGTGAAACATTTACAAGTGTAAGAAGAATTGCACAGAAGGCATACTATTCACAAGATAGAATGGTTAACGCACAAGACTATAATGTTTATCCTTTAACACTAGGTAATAACATTGTAAAAAAATTAAAATCAGTTAACACAAGTTTTGCAGGTAATTCTCGTTACTTTGAAATGGACGATGTTACAGGACATCATTCAAATCTAAGTATTACAGGTACGGACGGTTCTGTATTTGTCGAAGATGAACCAATGAGTGTTGCTTTGTTCTTCAATAGAAACAGTGGTGATGCAGATGACTTTGTTAGAAACGAAATGTCAAGAGCATTAGGACACGCATCATTGTTTAACAAGTATCACTTCTTATATAAAAATGATGTTAGTGCAAATAGAGTTATAAATGAATCTTATACTAAAAGTGACTTAAATAATTTACAAATTGACGGTGCCTCAGGTGCACCATGGGGTGTAGCACAAGGAGACTACTTACATTTAGTAGGCACATCGGGTACTGAGTATCATGCACGTGTTGTTAGAGTAGTAAGTCCAGATACATCAGGACTATCAGTAGATCCAAGTTCAGTTGTATTAGATAAAATTATACCAGAAGATGGTACTGTAAAAACTGCTATAAGAGGATATAGAACTAAGTTTATCGAAGATGCAGGTTTAGGAATTACAGAAATTTCAGATGTCAAACAAAAGATTGTTGATGATGCTTCAACATTCACTTTATATTATGATTTAAGAGATAACGCAACAGATTTATGGACGTGGAAAATTTGGGATGGTGTAGTTGATATATCATCTAAGATTAGTTTAGAATTTAAATATAATGCAGGTATACGTGCAAGTGAAGCCATGTACACTGCTAAATTTACTGGAAAGCGAGTAGTGTTCGAAAGCTATGACCAAGTTAAATTTTATTATGGTAACAAAAATATTATCGTAGACAATGAAACAAATCTTGCTGAAAGAGATAAAATTCTAATTAACTATTATGATGGTGGTTCTTTAAATGTTCTACCAGATACAAAATATAATGATATCGTAACAATCGGTTACGCACCAGTTACTGGTTTCCAAAGCAATGGAACAGGTGGTGGAACATTTAATGCAGTATACAGACACACAGGTGCAAAAGACAACCTTGAACTTATAGATCCTACTTCTGTTAATATAGATAACCCACTTACTCCAACAAAATATACACATCAATTAGTATCTCCAGTAGGTATTACATATGATTTACCTGATGGTTCGGTCACAAGTCCGACAGCCGCTAATGAGAATATTATCGGTGCAGATCCACAGTATACTATAACACTTGAAGTTGCAGATATATCACAATTTATTGCAAACGTTACAAGTATCGAAACTGGTTCATCAGTGAATTCATCAACTGAAACATTTATTTCATCAGATACTATACCTATCGTAACTGACACATCAGCGGCCGCAGTAGCAAACGCAGAAGCATCGTTTAGTACTGTAACAAGTACTAACTTAGAAAACACATACGGATTTAAAGGTCTGCCTTCATTGGCATATTTTGGTACAGCACCTACGACAAACAATTTCTTATGGATTGATATTAGTGCATTACCAACAGGAGAAACTTCAACAAGTGCTACGTTTGGTATGACAGGTGTACAAAAAGATTTTATTACTGGCTTTGATACAAACACTAATTTGTTTACGTTTACATATCCTTTCAAAAATTGGGGAGTATTAGCAGACGGAACAGGCGGTGACGGTATAACTAGTGCAGACAATATACCTAATGATGTTAGGTTTAGACAACTTGCATATGGTGAACTTAATTTCTCAACTACAGAATCTATAACGCAATTCAATATGATTATCAAAGATGCTAATGATAATATAATTGATAACGAACATTTAGAATTAGTAGCTGGTTCAGGCAATGCATATAAAATTATTTTCTGGACTATAGATCCAGGCGTAGGAAGTTTATATAATATATTCATTGGTGACGGAAGTGCAACTACAGACTTAGATGACTTTAGTGTAAAAGTTATTGCAGAAATCGAAGTAGCAAAAGGTGTTGAAACACAAACATCATCTTATGCAACTACTGGTGCATATGTTTATGATGATTTTAGAATCAATACTGGTTATGATGATGCACGTAAAGTTAAACTACTTACACTTGATACAAAAGGAAATCCATACGGAATATTAAATATATTTAACTCTACAGATGCACAAAATAATATATTAATTTCTAAATTCGTACAAGAGTCATATATCGAACCAACTCTTAACATAACATTACACCGAGCGGCAAAAACAGCAACAGCTGGCCCGGCATCAAATAATACTATAGCACCCGCAGTACAAAGTCCAGATTATACTTTATGGTTTAACACTGATAATAATTCATGGTATCTATATCAAGCAGGTATATGGACAACATCATTTGTTTATAATGAAGTAGTAACTGGTCCTAATAGTGTAATGTACTATGGTGACTCAGAGTATGCAGTTGTAGATGGAAAAAGTTTTGTTGAAGATAAGTTTATGAGTTACAGATGGGATCATTATGCAGACATAGACAAAAGAATTGATCCTAGTACAAGTAATATTGTTGATATGTATGTTCTTACAAGTGATTATGTAAGACGAGTCAATCAATGGATAGCTGGTGGATTTAAAACAGAAATTCCAGTAGCGCCTAATAATTTTGAATTGAAATCTCTAATGGGTGGTATTGAACCCAAGTCAGCAATCGCAGACCATATATCATACATACCAGTTAAGTTTAAATACTTGTTTGGTGCATATGCTACTCCTGAAAATCAAGCATCTTTTAAAGTTGTTAAAAAATCAGGAACTGCGTACACAGACAGTGAAGTTAAAACAGCCGTATCATCTAAAGTAAATGAATACTTTGCACTTGATAATTGGGAGTTTGGCGATACGTTCTACTTCTCAGAATTAGCATCATACTTACATCAACAACTTGGAGATTATATTGCAAGTGTCGTTATAACACCTAAATTTTCTACTAGTGAGTTTACAGACTTACTAAGTATTACTAGTGAACCAAATGAAATTTTCTTAAGTGTTACTACATCAGAAAATGTCAAATGCATTTCAGCAATTTCAACATCAGAACTTCAAGGCGAGGATGTAACAAGCAATGGCTAAGAATAAAATTTATGACTTTCTTCCAGGACATTTAAAGAATAGTGAATTAGAAACTATCTTTGAAGGTACACTGGAACGAGCATTCTCTAAAGGCTCAGTTGAGAAAACTAGAGCATTTGTAGGTAGAAAAGAAAAGGGAATAAACAGAGAAAACGATATCTATCTAACTTTCCCTCCACATGCATTCAATCGTGAAAATTACGGATTAGAACCAGTCTATGCTAGTACATATGATAAAGTATTCTATGAAGATATGCTTAATGCATTATTCAATAAAGGTGCATTAACAAACGACCACAGAAGATTATTCGATACAAAAAAGAAAACAATTAATATTCCAATTCATTTAGATAAGTTTATTAACTTTGAAATGTATTATTGGATTAAGCCAGGGTTCGACACATCTATAACTGGTAGTACTAAAAAACATTACGTTACTATTGGCAGAGACCAATTAAATTTATTCGCAGTAGACAACTGGTGGGCAAACGAAAATCAATGGTATCACTATGACGATATTAAAAATCTTATCACAGAAGATAGTAGTGAATACATGGAACAAGCAAAAAGACCTATCATTGAATTTGATAGTAGACTTGAACTTAGTAATGATAGTTTAGCCAAAGTAGCTGGTACAGATTGGGAATTTCCTACATTTAAAGTATACGACAAAGATGGTATAGTGACTGATACAAATGCAAAAATATTTTCATATGTATTAGGCGACAGTACACTATATAATGCAGACCAAGAATTAGGGTTTGTCCCGTTAATGGTTGCTGGTGATTATATCAGTGAGTTTCAATTCAATATCGACATGGCAGACGACCAACAGTTTGATGTAGATGGTCAAGTACAACCAATCTATATTGATACTATATTTCCTTATAGAAATTTTAGACAAGAGTTTGGAAGAGAAGCAGGAACATCATTAACATTATCACAAGCACCTCAAAGTGAAAATGCAATAGATGTATATATTGATGGTATAAAATTACAAAGACTTAACTCAGATACAAATAATCCAACTAACTACACAGTTGATGTTACTAATAATATTATAACTTTGAACAATGCACCAGAAGGTTTTGTATACGTTGACTACTGTACAAACAGTCCTGTAGTAAACGACGGTGACACTGGTTTTCAAAGACTGCATCATTCATTAGAATTTAACGTTGATAATAAAACTTACACAAACACAAATTTATCTTATTCATTAGTTTACGAACACTTTTTAAGAATAGTAGAAACTACACCTGGTCTTACGGGAGATGCAAACGGTTTTAACAATTTTAGAAAATTAACAGCAACAGGTATTACAACTACATTTAATAACAGAGGAAGTGTATTAGTTACAAACTCAGTTGATGTAAAAGATGCCTTCTTTGCATTGACTAGGGACGACTATGACCCAATCAAAGCAGTTGAGTTTTTATCTACAACATATCAAGGTTACAAAAATAAACTAGTAACTACAATAAGAGAAATCTTAGATGGCGCAGGCAGTACATCTAAATCAGATTTATTAATACTTGAAGAAGCACTTAATACTATTTCTTTATCTAAGAGAGATAGCATCAGTATATTTGACAAACTTGACATGATTAATCATGGTGAAATATTTTCTCATTTCCAAGAAGCAGAAATGACTATTACACCTAATGCTAAAGAACAAGTTGTCCCATCAGAAATATTACCTTTCGGAGAAGACAGGGCAGTATCAGTATTTAAAGATAATGTATTACAAAGATTAGATGTTGATTATACAATATCTGATACAGGTAATGAAATAACATTTAAAGAAGATATACCAAGCACTAGTACAATTATAGTAAGAAGATACGACAGTATTAAAGAAGCATTCATTCCACCAAGTTCAACTTATTTAAAACTAAATCCTGCGTATAAGCCTGAAATAGTAGTAGACGAAAACTACTCTAGCAATGTAAACTTTCTTAGAGGTCATGACGGATCATTAATGGCGGCATACGGTGATAGAACAGATTCAATTATGTTGATGTTCGAAACTTTTATTTGGAATAACTTAGATAAGAATATTGAAAGAACAACACTAGACTATGTTAATTACGGAGTTTATCAATCTGCAAATAGCGGAGAGTGGAGCAATTCTGAGAAGAACTACACAATGTATCCTTTCTTTAAAAAGTGGATGATTAGAAACAACATAGATGATTTAAAAAATACTACATATGATGTCAGTGATTGGAAGTCATGGAACTATAGAAATTACGATGCAACATCTCCGGGAAACTGGCGTGGTATATTTGAGTTTGCTTATAATACAGATAATCCACTTGAAGAACCTTGGAAAGTAGTAGGACTATCACAAGAGCCTGAGAATTTTAGAACAACATATGGTTCAGATTTTACAGACCCTACTTTTTGGAATAGTTTATTTACAGCTTATAATATTTCAAATATTCCAGTACCAGTTGGTTCTAATAATCAGTTGCGTCCAATCAATAGTTTATTTTTTAATGGTCAGATTAGCAACAATGATATAGGTAGATTAAGTGAAGATTGGGAATTCGGTGACGGTTCTCCAGTTGAAATGGCGTGGAGACGTTCAAGTGAATATCCTTTTGCTCAGTTTATTTTAATGATGTTAACTAAGCCTTTTAAAATTCTTCATACATACAAAGATGAAGTTAATAGAACAATCGAAATTAATAATAGCAGAGAAGGACATAACACTTCTCAAATTCTTTTACAAAAAAGAGAATACGAATTTAAATTAGGTTCTAAATTGGGTGGTTTTGTAAACAACTTTAGATTGTTTGCAGAGAACACTTCTATGTCTAACAGTAAGTATACAGAGATACCTAAAGACAATTATGAGTTAGTAATACATTCAGGAGAACCAAATAGAAGTGAATTTTTCAGTGCAATAGTAATTGAAAAAGTTTCAATGGATTCTGCACATCCAATATACGCATTAGGAAATACTGCTTCATATAAACCAGGCGATATTGTATATAACGAATCTGATAAAAAATATTATAAAAGAAAGTTAGACGGACAAACAACGGCAGAATTTACTGGTGCTATAAATTTTGATTATCAAGCATGGGTAATGATTTCACAGCCTAAGACACAATCTTTTGGTTATAGAGTTCAAGGATACGATGAAGTAAATCCTACATTCTTTGCTATGGATTGGGACAGAAGTTCTGGAGAAAAAGCATTCAGTACTAAAGGCGATAGAATGAATCTTAATGAATGGCAAGAAGGATATTTCTATAGACAAGACAGTTACATGAAATATCAAGGTCAGGCTTATGTTTGTTTACGTGAACATACATCAACAACATTATTAGATGATAACATTGAAGATTGGAAACAATTAGTAGAATGGCCTACAACTAATGTTATCACTGCATATGGGTATAAAGAATTTCAAAATGATGCAATTAAATCTTTTAACTATGGAGACATAGTAACTTCAATAGATGATGTTGCACACTTAATGGTAGGCTATCAGAAATATTTAGAATTAATAGGTTGGGGTTTCACAGATATAGACGAACAAGGTAACACAATAAATTATGAACAGTTACTATTAAAGTTTTTAGAGTGGAGTTCAGAAACACATGAACCAGGTGACTTTATTACATTGTCTCCTATGTTACTATCAGGTAATTTTACAGCACCGTACGGTGTAGCAACAGTAAGAAAAGAAACACATAAAAACTTTTATCGTGTAGTCGATGCATCAGGTAGATTAATTCCAAATACTTCAATTAACTTTACGACAGATGGCAAAACAATAAACTTTAGAAGTGATGTTCCGATTTACGGAATGAAAATTGATATTAAAGATGTTGAACACGCATTTGTTGTAGACAGAGTAGATAGTTATAACGATGTTATATATGATCCTCACAATCATAATAGAAACTTACGTATGCAAATTGATTGTAATAGAAATATCGATTGGGACGGTACATTAACAGTAGATGGTTATTTAACATACGGCGATGAACTGATTCCAAACTTTGAAACTATCGCAGAAGAATCAAAATATTATAGAGATACACTTATTGACCAAAGTTTAGATTCAACTAACACTCTTAAAGGTTCACAGATTGGTTATAGCAAAAGAGCATATCTTTCAAATCATGGAATAGAAAGAGAAAGTTCATTAGAGTTTTATAAAGGATTCTTATCTCATAAAGGAACTGAGTCTGCTATCAATAGAATTATTAATAACAATAGTAACTATAAAGATGTTACACACCAAGATGTTTGGGCAGTAAAAATTAATGAATATGGAAAATTAAACAACGGATATAAAGTATCACAAGATGTCAATACTATTGAAATCTTAAGTGATCCACATACGATTTCATATGATAATCTTCCACAACCATTCGTATTCAGAGAGATACCAAAGTATTACCCTGTAAAGACTACAGGATATGTTGACGGCAGTGATGTAAATCACACAGTAAAAACAGAATATGATTTAGTAAATTTAAATAATGAAACATTATATGAAGGCGATACTGCATGGATTCAATTTGATCCTAACAGAGAATGGGACGTAAGAAGATTAAGTGAAGTTGCAGAAATTGCCTACATAGGTGAAACAGATGATAACCAATTATACATTGGTTTAACAAATGAAATCGATACAGTTGAAACTGTATATTTAAAAATTAAAAACTCAACCATTGATCCCGAAGTTGCTGATTATTATTATCTAGTAAGTAACGGAACAAAAACAGTTGATGGTATATTAATTTATGAATACTTAGTATTTGAATTAAACTACGAACCTCTTATTGTTGAGATTGATAGTTCTACAAGTAATAGTTTATTTGTACCAACTTCATCACAACAAGGCGTTGAAGCTATCGGCTCAGTAAGTAATCCAGTTATATCTACTGGTGACAGTCTCGTTATAGATGGAACAACATTCTCATATGTACCAGGAAGTGGAACATCATCTAGTGGAATAAACATTGGTGGTGAATCAGCAACAGTTGATCCAGTTGTTTCTTCAAATGAAAGAATGCAGATGATTGTATATGGGGCAAACGGAACAATAGAAAACTCAAATACACTTGTTACATTTAGAGGTACAACTGCAACAGCAACATCTGGTTTAACTTCTCAAAAAGATGATGAAGTCACAATCAATGGCACAACACTTACAGTTGATTTTAGTGCCGTATCTAGTATCAGTGAAAGTTCTACTGCAACAGAAACTACGGCAATATCTGCTGGAGAAACTGTAATAGTAGATAGTGTAACAAAATCTTTCGCAGATTTAACAGTCACAGGAACAGTACTAGCACCAACGATACCACAAAACAAACCACTACAGATTAATGGAACACTGTTATCATTAATATCAGGAGATGATGTTGATGCAGTTATAACAAATATTAATACAAATAGTATAGATGTTGTTGCAAGTAAAACAGTTGATGATGAATTAGTATTGACAACTAGTTCTGGTGTTTTAGAATTATCAGGATCAGCATTACAAGATTTAGGTCTATCTACAGGCACTTCTTATAGAGCAAGTAAGTTTGAAAACATTGCTACAGAATTGTCAACAATCGCTGGTATAACAGCCACTGTATCAGTAGGTGGCATACTAACAATAGCAAGTTCAAACAATACAATGGTCTTAGGTGGTACTGCATTAACGACATTAGGAATGAGTGCTGGTACATACAACGCAACATCTGAACCAACATCAACATCAGTAGTAAATCAAATAAATTCTATTCCTGCTTTATCTGGAGTGACAGCAACAGCAACAGGTGGTGCAATATCGATTACAAGTTCTAATCCAACTTTAGAAATCGTAGAAGTAACTGCTGGAGCAATGAGTAGATTAGGATTTTCATCTACAACAGTTACAGTAGATTCTCTAACAAACATAAAAGAAGATATAGAAAATCAAGCACTATCAGGCGTTACGGGTGTAACAGTTACGAAAGGAACTTCTGGAAGACAATTACAAATTACAAGTACACAATCTAGTATTGTTCTAACAAATGTAATTGGTAACCCACTTAATGACATAGGTATACCAGTAGGAACATATTCAAATGCTATAACTACTAGCAGTAGTGCAACAGAATTCAAAGACCAAATAAACTCACAATCAACAGACGTATCTGCAAACATCACTAGTGATGGCAGAATGGTATTTACATCAAGTAATGTTAGTTTAACATTTAGCGGAACAACAGAAGCTATGTTAAATAAATTAGGATTGTATAGAGAATATACTAGTGTAACAAGTAATGCTAATTTCAAAGCAATGCGTTGGAAGTCTATGAGATTTACTCCATTCTTTAGGTTTGAAAAGTTTGATGAATTCTATACTGACTTAGGATTAAATTCAGAAGCATTAATTTGGGCAGACGATTATGATGGTGAAGGCTGGGCTATTTTAACTAGAAATAGTACAGGAACATTATTAATAAGAAACAGACAAGCAAATACACTTGAAGTAGATTATATGAAACGTATGATTTTACGTGATGGTGAAAACTTCTTTAACTATCAGTTATTCGATCCACTAAACTTAAAGTTCCCAGGAACAGCAGTTAAAGACATTGATTATATAACTTGGGAAGATCCTGCAGGATATGATGAAACAAGTTCTAATGAATTGTGGCTTGATGAGAATTTAGGAAAGATTTGGTGGGATACAAGTCTTGCACGTTATTATAGATACAACGATTACGGTGACTTGAACAAAAACTTAGTAGAAGCACACGTGTCAAAATATTGGGGCAAGTTAGTTCCAGGTTCAGAAATTAATATCAAACAATGGACAAAGAGTCAGGAACTCCCAGAAGGAATTACAACATTCACAACTAAAGTTTATTTTGATACGATTAAAAATAAATCTATTACTGAATACTTTTATTGGAGTGAAGTTGGTAATGAGCCTGTTGGAAACAAATCTCTAAGTATCGCAGAAATAAAAATGCTAATTGAATCTGGTGACATTAATAATAAATTTATTCCAGTCTCAGCTAATAAAATTATTATAAGCAATAATGCTTACGTGTTTGAAAATGAAAAGATATCAGCAACAGTTGAATACAGAGTAACACCAGATATAGATACTAAACATGTTGACTGGAAATTTATTAGGGAAGGCGGAGACCTTGGTGCACCAAGTTCACCAGTTGATGGAGAAATATTAAATCAACTTGTAGATAGCCTGGCAGGTATAACGTTCCAACAATATGACCAAAAATTAGTCGAACAGTCTATGTTAGGTGATCCTAACTTTGCTAGTATACCTTTCCCAATTTTATCAGGATTATATGGTGAAGGAACCGATGATGCAACGATAAACGATATAGTTGCTACATTGAATTCTAAAATAATTGATGCTAAAGATATTAGTTTTGATATTGATTCAGTAAATGCCAACAACGCAAAATTAAAAATTGCTTCATCTGTTACTGTATTAGTTGATGATGTAGTTAGAGTATACAGAGTACAGCCTGTAGCAAACAGTTGGTTTACAAATCTACAAAGTGCTAGAGAAAACTTTTCTTCACTTATGAATAAAGAAATGAGTAACAGATTTTTAAAAGGTGACTTCCCATTCTATAAAGATTTTATACACCCAGATGAATTAGCTATGTCTATGAAAGATTGGTATCTAAAAGACGAATACAAAGAAATTAAAAGATTTGGTTATCTATCTAAGACAAGAACATTTGACATGTTAAAATTATATAGAGAAGGAATCAAATCATTTAAATTAGAATTACCAACTCATAATGAATTCTATGCAGAACATGAAGGTGTTCTACGATTAGTTAATAGGTCTAATAGTTCATTGAATTTATCTTATGTAGATGTTGTCAAACCAGAAAATGACGTAGCATCAGAACAGTATTACGAAAACGCATTGGGTGTTCAGATACAAGAACTATTTTCTTTATTGAGAGGTTATCCTGTACCTTATCTTCTTAATAATATGATATTCGGTATGATTAATTATTTGTATACTGAAAAGTCACATCCAGATTGGTTATTCAAATCAAGTTACATAGATATAAGATTATTCCACAGAGAGTTTAGACAATATGCAATATACCAACGTGATAGTGAAGAAGATATTGTAGAGTATATTAATGAAGCTAAACCTTATCACACTAAGATAAGAACTAAGAGAAGACACTACAATCAAAACGAAGTTGCAAACACAAATGTAGATATAGAAGAATTACACAAAATTAAACTTGACTTTGGTAATCATTCACGTTATAGTGATGACATACTAGAAGGCGGAAATGAAAATATCATTGATGCAGATAACTATCCAGACATAGAAGATGGAACTTGGGAGCAAGGAAGACTATTAAGAACAAGATATCAGAATACAAATGACGAAGGTGGGTTCGATACTGGCTTAGTTCTTCCTAAGTTTTTAGATTCCTCAACTGTGAAAGTCAAGAGATACACTGACGATACCAGAACTACACATGACAAGACTTATATGTTTGTGTATGATATGTTTGGTCGTGGGTGGAAAATAGAAGTGAAAGCCGAATCGACTGCTACAACATTCGATGGAACGACATTAGTAGTAAATACTCCGGCATCCTTCACAACTGCATCTAAGAAGAACAAGAAATTGATTGCTTTTGAGAATGAGACAACAGGTATCATAGAATTTATGACATACAACAAGAAAGCATCACAAAACCTTACTATTGACGAAAGAGGTCTATATACAGGATTACACATATCTCCTGGCACTGCTAATAAAATTTATGCGTTAGATACGCCACTTGAAATGACGTTGCACGGTAAATTGAAGCCAGAGTGGATATAAAATGATATGGAAGGTATTTTGATAAATAGTTAAGATTACTAAGAGAGATAAAAATGTTTAAAGATAATATACAAGCACAAGTAGTGGGAATGCTCAAAATATCAGATGTTGAGACAGGAAAAGTACTTGTTGACAAGAAAAATGCTATTCATCCAGGTAATATGGCATATGTACTAGCCTGTGGGCTTGCTGGTCAACCAACAAGTGTCAATGGTACTGGTACATCACCGTTTATCAATTGGATGGCGTTCGGTAATGGCGGTAGTAATTCAACTACTACACTATCATACCGTTCTCCAAGAGTTTTCACAACATACGACAAGTTAGATATGACTGCGAGTAATTCAAAGTTATATTCTAAGACGTATCAACAGGAGACTACTAATACAGTATTTCATCCTGGACAAGATGAAGCTGGAATTACAATTCCAGAAAACACATCAAAGATTAATTTTAATGTAAAGCTGGATCACGACAAATACGAAGCAATGGTCAAAACAAGCGATCCAAGTGTTGATTTACCAATAACGGATAGCAATACCCATAGCCAAAGTGTCGCGGCGTTTACATTTGACGAAATTGGTCTATTAGCTGGCGTAACAGATGCTGGCGTATTAGACGAAACAAAGACCCTGATGCTAACACATGTAACATTTCATCCTGTGTTATTGTCAGCGAATAGGACTATCGAAATAGATTATACGATAACTATTCAACTTAGTTAAGAGAAATCCGGAAATATCTCTTGATTAAGAATTTAATGACTAGTCAAATTTAGGAGTAAAAACATGGCGGTGATATCAAACAGTGACTTAAGTACACTAAGAGACACCTTGAATTCGATACTAAACGGAACAGGTGTTCACGGTGGCTATAACCAAAGTCACACGGTAGCGGCCAACCCTGCGGCAGGTGATACAATCGATGATGCATATCAAGATTCTATTTTTTCTGCGGCAAGTAAGGTAGCAAATTATTATAACATTACAAATCCTTTTACGGCGGTTAATGCTGGTGATGTAATTGAAGATGAGCAATTTTTTAACGATGCAACGTCTTTTACTTCAACTATCAGTGACCACTTTGATAATCCTTGGAACAATTCAAGTGGTTGGGACATGAGTGTAACACAGGAAACTTCACAAACAGTGAGTGACTGGAACGGTGAGAAAATACAAATCGTAAGAGTTACATTCTCAGATGCAAACAATATGGATGCATGGTTCTCAGCTGGCGGAGAAATCCGAGTTACTGCATCACACAATGATACAACTAACAATCAGCAAGGAACTTCATGGGAGCAATTAACAGCAGAATTAGGAACATACAGAATTTCAGTACGTCCAACAGACTCAACTAACGTTGATTCTTCAACACGTAAAAAATATTCAGACTTAACTGGTTCTTATACAGAAATTAAAAAAGAATATGCAGACGATAGTGATTATAGTTCAAACTATATATGCATCGAAGCATACAAAGATACCAATCAAGTTTTTGTTAAAATTAAATTGGTAGATGCCCATACAGCGAGGTCAGATTCTGGTTCAGGATATGGCGGAGCATGGTCATGGACAGGTGCAGACCAAGTGGTAGGCACATCTACAGTAACAGTCAATTCATTGAAGTTAGCTAACTCCGATGCGGGTTCTGTAAATATTTCGAACCCAAGTTTTACGGTAATAGACAATCTAGCTTAATAGATTTTCTAATGAAAAGAGATAGGTTAATAAGATGGCACCACAAAGTTACTACTTAGGAGGAAAGATACGAGCATCCGATTATAACGGTTTCGCAGATGATATAAACGAAATTGTTGGAATTGGTGCGGGCGACTCAGGTTATGGTCAAGACCAACTCGTTATCCCTCACGTAGCAAGTGGCACAAAAATTAATGCTTCTCATATGCAGTTACTCCTAACTGCCTTAAAATTTGCAGGAAGACATCAGGGCACTACTATCAACTCACCGGAAGATACTAATGACCCTGAGTTTCCTTCTGCAGGACAAATAATTAAATTGCTACCGAACTTAGAAGTAGATATCACCAATGTTCGTGCAAATAAATTAAACTTTGACATAGCACAAATGACGGCAGAGTCAAACAAAATATCATCATCAAAAACATTCGATGTTCCAGGTGCTGGCGCAGTACACACTTGGAGTTCAAACGTAAACTATGAAGTATCTGTTATATTTGCAGATGAAGATGCACGTAGACATTTCTTTAATACAGGCAGTGACTTAAGAATAGATACATCATTAACAGGTGTTGATGCATCACACAAGCAAAGTGTAGATTGGCAAACGATGTTTTCTAATATCGGTATATTAAAACTAAGTCATAATCTTACAGAAGCGACAGGCGGTGTAGGTACTCCAGCTGGAGGATTTACATCTTTAACATCAACATATGCTAAAATCTACGAAAAATCAGGCGGTGATGGTAGCAGTGGATACTATACAAATAACCAATTTGAAGTATATGCTAGACTAAATGGCAATAATGCTATAGATTTTAAGCTAGATTTTATTGATGCTTACACTACAAGTACGTTCAATTTGACAGATTACGTAGCAGGAACTCTAACAGTACAACTAGATTTGCTACGTGCAGACGACCAAGATGCATCAGGTAATGGTGTAGTAATCACTTCCCCAACATTTTCGCACATTTCACAACTTTAAGGCTTGACAAACGCCCTATTTTCTTGTATTATTATAAGAATACAAGGAGTATAACCATGTCAAAAAAAGAGAATATTACGCCTTCAAGTACTGAACTTGAACGGCTAGAAAGAGCATTAGAGTTTTCGAACACTATGCAGACTTTCAACCTTAATAAAAACAACCTAAAAGTTAAAACACAGAATTTACTGAGTTACAGTAGTTATGGTGGTACATTTAAAGTATCGCAAGAGTTAATTGGATTTATGAGTACTATTGTCAGTGCAGGCAAGACAGAAGTAATCTTGCTTGATAAGAATGATATTCCAGTTAAAATTGAAGATACTACTAAGTTCCTAGAAGATATTTCTAGTTTGTATTTTGAAGTTATCAATGAATACTATAATGACTATCAAAAGTTACGTAGTTCACGTAAGATTGAGAAGGTCTTGGAAATCTAATGAGCAAAGGAATTATAATCTTTGCGACAAATAATGGGTTACTAGATTACATAAAAATTGCATGTACATGTGCAGGTTATGTTAGAAAGAACTTATCAGGTTTTGATGAAATTGCTTTAGTTACAAACAACGAGTCATTATTAGATAATGAAGAATTAGTAAACAAGTATTTCGATAGAACTATTATTTCCGCATCAAAACAAGATAGTAATATAAGACTATTTAAGGATACTGCAAACCAATCGCAGTATGCACCTTTTGTCAATATGTCACGTAGCGACATATATGACCTCTCACCTTACGAAGAAAGTTTGGTTATCGATTGTGATTACTTTGTAATGAGTAACACACTTGACCAAGTATGGGGTAGTGAAAACGACTTCATGATTAATTGTCAATATAGGGATGTTGCTGGTAGACATGGCGGTAACATATCCTATATTGATGATTTCTCCATACCAATGTATTGGGCAACAGTGTTCTATTTTAGAAAATCTGAATACACTGAAAACTTATTTACTTTAGTTAGTCACATAAAAGAAAACTATAAGTATTATTACTACTTGTATAATTGTTCGGGTACATTATTCAGAAATGATTTTGCATTTTCAATGGCTGTTCATATCTTAAATGGACAAGTAGCATCTAACGTACCATCGCTACCTATGGACTATCTAAACAATAGTTTCGATTTAGATGATATTTTTAGAGTAAATAGTAGCAACGATATTATAATGTATTGTGCTAAGCCTGAGAAAACAACTGAACATGTATTAGCTAGATTCACTAACACAGATATACACATTATGAATAAGTCTGCAATAGAACGTAATATAGATAAACTATTGGCGCAAGGAGATACTCTATGAGTAGAGGATATATTTGCATAGCACAGAATAGTACATATGATTATCTTACTCAAGCATATGGTTTAGCCTTATCACTCAAAGCAACACAAAAAGAAAATGCAATTTGTGTATGCGTTGATGAGTATACTAAAACACAACTTACTGGTAAGCACAAAGAAGTGTTTGACCATATAGTTGATATCCCATGGAATGATGATGCTGGTGCAGACAAATGGAAAATTCATAACAAGTGGAAGTATCCACACATGACACCATTCAAAGAAACTATCATTCTTGATACAGATGTTTTGTTCACACACCCTGTTGACCATTGGTGGGAACATTTATCTAAGAAAGATGTTTGGGCATGTACACATGTTAAGACATTTAGAAATGAACAAATAACAGACGATTATTATCGTAAGAAATTTACACAATTAGACTTACCAAACATATATAGTAACTTCACGTATTTTAAAGAATCTGATACTGCATTCGAATTGTTTAAAATGATTGAATTGATTATGGTTCATTGGAATGTGTACTATGATAAATTTCTTAAAGGAACAGGTCAAGACTGGATGAGTGCAGACTTGGCATATGCATTGGCTATACGTTTATTAGATTTAGAAGAGGAAGTTATTGATAATGATATTAAAGATGTACCTACATTCGTACATATGAAAAGTTATATTCAAAATATTCCTAACAATAAGATATCAGGTATTTGGACAGATAGTATACCAAGTACGTTGACACATGACTTAAAAATTCGTGTAGCTAATTACGAACAGTCACTTCCTTTTCATTACGTTGAAAAGAAATGGCTAACAGAAGAAAAAATTAATATGTATGAAAAGGCACTGAATATATGAGAAGCACCGGGTTCACACATGAAACTGAAAAGGCAAGAGTAGTATACTTCAATGATGCAGGTGATATACTTAGTATTTCATCTAATCAAACAGAAGATAACCCATTACTTAAGAGTGCATGGTTTTCTATGGAAGCTATATTACCTTTTCTTACTGGAGATTTTAAGTTCTCAGACTATAAAGTTGTAAGCACAGATGATATATTTGTTTACGAGATTATTAAGTCTAAGGTAGATATAAAACAAAGAAGCAAAGATACTCAGTTATACAATTTGCCAGATACAAAGTATTGTGACATATCAGTAACATGGGATGGTTCAGAACTTTGCTTTTCTCCTAGTAAAGAAGTAATAAAGAATGCAAACGTAGATGAACATCAAAATGTTACAGTTGCAGGTAAAACTCATCACCCATTTTTCATAACATATGAAAACAGACCAGATTTTATTATACAAACAGTCTCTATTCCGTTCGCAAAGTTATTGAGTTCTGAAACTAGAGTTAAATTCGAATATAATAAATACAGTATAAGTTTATATACCCAGAAGTTTCTGGAAACATATTCATTCAGGAGAACATGATGAGCAAACTAGAAATCGGTGAATTAGATGTTTTTTATCTAAGTTACGATGAGCCTAATAAAGAAGAACATTGGGCAGATATTATAAGTAAATTTCCATTTGCAAAAAGAGTAGATGGTGTCAAAGGATTTGACAACGCACACAAAGAATGTGCAAGACAAAGTGATACAGAAAGATTTGTTACTATTGATGGTGATAATATCGTAGATGAGAAGTTTTTCGATATCGAACTAACATTTCCAGCTGGTACTGATTTAGAAAATTCAGTTATTAGTTGGTCTGCAAAGAATGTAGTAAACGGTCTAGTATATGGTAATGGTGGTATTAAATGCTGGCCAGTGAAACTTGTATTAGATATGAAGACACATGAAAACGCAGTAGACGAAACAAAGAAAGTAGATTTTTGTTGGGACTTAAATTATATTCAGATGAATAACATTTATTCAACAGTACATAATGCAGGCTCACCGTTTCAAGCCTTTCGTGCAGGTTATCGTGAAGGTTCTAAAATGTCACTTGATGAAGGCAAGAAAGTACCAGTAGACGAATTTAAAAAACGTATATGGCCTAAGAACTATGAACGTCTAATTACATGGATGAACATTGGTGCAAATGTAGAGAATGGTATATGGGCATGTTACGGTGCAAGATTAGGTTGTTACGATACAAATCTTAACCCTGATTTTATTCTAGCAAACATTTCTAGCTTTGACTGGTTTAAAGAATACTTTGATAACACAGTGCTTCCTAAATTTCAAGGCGGAGACCAGAAGTGCGAAAAGACAAAAGTAGAATGGAATTATGAAAAACTATTTGATGCATGTTTAGAAATCGGTGATATCTTAGTAGATAAAATGGATATGGAATTATGTGACCCAACACCAGAAGTAGCATCTTTTTTTAAACGTGTTTACACTAACCCACCAAGAGTTAACAACCCATTAGCAACAGAGAAGCAAACCGGTTGGGACAAATAGATTCTAATGGCAAATTATGACGATGATGCCCAATTAACAAGAGACAAACTAAATTCTCTTTCGCCATCAATGTGTATGGCTAAGTGGTTACAAGTCAGTTTGCATTTGCCACAAGGTAGAACACACAGTTGCTATCACCCTCCAACGCATCCGATTCCTTTAGCTGAACTTAAAAAGGATCCAAATGCATTACACAACACAGTCTTCAAGTTAGAAGAAAGAAAGCAAATGAAATGCGGCGACCGTCCTGAAGGTTGTCAATATTGCTGGAATGTTGAAGATGCACCTGATGCCCCAAAGGGTGGTAGACTGAGTGATAGACATTATCGTTCAAGTGAATGGTGGGTAAAAGATGCATGGGACGAAGTCGTAAACAACCCATGGGATCATAACATCACACCACGTTATGTAGAAGTAAACTTCAATCAAGCATGTAATCTAAAGTGTAGTTATTGCTCACCTCATCTAAGTACCGCATGGGAAGATGATGTTAAGAAGCATGGTGGATTTCGTTTTAGTAATGGTACAGGTCATAATGATATAGACTACTTACGTAAGACTGGTCTTATGCCACTTGAAGTAGCACGTAAAGACAATCCTTATATCGAAGCATTCTGGAAATGGTTTCCAATGATATACAGAGACTTAAAAGTTTTTCGTATGACAGGCGGTGAACCATTAATGGATAACAATACATTTAAAGTATTTGATTACGTAAATGAAAATCCAAATCCTTTTCTTGATTTGAGTATTACATCAAACATGTCTCCACCAAGTCCTAAGTTAATGGATAAGTTTATTGATAAGATTAAAGCACTAGAAGAAATTCGTGTATGGGAAGATCCAAAAAGATTTAATCCTGATAGTGGAAATCATTGGTACGTTGCACCAGCATGTAAGCATTTTAGTTTGTATGTTAGTGTTGATGGTGTAGGTAAACAAGCAGAATATATGCGTGACGGTTTAAACTTTGATACACTATATGAGAATTGTCGTAGAGTGTTAAGTGAGACTGACGGTACAGAAATTTCTTTTATTAATACGTTTCAGTTATTGAGTATACCAAATCTACGTGGGTTCTTACAAATGATATTAGACTTACGTGAAGAATTTGGATATGAAAATCAAGAAGATAAAATAATTCAACCGCCTGACCATGATGGATTTAAACACCCACCATTTGTAAGAAAGAAAAGACAAAGAGTTTGGTTTGACATTCCTTATCTAAGATATCCTGACTGGATGACCATTCAATTAGCTGACCAAGAATTACTAGACATGATACAAGATAACATTGATTTTATGAAAGCCAATGTATTAGAGAATGATTTATATGGCAGAAAGTATACAGGATTTAAGAATTACGAAGTATTAAAACTTGAGCGTGATTTGGCGTGGGCCAAACAAGGGCTAAATATGAGTGATGAAGATTTAAGTAATCATTTAATTCGTTTTCATGAATATTTTTCACAATATGATGAACGTAGGGGATTAAACTTCTTAGAAACATTCCCCGAAATGACTGCTTTCTGGAACGAAGCTAAGGAAGAATACGAGAGTAAATATGGGTCGTAAACATTGGGAGGGTGAAACTCTCCATCAATATAAAGAACGTATGATAGATAGCAAGAGTGCTAGTTATTGTGCGGCTAAGTGGTACAATGCTACAATCTGGCTAGGACATGGTCAGACTGCTAGTTGTCACCACCCACCTGGTCACTGGATCCCATTAGAAGAAATTAAAGATAACCCAAGTGCTATTCATAACACAAAGCATAAAAAACTTATGCGTAAACATATGCAAGAAGGCAAACGTCCTGCTGAATGTGAATACTGTTGGAAAGTTGAAGATATGGGCAAAGACCACATATCAGACCGTGTATTCAAAACTGAAATCTTCAAAGATGAGGATATTGATAAGAGCATGGAAATGCCATGGGACGATAATGTAAATTTACGTACACTTGAAATATCATTCGATAGAGCATGTAATCTAAAATGTTCATATTGCAATCCTGCATTCTCAACTGCATGGGTTAAAGATATTAATACGTTTGGTTCGTATCAGAATATACAATCAGATGGGCGTGGTCACTTTGTTGATAATGCACCATGGGCGGCACCAGTATCAAAGAAAGAAGAAGACAATCCATATATTCAAGCATTCCACAAATGGTGGGAAAGTGATTTAGCAGATTGCTTAGAAGAAATTCGTATAACAGGTGGTGAGCCTATTATGCATAGAGGTACATGGAGATTATTTGATTGGTTTGAACAAAACCCTGATAGAGGACGAAATATGCGTTTCGCTATCAATTCTAATCTATCTCCTGAGAAACCAAAAGTACTAGATAAACTTATTGAGAAATCTTGGTTCGTTCCTAATTTTGAAATCTATACATCAATGGAAGCAACTAAGTCTCAAGCAGAATATATTCGTGATGGACTTGATTACGATTTATGGAAATCAAATATTCATCGTGTATTAAAAGAATCAAATGTAAAAAAGCTACACATGATGATGACTATCAACTCATTATGCTTAGTTACAATTACAGATTTCATGGATGAAATGTTAGACTTGCGTGACGAATACGGACAACGTGCGCCTACTATGACACTTAACATTTTGCGTTTCCCATCTTTTCAAAGTGCGGCAATACTTCCAGAAACTGTAAAAACATTTTACAAAGATAAACTAGAAGCATGGTTTAGAACAGAAAGACCACAACAAAAACTATCAGAAGGCGAGAAAGCAAGTATCCAAAGATTAATTGATTATCTTGATATTGTTAAAACACCTCATAAGAATACAGCAGAAACTCCGAAACTATACAATGATTTTAAAGCATTCTTTTCTCAGTTTGATGTACGAAGAGGACATGATTTCAGAGAAGTATTTAAAGGACCTATCGCAGATTGGTATGAAACATTAAAGGCAGATGCACCAAACAGAGAGCAAATCTTAAATAAAGAATTAATATTCAAAGTAAGTGACAGAGCAGGCGACCCTGCTACTACAAAAGATTATGAAGGCGGTGATGATGCTCACGAAAAAGTTGGTGGTTGGGATACTGAAAACGATGCACTAGGAGGAGTAAAAGTTGAATGAAACGACACTTAGTAATGTACAATGCAAGGACTGGGAGTACCGTTGTTGGTAACCATATAGCAGAGAATTTATGTACACCTCCATTTAATTTTTATGAGCATGGGTTAGAGTCAACAGAAATTCATGATGATGAATATGACTGGTACCTAGGTTTGATGATTGATATAAACAAAAAATATCCTGAAATAGAATGGTGCATGAAGTGGAACATCATGTGTGGATTACGTGATGGCATGAAACAAAAATCTAGGTATGCACTTTATGAATTTGATTTTGCTAAAGTACATAATTTCTTTAAGATAACAGGTGTAACTGATTTACATTTTAGTTTCAGACATGATATGATAGATACAATTTGTAGTTTTATTATCGCAGAACAATCAGGTAATTGGGTTGTAAGAAAGCGTAAGAAAGCAATATACGAACCTTTCGAAGTAGATAAAGGACTTATTGAACATTATATAAAAACATTTGACTTATCACATCAGGCTTATAGCAGAGTCGTTGAAGAAATGAAAGACAAGTATACATGTCATTTTTATCCTTATGAAACTTTAGGTGACATAATAGATATTGATAACGACCCACATGGGCTTATAAAACAACTATCTAAAGATGACAAAACTAAAATTATTACAAACTATGATGACATAGAAAAAGCTATCAAGGAATCGAGAATATGGAATCGTGAATATGACGAATCAACTGGAGTCTATACACTTGAATAAGAAGATAATACCTATCTGGAAAAGCGACGGAAGTTGTGCAGAAGAAAGTAAAAACAAAACTTTCTGTATGGCTCCGTGGTCTCATACCTATATATCTCCTCAAGGTGAACGTAGACTATGTTGTGCATCACGTGAAGAACATTCGTTTCAGAAACAATATATCGATGCATCTAATGATGAAAGATATGGTGAAGTAAAAGATTCTAAAACAGATGCAGATGACTTTAATCCTACATCATTAGATGAACATTGGAACTCTCAATACATGAAAGATATTAGAAAGAAACTAATGTCTGGAGAACGTATTCCACAATGTGATGTTTGTAATGACGATATTCTAAGTCTATCATCTTATCGTAAATGGTTTACTGGTGTACTATTCAGAGACAAGATACAAGAAGCATTCGATAAGACAGATGATGACGGTCATACAACAATGCCTGCTATATCATTTGACTATCGTTACTCTAACTTATGTAACTTTAAATGTCGTATGTGTGGTGAACAATTATCAAGTTCGTGGGAAGCAGAAAAGAAGAAACACAACATGTGGTCGATTGAACATCAACCATTTATGCAACCAACTGTAAAACAGAAGATGGTAAAGTTTCAGCGTACAGTTGTTGAACCAGAATTTAAGAAAGCAATTAGTGATGGTATTGTAGAAGAAATATATTGGGTAGGCGGAGAGCCACTTATGTATGATATACATTGGTGGGCATTAAAAGAAATGGTCGCTAATGGTTCTGCAAAGAATTGTCACTTAAGATATAACTCTAATTTGTCTCGTACAACATTTAAGGGTATGGAATTATTTGATTATCTACCTCAGTTCAAAGACTGGTTAATGTGTGCAAGTATCGATGGTACAGGTGATATCGTAGAGTTCATTCGTAAAGGTATTGTATGGGACGAGTGGTTAGCTAACTTTAAGAAAGGACTAGCGGCACCAGGTGGTAAAGATAAGATGCTATTCGACTTAACTATTACAGGTCCCGGCATGTTTAGTATTAAAGATTTATTTGATTTAAGTTTAGAATTAGACGTAAGAATAGAAACAAAGATTATGTTCGCCTTTCATGCTGATATTGTGTTTAGTCCTTTTGCATGGCCTAAGCATATATTGAATAGGCATTTAGACGATTTACTAGCCTATATTAAGCCAAGGGCAACTCCTAAGCAACAAACTCTAGTAAATACATTAGTAGGTATGAAAGATAGGCAAACATTTGAAGAACAGTGGCCTGAGACACATGAGCAACAGTTTTTCAATGGAAGAAACTATCAGGAACAACTTGATAGAATTAGACAAGAGCAATATCGTTTGGAAGATATTTACAAACGAGATCCAGAACTATACGAGTGGTGGACAAGAAAGGAAAGAAAATGAAACTCAGAGTAACAATGTCTCAGGAAAAGATGATACCTCCTTTAAGAGGAGATAAGTATTTACCAGTCAAAGAGATACCCGAAAGCAAACGTTATGTCATGGATTATGATTTAACAAGACGATGTAGTACTACAAACAAATTTATTAGATTGATGAAGAAAACTCAATCATATGGAGAATGGTCAACATCATGGAACTTCTATCCAACTATCGATAAAAGAAGATTTGTTCAAATGAAGAATAGAATGAATTGGATAATTGAAAAAATGAAAACAGTTGACATAGTGAACAACGTTGACCCTAAACTTGTATTAGATGTAAATTCAGTTAATCCAGAATTAGATAAATTGAATGCATTGCATGAATACTTTGAAGATGAGTCAAATCATTTACAAGATAATGAAGTTCTTGAATATATTGAGCATGGAGATATCTATGTTTGGTTAGAAGAAATTAATCAACTAGTTCACTCTATGGAAGGCCTTGAATATCATATGGGCGAAGATCCTGAACTAGAATTTTTTGGAACGTGTCGTGTTGTCACTAGAGGTGACGGCATGGGAGCAGTACAACAAGAACCGCTAGAAGAAGCTGATTACAAAAATTTTACAGTGTATCATGATTGGGGTGATTTGACTCTTGACTACTTTAGAGTTGGCAAAGACTTAATGGCATGTTACGCCTCAAATGATTTACCTTTAGTAACAACAAAGAAACTTTCTCAACAAAACACAGTTCACACTTGTTTTGAAATGAGATTTAAGAGGTGGGGACATGAAGGAGAACCTTATTATCCTATAGATGAGTTAGCGAAGTGGGTTAAGAATAATAATCTTGACCAGTATTATGACTTTAGTAAACCTGAGTTTACTAGTGGTAGAGTTAAATTAGGAAAATTAAATATGGAAGGCAAAACAAAAGAAGGAGTGATGTCTGAACTTATGAAATGTACAGGTATATATCACATAGAATTAATTGATGGCTAAAAAGAAAACAAGAATTAGAGCATTTGGTTGTAGCTTAACTGCACAACATCATTGGACCCATCTATCCCATGATATCAAACCAGGTCATGTATGGAGAAGAAATGGAGCAATAGAAAACTTTGACCCATGCATATGGGATTCAAATAATATTGAAATGAAAAGTTGGGCTATACCAGGCTCAGGTGTTCATAGTGCAATAGCAAAATATACATGTGCTTTACTTGATGGAGAAATAAAAAGCAATGACATAGTAATTTTTCAAGTAACTAATCCTGGAAGACTTACTATACCTATTAACAATGTTAATAAAGATTTGTGGGGAGACAATATTAGTAAAGGGTATAAGAAAAGAGAATTGAAGAAACTACCCGGTTCTGTGACAAACATAAAAAACAAATTCGATGGTGATATCACATCATTTGGATTTGATCCATCGTGTAATGAATGGATTAAGTCTGGAATGAAACGTGAACCAAAAGAGATTTATACATTATTAGGTGAAGGAAGACGGATTAATCCTTGGACAATGTATAGTTTAGTAGCAGTATTGCATGGTATAAAACTAAGCAATGCAAAACTTTTAGTAGTATTTGGTTGGGATACGGCTTTAATGAATTCAAAAGAAAGATTATGTGATGCGTTTAAACAACTAGGAATAGAATATATAGAAGATAGTATACTAGAATATGCAGAAAGTAGAGGTGATAAGTTTGAAGAAAGTCATCATCCTAGTATTAAAGGTTATGAAATGTTTACAAAAGAAAAATTAAAACCAAAATTAGAACAACTAGGATGGCTATAACGTGAGCGATACTTTTTGTCCATTATTATTTCAACACCTTGCAACGCACCCGCATGGTGGGGTAACACATTGTTGTGTTGCTGACCATCGTAATTCGTTGAGTAGTTCACGTGATGGTGATAGATTTTATAATCTAAACCGTGACACCGTGTTTGATACAATGAATAGCAAAAGCTATAAGAAAGCAAGACTAGAAGTGTTAGAGGGTAAAAAACCTAAAGCATGTATTCGTTGTTATGCCGAAGAAGCTAAAGGCATGTCTTCTAAAAGAACAGAAGAAATCAAAAACTATTCTGAGTACACTGTAGAAGTTGCTAGGGAAGCCACTGATAGCGATGGCTTCATGAAAGATGTTCAGCTAGAGTTTGTTGAATTAAGATTAGGTAATGTATGCAATGTAGCATGTCGTACATGTAATCCAGCAAGTTCAAGTAAGTGGAGAAATGATTACGATGCTCTACAAAAGAAAACTACATTTAAGTTAACAACATACGATACGATGGAAGGCTTTAGATGGCCTGAGCGTGATGGATTTTGGGAAGACTTATTACAACATTGTGACAGAGTAAAAACATTTTATATTAATGGTGGCGAACCAACACTCATTAAAGAACACTTTAGATTTTTAGAAAGACTAGTAGATTTAGGAAAAACAGATATAAAACTTTGGTATAATATTAACATGACAAACATGAATGACAAAGTTATAGACCTGTGGAAAAAGTTTGACCATGTGAAAGTAAGTTGTAGCATAGATGATTTAGAAGATAGAAATCATTACATAAGATATCCCACACAATGGGATTCAGTTATTAAAAACTTCTTAAGACTGAAAGAAGAAGGCTTTGAGATTGATGTAACACAGACTGTATCATGGATGAACTACTCTACACTAGGTGATTTTTATAATTTCTTTCATAGACAACATGGAGTATGGGTACATCACAATTATGTATACGACCCAGATATATTATCTCCAGCAGTATTACCAAAAGAAATGAGAGATAGAATACATAAGAAATTTTCTAACGTGTTTGAAAGTTGGAAGCTAAGAGAATTTGAAAAAATGTTTAGTGGTCCTGATAGAAAAGATAAATGGCAAAAAGCGATTGAGTATACTAAGAACTTAGATGAAATAAGAAAGCAGGACATAAAAGATTATTTACCTGAGTTTAGGGAGTATTTCTAATGTCTTTACTTTATCTTTACAAAGATATACTACACTTAGACTTAGAAATGAGCAGTCTTTGTAATGCCAAATGTCCTATATGCAATCGTAGACAACAAGGAGGACCAAAGAATACTTCTTATAAAGAAACATATCTAACACTAGATAGATTAAAATCTTGGTTGCCAAATGAATTTATCGCTCAGTTATATGGTTTACAATTATGCGGAAACTACGGCGATGCAATGACTAATCCAGAATTAGTTAATATATTAAAATATATAAAAAGTATAAATCCTAAAATATACGTAACAATGAATACTAATGCTAGTGGTAGAAATGAAGAATTTTGGACTGAATTAGGAAAGTTGTTTAGTGATGAAGGATGTATTTTAACTTTTAGTGTAGATGGTCTTGAAGATACAAATCATATTTACAGAAGAGGAACTCACTGGAAAAAGATAATGAATGCAATGAAGTGGTTTGTTAAAGCGGGTGGCAGAGGCAAATGGGAGTTTCTTGTATTTAAGCACAACCAACATCAAGTCGAAGAAGCAAAACAACTAGCAGTAGATATAGGGTTGCTACAGTTCTTTGCTAAAGAGGCATTAGGATTTGTTAATCAACCTATTACAGAAGATGGTAGAAAATATAATAGTTGGATGAAAGTATTAAAAGATGATGGTCAATTAGATTACTTTATAGAACAACAAGATAAGAGTTTAAATACTAATGAAATTAAACTATACTTAAAAGATGCAGGCTTTACTAAGTCAGAAGAACAATCGATTGAACCAGATGAGTTAGCTAAAAAATTTAATGATCCAAAAGCATTCTGGAAACCCAGAATGGATAAACAAATTATAGATAACAAAAGAACATTATCTCCTCATGAAATAGAATTAGGTCAAACAGATATTCATTGTGTTGCTATACCTAGAAAGGGTATTTTTATAGGTCACGATGGTTTAGTTTTTCCTTGTTGTTTTACTGCAAGTAAATACTATGCTAATCCTAGTTCATATGAAGTTTCACAGTTGCAAGATTTCATTAACTCATATGGTACAAGAAATATAAGTTTGGAATATAATAGTTTGAAAGATATAATAAACGGTCCAATGTTTCAAGGCAGATGGCCAGATAATTTTAAAAGTCGTGATATCAGAGATAAACGATTAATAACATGTTCAATATTTTGTGGAAAGAAAACTAATCATGAATTTAAGAAAACTAAAGATAGTATTAAAGCAGAAAGGAGTCTGATTTAATGTACTATAATAAATGGATAATAAATCGTTCACCTTTAATCAAAACTATACATGGCGAACCTCAGCATTATGACTTATATCAAAACTTTGTTGATGAGTTACACCCTACTGTTAGGTTTGAAAAATATTATTTTGTTTCTCCTTGGATAGCATGTAAGTATTTTGATGAAGATGAATTTGATGGGTATGATTACTTAACTCTTACTGATAAACTAATCGATGAAGTATTGAACGACAAGTCTATCACAAAAGATTTAGAGCAAGGTAATACTTGTATTGTATTCGATATGGGTGCAGAACTTATACCATTTAGTTACTATGAGAAGATAGATAAGTTTTATTCTACTAAATCATATGCAAAGAATGTAAAGTATTGGTCTATGTATGAACATCTAAAACCAAAAGGATCAATAGATTACTTGACTGTTTCATCTAGTACTTTAAGATTTTCAGATTACGAAGAAAACAAAGTATCAAATGAGTATCACGAAAAATGGGAATTTTCAGAAGATGAGTTAACAAACAAACACGTTCTATTTCTTAATAAAAGAATTAGACCACATCGACTTGACACTTTAAGTAAGTTGTTAGAAAAGAAAGTTAATATAAAAGATAATTTCTACTTTAGTTTTCTTGGTACAAATAATAGAGGAGAAGGTGATCCTCTATATGATAGTGATGTAAATGCAATATACGGCAGAGTACCAGATGTATATAATAAAGATATGGCTAATAAAATATTATGGGATTATTATAAAACAGAATTGCCATATAGTATGAATTGTCAGAGGGACGAATGGTTAGCAAGTTCATCTTTAAACAGAATAGAAGAATTACTTCCATATAGAAAGAGAACATACGTAGAACTAATTACAGAGTTTACGCACAGTGATGAGTATGTTTCGATAAGTGAAAAACTTTCACAAGCAATACTATGTAAGAAACCTTTCATTATAGTAGGTGATAGAAAGTATTTAAGAAATATAAAAAACTTAGGGTTCAAAACGTTTGATAAATTTTGGGATGAAAGCTATGATGAATTAGCTTACGAAGAAAGAATAGATGCTATAACTGATGTTGTAAAAGAAATTGTAGATACAGTTGACGTAAAGAATGGAATAACATACAGTAAAGAATTACAAGAAATATTAGAACACAACTACAATCATTATAAAAATGTATATACACCTAGTGTATACAAAGATGCATTCAAGTCTTTGAGTTTATTAGACTACAAACCTCAATTAGAAGACAAAGCAGATGATGAAGAAGTTAAAAGAGAAAAGACAAAATATGTATGGTATAGTGAAAACACAAATACAATAATTATACCTATAGCAGGAAATTTAGACGGTGCAATAAAAAACAAAGTTGCACCTAGACTTGCATATAGATTAGTTGATAAAAATAATTTAGATAACGTATCTAAAATACCAGCTATTGCGATTACAAGACACCCTCATAAAAGATACGCAAGTTACTTAGAAAACAATGATGATGTTAATAATGACTTGTTAGAACAGACTGGTTACATGTATGACCTAAATGTTTGTTATACTATTGATATGGACGACATACATCGTGAAGGTTATTATGCAAGATGCAAAGATTGGAACGATGATTTTGGTCACAGAGATTCAGGAAGGCGCATCGCAGATATATTATACGAAGAAGAAATACATACTCCACGTCAATTAACTCCAGAAGAAATTTTATTCGTAGATGAAAACTATAAATGGGATTGGACAATGTATAATGAATATGGTTCTTGGAGATTTAGAAAACCACACAACATCGCAAAGATAGGTGTAGGGTTTGAACAATACTTTGATACATTCAAAGACGTTTATAAAAAAGAATACAAAGTATTAACTAAGAAACTAAAAAGACATTCACAATACCTAGAGTCATCTTTAGAGTCTGCATATTGGGTTAATCATAGTATGATACTTGATAACTTAGGATTAAACTATGCACCTAAAGATATTAAGATACTTGATATAGGAACACACTTTGGATTTATGCCTCACTTCTTAAAAAGTCAAGGATTTACAAATGTACATTCTACTAACTCATACAAAGAAGCAGGTGATTCGCTTGATGAACTTAAACTTATTTGGAAGACATTAGGTATAACAGAACCAGCAGATATACATATTGAGCCTCAGACTCCTTTTGATTTGTTAGACAATAGCGACAATATGTACGGAAAAGACTTTGATTCTGCGGAAAGATATGATATAATACTTATGAATATGTCAAACGTATTCTGGAAAACAGATAAAATTGTAAGACTACTAAATGGAAACATATCACAGGCATGGCAAGTAGTAGACAAGAATAAAGATACTAATACATTCTTTGCACCGTATGATGTTAATGACATACATTATTTTACAAAGTGTATTATGAGTCAACTCAAGGTTGGCGGCAGTGCAGTCATACAACCGTTCCCATATGCTTACTCATCGTTTGATGGATTTAGAAATGAACAAGGCACCGTTGCGACATGGCAAAGCGAACATAGAGGACATCAGAAGCCTCAGTCAACTAAACATTGTCCAACTTTAGAAATGAATAATTACTTTATTATTCATAAGGAAAAGAATGAATGAAATACTATATAGCAGGAGATAGAGGACTAGTAGGAACGTGGTATAAGAAACTAATACCTGATGCAGAAGGAGGCAATACTCAAAATGCAAACTATACGTCACGTATCTCAACTAAACAAGACATACATATAAAGAAGCCCACACACGTAGTTATAAATGCGGCTACTGTAGGTGGCTTACAAGAAGACTTAGATAAGAGTTTTGAGTTAATGATTAAGAACTTAACAATTCAAAATAATATATTTGAGGCGTGTCGTTTTGCAAGAACAGATAGAGTATTACTACAAGGAAGCACATGTAGTTATCCTGAGATTGGCGAACAACCATATAAAGAAACTCAGTTACTACAAGGCGAACCGTACTCTACTTACTTCCCAACTGCTTTGCCTAAGCTAATGGGTATGTATCAATGTAGAGCAAGTAATGAAAAGTATGATACACATTGGCGTACTGCAATCAATACAAACATGTTTGGACCACACGATAGAGTAGGAGAACATGCACATGTCATAGGTGCATTAATGCAAAAGTTTGTCGATGCATGTAAAAACAATTCAGACAGTATTGAGATATGGGGTTCCGGTAATCAAAGCAGAGATATACTTTATATTGAAGATGCAGTTGAGGCAATGGATATAATTCTAAACAACGACAAGTATGATACAGTTAACGTAGCAAGTGGTTTTGAGATTTCTATTAGAGAAATAGCTGAACTATTAATTAAAGTCAGTGGGTACAAAGGCAAACTTTGGTTCAATACTGATAGACCTGAAGGAATTAAAAACAGAGCGATAGACAACTCACGTTTAAAAGAGTTAGGGTGGGTTCCTAAATACTCTATGGAAGATGCATTCGCCAAAACATATAAGTGGTATTATGATAATGGAACACAAGAAGCATGACATGTTTGTATCAGATAATGTCCTATACGACAACGACATTATTTACATAGGTCCTAGTTGGGCTGTACAAAGTTATTCTACACCTTTAGGAAATGACGGTGAAGGAAAAGATATAAACATAGGAGATATGTTTGCAGAAGAATTTAATCATACGTTTGGCAAAAAGAGACATGCATGGTTACCTACTCACGGTATAGGTAATTTAACTTGTGTACAACGATGTTTATCATCTGGAAACATTTCTAATCAAGTAAAGAAGAAACCTGTGATTTGGGTTATGTGTGACCCGATAGCAAGATTGTATTACGAAAAAGAAACAAGAAAGATGTGTTGGCCCTCTTATCAAGAATCAGAAATAATAACTAAGGGCATCAATGTAGGATCATGGGTTGATAGATTTTTTAAGAACCCAGATTGGTTAGAACAACGAAACGAACTTTTACATTTAGATTTAGAGGCAATGAATAGTTTAGAAGTACCGATTGGAATATTAGGCGCTCATACAGATATAACATATGAAGATGTTAAACCATATGAAAATCTTACAGTATTAGAACCTAGTTGGCAGAATATACTATGTGAACATGCAGGCATCAAAGGTATGAATCCAAATTTAGGTGCAGACTTCTTACATCAAACATTGAAGATTTATATCAAACAAGCAGACATAGAAAAACATATGCAGGCTCACAATTTAGATAAATACACTTGGAGACCTGGTGAAAGTACTAGACAACTTATGTCTTTGATTATGAATCCAATAATGTCGTGGAAAGGTTCAACGATAAAGAAAAATAACATTGAGCCAAGCATTATTGATTACATACATGAGCAATATGATGTCTGGAAGCAATTAGAAGATAAAGGCTTATTTAATTGGGTTCATCCAAGTATCGAAGGAAATATGATTTTCTACGAACACGTAAAACATAAGATGGAGAATTTTGTAAATGCTCACAAAGAATAGTCACATGAATCCCGTATACGGGAAAGAAGAAATTGAGAGTGTTTATAACTACGTCAACTCTGGTGGGTGGATTATGGAACACGATAAAACCAGAGAATTAGAATCTCTTATATGTGACTATACAGGTGCCAAGTATGCACACATGGTAACAAGTGCTACTACGGGTCTCCTGTGTGCTTCTATGATAGCTAATATCAAGCCAGGAGAGAAGTTTGCCGTAAGTGCATATACTCAAGCGGCTACATGTAATGGTGCAATATTAATGGGCGGTGTTCCTGTAATAGTAGATGTTGACCCATTCAATTACTGTATAAACTTTGATAAGATACCAACAGATTGTAGAGTTATATTTGTATCAGCAATCAATGGTAGATATCCTAAAGACGTTGAAGAAAAAATTAAATCTCTAAGAGAGAGTGGTAAGATTGTAATCGAAGACTCTGCACAAGCATTAGGAAGTAAAACAGTCAATGATGTACACTGTGGTACTATGGGTGACATGGGAATATTTAGTTTCGGTGCACCAAAGATTATTACTACAGGACAAGGTGGTTGCATAGTTACTAATGATGAGAATATTAGTAAACAAATTCATGCTATAAAAAACTTTGGCAGAACAGTTAAAGTCGGAGAAGTATATAACGTAATGGGATTGAATTTTAAATTCACAGACTTACAAGCATCATTCGGTGTGCCACAAATGAAGAAGTTACCATTCATCGTACAACACAAGAAACAATTATTCAAATGGTATCGTAAACATTTAAAGAAAGTAGTAGACTTTATCCCTACAGATTTAGAACATCAGACACCTACGTATCCAGAGATACTAGTAAGCAAAAGAGATAATCTCGTAGAAGAACTACGTGCAGAAGGTATAGGTTGTCGTGCAGTATACGATAGTCTTTGTAATCAACCTTTTCATAGAAAGTACAGAACGCCTACACCAATAGCAGACGAACTAGCAAGTAGAGGTTTGCATTTACCTGGTCAGTTTAATTTACGTGAAGAAGACGTAAAAAAGATTGCAAGTGTTGTTAAAAATCACGCGGCGTGATACAACTTAACTAAACTATCAATACCATCTTCAAGAGTTTCGGTAGCAGTGAACCCGATGTTTCTAATTTTTGTATAGTCAACAAAATAGTCTCTGCCATCTTTATCGTGAGATAATTCATCGTTAATAATTAATTCATAATCGACTTTGCTTTTAATAATCTGTGCAATGTCTAACTTAGTATGATTTAAAGTTTCATCACCGACATTCCATATCTCGCCTTTCATAATATCGTATTTCTCTAACGCCCATCTGAATGAACGTGCCAAGTCGTTAATGCTTAAGAAAGTACGTTTGAAGTGCTTTTCAAATAAGACCAATTTCTTTTCAGCTATTGCTTTGTAAGTAAAGTCATTAACAAGTAAGTCTTGTCTTAATCTATTACTCACACCAAATGCAGTTGCTGGTCTTAGTATAACTGCATCAGTTCCTTTTAATTTCTTTTCACCATCAAGTTTATAAACACTGTATGTACTAATTGGATTAGTCTCACATGTTTCATCACATGTCTTACCAAGTTCACCGTATACACTTCCTGTACTTGCATATACAAAAGGTTTACCTACAGAAGCATCTATAACTCTATTAGTTCCTTCTACGTTAACTCTATATGCTAAGTCAGGCTCACGTTCACATGACGGATAGCCTACAATACCTGCTAGATGAATTACTGCATCTGCACTTTTTAGAATAGGTTCTACTTCTGGACTACAAATATCTATCTTGTGTAAATGAAATCCTTTTCTATCTAATATGTTTAATATGGGTTGTACTCCATACTTTAACCAATCTATACAAATAACTTCATGTCCGTTGTTTAATAGTTGTTCACTTAATCTACAACCAACATATCCTGCCCCACCTGTTATTGCGATTTTCATTTTTCTTTCTCCTTAACTAGTACGTATTTGATATTACAATATCCGCAAACTGCTTCACCTTTTTTAAGAGTATAATAAACTTTAGGGTGGTCTCCATCTTCTCCCATACAAGTTATCTGTTCTTTAGTCACGTATACTATCTTTTGTTCCATTTTTTCCTTTGTGTTCTACTACATTAACATCTGGCATTGCAAAGAGCATTCTTCCTCCTTGTTCAAGCCATTCACTTTCTTTTTCAACAAACATATCTTTGAAACCAAAATTAGGGACAAAGAATAAGTCTGCATCTTTCTTTGCATCATCTTCATGTACAATAGGTATGCCTGTTCCAACTGTATATCTTCCTACTTTATCTGGATGTATTTCTGCGGCACCTTCGAATAAATCATGTAGTTTCCAAAACTGTAACATTGTATTTCCTTTTGTACTAGCACCATATACATAATTCTTTTTACCATTTGATTTTGAATCTTGTAATACAGTTCTTAACAACATACCATTACGTTCTACATCTTTAAAGAATGTTTCTAAAGAAGATAAGTCTTCAAAATATTCTATACTGCCTTCGTTCTTTTTTCTAGCCCATAGTTGATAACTTCCACCTTGTATATCGTTCTCTACTACTTTATAGATTTCAAGACCGTTAGTTTCATATAGTTCTACAAGACTTTTATAACTATAGTATTCTAAATGCTCATGACATACATTGCCTAAGTCTTTCATTTTAAGCATAGGAGCAAGTGTCATTAACTGTGCAATGAATATGCCATCATCTGTTAATGCTTCATTCACACTATAGATAAAATCATTTGGGTTATCCATATCATAGAACATACCAATAGCAGTAATAACTTTTGCTTTCTTTCCTTGCATTAGTTTATAATGCCACATATCGTTTATAGTTGCTTCACAGTTTTTCATTAACTTCTTAATTAGATTAGGTGCTGGTTCGCAACCTATTCTATATCTGTCTGACTTAACCGCACTTAACAACGTACCATCATTCGCACCGATATCTAATACTACATCGCCTTTATCAGTATACTCATTTACGTATCCTGCAATATCAAATAAGTTATTCATTAGTTTAGAATTCAATCCACTCTCATACCAATAGTGTTCACCATATAATATCTTTGGATTAACTGTATGTCTAAGTTGAACTAACTCACATTCCTCACATTGGTCTAATACCATTGGTGCCTCGCCAGGAGTATCATCGGGTGTTGTAGGGAAATCATTGATATGTATTCTACCAAAGTCATGTAATTCTTTTACAGGACTTCCACATACTCTACAAGTAGTACGTTCATTTAAAATCATTCTGATATTCTTTTTACGTTTCTTCATTGTTTACTCTTGTCAAAGGTTCATCACAATCATTCCATTTCTTTGTTATAAGAGCGATTGCTTTTGAATCAGAAGTTGGGTAAAACGTATGAGGTGTTAGTCTAGGAATAAAGATACAATCACCAGTTGCTACAGGAGTAACGAGTTCTTCTCCGTCTGTTAATTCAGTATATACGCCACTGCCTTCTACAAACATAATATATTCGTCAAACTCTTTGTGTAGATGATGTCCTCTTACAGACCCTTTGAGAGTTACTATATAACTCCACTCTTTGATATCAGTTGTTTGTGGATAGAATGTACTTATTATACCTCTACCGTCTTTAACTGTTATTGGATTTATATCTGGGTCTAGTTTAATAATTCTTTTCATTTTAATTCTCTATTAACTACATACTTTATTTATCAATAAAAAAGCCCGACATAAAGCCGGGCTAATTTAGTTTAATAGAGAGTTAATTCTTATTTGAAGTCTGACTTATATACGTACCAACCTGCTCCAGGAGCCATCATATCAGGGTCAGAGAAGCCTTCAAACTTTTTGTTTTGACCACCATATATACTTGTGTAGTAGTCAACCCAACCGTTTTCCCATGCTTTGTATGGAGAAACTTTTTCAAACTTAAGTTCGCCTTTGTTAACAAAGAACCAACCACCATGCTTGTCTTGAGGAGAAGCATCACATAAGATATCCATTAGACCATCTTCATTAACATCAATCAACGTACTTCTAGTACAAAATGAATTCCATTGATTGCTTTCCATTTTGATGTTCTTCTTAAATCCTTTTCTTGTTTTAACAAAGTCAGGAGAAGGGATCATTGGAACTTGGTCTGCAACAGTGAAGTTACCTTTACCATCGTTAGCCCATACTGTATGAGTACCACCGACATAAAGAGGACCAATTGATGAACCTGCGATATCTACATCACCATCGTTATCAAAGTCCCATGATACTGGACCGATAACATCAGTTAACATGTAACCTGAACCGTAGATGTCATATGCTGGTTCTGGGTATAACCACTTCTTAGTTGATTTAGATTTACCAAACTTACCTGAACTATCACCAAACAAGATTACAGTTTGGTTATGCTTTTTAGAATTGTTATGCTTGTAAGCAGGACTTTGATGCCACCCATGTGAAGCCATCAAGTCTACATGACCGTCACCGTTATAGTCACCTGTTGTAACTGCATGAGCAAACTGGTCAGCACACCACTTAACAGTGAAGTTACCTTTACCATCATTTATATGACAATAAATTTTACCTCCACCTCTTACACTTTCCCATTTAATATGAGGAGTAATAACATCGATGTCACCATCGTTATCAATATCAGCGGCTGTAATACCATGAGAGAAGCCCATGTAAATGCCATGCTCTTTATTTACGTTATCACCTTTTTCTTTAGTTCTAATCCATTGACCTTTTCCATTAGAAATGAAAACAAAGTCTGCACCACCATGTGTTCTCTTACCATTATGTTTAACACCGAATGCACTTCCACAATAGATATCATCTATACCGTCACTATTGAAATCAGCTACGATAGGTCTCATACAATTTCTAGCACCTATGCTAACATCGTTAATAAGTAAATGGTCTAAACTTTCTCTACCATTAGCATCAACTTCAAAGATAGAGAATGGTAACATACCTCTCTTGTCGTCTAATGATTCAGCAAGACAAAAGTAAGTACCAGTATGTTTATCTTCATACATCTGTCCTTGACATTGTGTATGCAATTCCCATGCCATTAACAAGTCTGGAGTATTATCACCATTAAAGTTACCCCAAGCAAATCCATTAGTCCAAAACACTTCACTATATTCGCTTTGTGTTTTCTTCATGAATGTATCACTAGGTAAATAATAATGAGAACCCCAAGGAGTATCTATTTTATTATTAGTAGAAACGTAATTACCAAACGTGGTAATCATACCTTCCTTTTTCATTTGATTAAATTGACTTTCATCCATCGCATTCGATGAAGTAGTCAATGCTACAATCATTGATACTGTAGCAATTAGTGTTTTCATATTCATAATTAACCTCTCTATTTGTTTATTATGTATATAATATAACACGAATCGTTATATTGTCAAGTTTTTGGAGTGATTTATTTTCTTAAAATGTCTGATTCTTCACAACTTTCACCATATTGTACTTCAATAATATGTGCTGGTTCATCACCAATATTCGTTGTTTTATGCCAACATTCCTTAGGTATTAAGAATGTGTCATGTGGACGCAGATAGATTGCTTCTTTTTTCTTGTTAAATTCTAGTTCAATCATGATATCTCCTTCTAGGACATACCAATATTCGTTTCTATATCTATGTTTTTGATTTGATAAACTCTTGCGTGGGTTGATAACTAGTTCTTTTATCTTCTGCCCAACCTTAGGTTGTTTATCATCAAGTACTCGCCAATATCCCCATGTACGATGAGTTCTTTGTGTCTTCCAATCATTTAGTATCCAACTACTAGAGTTTCTTTTGTTTGTACCACCTACACCAAATTCAAATCTAACCCATGGCATTTCTGCATACTGTTTGTATTCAGGTGTTGTAGTATTACCTCTATCTCCACCATTTGCAAATGTAAACTTAGTACCGATTGGATACATAGATTGTATCTTATATAATGCGTAACTGGCAGTATCATCACTATCATCAAAGTCTATAACTTTGTCAACTACTTCTAATGCCTCGATGATTGCTTTACGTTCAGCAAAGTTCATAAATGCTCTGCCTTTCTTACGAGTTAACCATTCATCTGAGTTTATGCCTACAACTAGTTCATCGCCTAGTGCTTTGGCAGACTTGAAGTATTCTATATGACCAGAATGTAATGGGTCGAAACCACCTGTTACTAAAACTACTTCTTTCATATTAATACTTATCTTTTGGGGATTTAGTAATCTGTATACGTTTGAATTATTTACTTGAGTATATTTCTTCAAACTTACTTTCTCTGTCTAGGAATTTATATTCTACTTTAGCAGGTTCCATAACTTCTAAGAAAGGTAGAACCTGATTAGGATCCATTTCTGAACAAGTGTATACATCTAACTGACATAGTGCAGGACTTACTTCGTCCCATATGTGCATAGCAATATGTGATGTTTCTATAATTGCAAAAGCAGTTAGACCTCTATTGCCTTCCATCTTACAATAAGATGCAGTAGGTCCATACATTGGTTTCATACCAATGGCTTTAATCATCTTTCGCAAATACTTAATTGCTTTGTTTTTGTTTTGTAGAGGCTCATTAACCTCGGCACGAATTAACAGGTGCTTGTGTACTAGTAACTTGTTCATAGTCGTATTTATTCTTTCGTTATTAATATACTAGGACATACCACTTGATATCAAGTTCTTTACATATGTCTAATATTTCATTGAGTTCTTCTTTTGGAAAATCGTGTGTGACGTAATCAGTTGGTGACTTATAACAGATTATTCTCATTTAACGTTTTCGTTGTTCCAAAGTAACAATAGTAAACATACGAAACCGTATATTGCTCCTAAGTAACAAAGAGTAAGTAGTAATGGAATCATAAAGCCTTTACGTAATTCAACCTTGTCTCTGCTATGTGTTCTTGATTCCAAACATTACCATGACCTTTTACTTTAGCAGTAATCGTAAATTCTTTATCTACTTCCCAACCACTTTTAGTACTAAAGAAACTTACACGATTGCCGTCACTAGAAATAGCAGATACGTTGAAACCAGGATATGTTTGACTCGCACTTGATTTCAATACTGTAATGTCCATGAACACTTTACCATCGTTGCGTGTTGATGTTATGTGTACTGAGTTTTCACTACGGTCAGTAACTTCCCGTTCCCATACTTTCTTAACTGCATAAGTCGGTAGATATGCGGCTACACCCCAAAATTGCTTGGCTAGTTTATCTGTAGACGCCAGTATACTTGCAATGCCACTTTCAAATTCTGTCATTTTTTCTGACATGATTTTAAACATGAAGTCCATTTCAAGTTCTTTAATAATTTCTTTTGCACTTTCAATGTGCTTATCTTCGATTAGATGTGGATATAAATGTAGAATACCTACAAGAATATCTTTATTCGGAATTTTCATTTGAAGATATCGACTACCTTGTTTTGTATCAGCAAAATCAAAAACGCCACCTTGTGCTTTTACATATGTACCTTCATTGAAACTATCGGCAACAATAGCCGCCGCTACAACTTGCTCACGTGAGAAACCAATTTCTTCACGTTCTAAAATATCTTTATAGTCAACACCTGAATTATCTATTTGGAAATTATACTTGTGGTGATAAAGTACGTTTCTTTCAAAGTGAGTGTGTTTACCACCTACATGTTCCATATCATATACCTCTGCTGAATTCATCATAATATTATAATAACACCTTTTTTATAGTTGTCAAGTTTTCCCCTTTAACTACGAACATAAATATAGTATATAATGATTCGACCAGATTGTCAAGGACTTACACATGAATAAAAAAGAAGAATATCTGAAATTCAAAGAGTATGTAAAGAACCAAGGGGATAACCCTTGGGCAGATAGACCTAATCTAAAGAAACAAAGACCTTGGTTTTATATGAGGGTACAAGATTGGGGTTATGCAACCGTAATGCCAATCAATGATTTTGAATTGGGCTTTTGGAGTTCTGTAAATGCGTTAATACCTATTGAAAGTACTAGAGACAAAACAGTAGAAGATACACCTACTCCCCCACCTGAAACTAATTGGGCTTGTATTGAACCAGAGGGAAAAGATCCTTATTGGATAGCTGAGTTCTTTGGTGGAGATAAAAAAGAAACATGGTTAGACCTAAAACAAGAGATTGGTCCTGATTGGTACTGGTCTGACAATCAAGTAGAATACAGATTAAACAAAGAAGGCTTTAGAAATCCATTAGACTTCGACCGATATGATTGGCAAAATAGCTATGTTATTGTAGGATGCTCTCATGTAATGGGCGTAGGCAACAAGTACGAGCAAACTATAGGACAAATAATAAGTAGAAAACTTAATACACCTGTTATTAATTTAGGTGTAGGTGGAACAGGTAATGATGTCATGATGCACAATGTTGTCCATGCTATCCAAAAATATGGTAAACCAAAAGGATTATTTGTACTCTGGACATATTCTCCTAGATACAGTGAGCCATTGGCTTATCAACCAAAGGGAGTTGATGCATGGGATTCTGTGTACGAACCAGTATGGCAAAGACAGGATATAATGCCAGGAGAAGATACTCCAGCTAAACTCAATAAAAAAATGAATCACTATCCTGAAAGTTTAAGAAATCTACATCATCATATTACTGAGTTTGTACCAAACCCTAGACATTTTTATAGAAGAACACTGGCACGTGAAACGTTTCATGCAATAATGGGAAAAGAAAATGTGTTCGAATTGTGTGCAGAATTTCCAGGTTGGATCTGGAGAGAAGATACAGAAAAGACAAAACCAGTAAGTTTAAGAACAATGGTACCAAAGTGGACTCATGATATTGTAATAAACTGTATTGAGAATAAAAAGAGAGAACCTGAGAAGTTCAAACCTTGGGATAGCTTTAGTGAGAAAGAACAGTTGTTTATCTTAAACAAATGTAAAGCAAGAGATATAAAGTCAATGGATCCAGAACTTGGTCCTATTGGTGGACATTGGGGTCCGATAATGCAAGATTATTATGCCGGTAAGTTCTTAGAACTTTTGTCAAGGAATTAGTAATGTCAGAGTTCGATAGAAAAAGAAAACAATTAGTAGAAAAAGAAAAAGATAAGTGGATTGAAAAGCAGGGAAAACTACCATGGGAATATATGAGGTTTGATACTTGGGACGGTGCTAACGATTTGCCAATGGATGAATTTGATTTAGGGTGGAGAAATTCTGTTAATATTACACATCCAGCTGAGTATATATTTTCTACTAAGTTGAATGATGATAGCAATCCAGGAGTATCTGCTACTCCTTTAAAATGGTTGAAACATCAGAAGAAGGGCAAAAAACCTTATTGGACTACTGGATTCCTGGGGCTTGATACAGACGATAAGACTGAAAACATGAAAAAGCATATCGGAGAACAGTGGAAATATTATAATGTACCTATTGAATATCGTCTTAACAAACAAGGGTTTAGATGTGATACTGACTTTGATGAAGTAGATTGGAGGAATAGTTATGTCATTACAGGTTGCTCACATACATTTGGTATAGGTCAGTATATGAATGAAACGATGGGAGAAATATTATCAAAAAAATTAAATGCACCAGTAATTAATTTATCCGTAGGTGGAACTGGCAATGATACTATCATGCATAATTTTGTTCATCTATGTAGAAAATATGGTAAACCAAAAGGTATATTTGTTCTATGGACTTACCCTTATAGGTTTACAAAGAACATAGGTTATCAACGAGAAGGATATGATGCACAAGGTCAGTATTTTGATTCTGTTTGGCACAGGAGAGATTTGTTACCGGGACAATGCACACCTAAAAACTATCGGGACAATATTGGTCCAAATAAAATGTGGGAACATTTACAAGTACACGAACACGACTTTCTTCCGAACCCTGAAATGTATTACAGACGAACACTTGCACAAGAAACCATTCATGCTATCATGGGTGATGAAAGAGTTTATGAGTTACGTGCAGACAATCCAGCCTGGATGTGGACTGAGGATGTCAAACCTGTGTCTCCATATGTTTTAAGTGAATGTGTACCAGACGCATATAAGGATATAGTACTAGGCTGTATAGAAAGTAATGATAAGAAGTGGATAGACTATAGTAATCCAGATGGTACTCTTAGTAAAGAACAGTTGTATATTGTAAATCGTGTCAAATGTAGGGACATAGTATCTTATACAGATGAGAACGGGCCTCAAGGTGGACATTGGGGTGAAGTTATTAATAAACTTTATATAAAACAATGGTTAGAATTACATGCCGAGAGAAATTAAAATAGGTTTAAACTTTGATGATCCTGTCACAATAGAAAATCTAGGAATAGATTGGATGGCACATGGTACTTATAAAGTTACAAAACAATATATGAATGACCTTGAAAAGTCAAATCACTTAGAAAGTTCTGATGCAATAGGCAAAAGTTGGACTTATCATGCATCCAAAAAGCCAATAGAGTATTACTATAATGATATAGGGTTTAGAGAAATTGATACTGACAAACAAGATGTAGCAAATTCAGTTGCAGTGTTTGGTTGTTCTCATGTTTTAGGTACAGGTAATCATGTTGAAGAAACCGTGTCATATTTTCTAAAGACATACACAGGTCACCCATGTTTAAATTATGGTGTAGAAGGTGGTTCTATTACTACCACATATAATAATATCTTAAATTTTTTAAATACACATGACACTTGTAAAGGTATAGCAATCATGTGGCCTAATACTGTTAGACATACATCTGTCTGGCGTTACGGTGATACTGATATGCCATATGAAACGGAAAAATGGCAAAGACATGATTTAAGACTTAGTGAAGATAAGATTAGTTTTAACTATGAGGGCGAATGGGTTACACGTAAACTGAATGAAGTTCATCCTAAGTTAAGTAAAAGTCTATGCTTAGATAACCCACATAGCATCTACTTAATTAATCAATACCGTGTTGCAATCAAATTAATATGCAGAGAACGTAAAATACCTCTTGCTGAGATATCTATGCACAATATGAATAATTCAAATACTGGTTCTATATTCGACAAAGCTAATGTTACAATACCCGGAGACTTTAAACCACAATTCGATAAGTGGTTTGTTACAGGAGACTTTAATAGTCTAACTGAAAAAGCAAAATGGTTTTACATTAATAAGTGTTGTGCTAGAGATATCAGTAATTATAAAAAAGGAGACCCAAAGTTCCGGGCTCCGCATTGGGGTTCTGAGATTAATCGTGGGTTTGCTAAAACTTTACAACGTAACTTTTAATGTAGAGTAGCCGGGTCACGTTCTATATAAGCATGAATGTAATCCCATTCATCAAGACCTTCTTCAATAAAGCCTAACTCTACACAACGATAGAAACCCGGTGAAGCCCAACCTGGAAACCCGAATACTTCTATTAAGTGTATAAGTTCATCTTCGGTCATTAACCCACTCAATTCATCAATATCAATAAGTTGATTATTATATATAATTTTCATATACAATTATTCTACAATAGCACACCAACCACCTTGGTATAGTTGCTTCCCTAACATATTTATAGATTGTAAAACTGTATAGGCTAGAGTTTGTCTGTTAACTGCAAACACCATAAAGCCATTGTCTAATTGTAACCATAGACGATATTCAGTACCGTCATTGCTTGGTTGTAGATGTACTGGTACCCAAGGTACTGCATCGTATTCTTCACTTAGTGGTTTGACACTAGCACGTCCATATTCTGGAAGTATGTACATAGCGATAGCGAAATCTAATGTCTCCGGGAACCTGCAAAGTAATTTAATCTCTGGAGTTGTTACTTCTGCATCAGGTTCTTCTTGTGGTGGATTTAAATTTAAAGGATTGTTATCTACCATCTGTGCCCTAGCCATTGAGACCGTGCCAGATATAATCATACCCCAACAAGTGAGGAGTAGGAGACCTATAGCTATATTTCGAATTATCATTTTCATACCTCGCTATTTAGTTTAGGAATAAAATAACTAGTCCTAATAACACAATCCAGGGCGCATATCGCCAACCGAATTTAATAGAGCCAACTATAACTGCTAGTACTACACCAACAGTTATACCGGTAATGATTAAGGGTTGAAGTGTATCCCAAAATACTTGAAGTGATTCCATTAATAGATGAAGTCGTAAACTGATTCGAGTACGAACTCCCCATTTTCATTAATCTCTTCCAACTGTTCCTCAGTGGCTTCGACACCATTGATTTCAGCCTCAGAGATATAAGCATCACAGAATTTTGGATAGTCGGTCATATCAATGCCGTCTACTTCTGTTACATTAACTTTAGAGAAGTCAATGCCGGTATTACCAAATGCATGGTCAACAATAATGTTGTTAGTATTATTGTCAGTGTTACCACTTGCGTGGTCAAATAGATATAGATTTGTCATATTATGCTACCTTTCTAGTAATCATTGATTTATGAAGTCGAGTTCTAGTTTTAAAACCCGTGTTATTCCCAACGTTAGTAACGTCTACTGTAGAACGATTGTTCTTAGTAATGACACCTTGCTTGAGAAGTCCGCCATATTCCCATTCTATAGTATCACCAATCTTAAGACCAGCACCCTTTTGTTTACCTAGAAACGTTTGATGCCTACGAAAGTGGTCTGCTAATACAGACATATCACTAGTAGAAGTTAAACGACCTAGGGCTAGGATTGCATTTTCTAATTCTTTACTCATCATAATAGTTTCCTCTCTTTAATTGACTATACTTACAGTATAACATGATTCTCATATCTGTCAAGTTTTACAACATATCCAGAACAGGAGATTTCAACCAAGCACGTAGACCTTTCTCGTATTGAATGGTATCAGCAAACTTTTGTTTATCGTAAGGCTTTTCGATAGTTTGCTCTAGTGCTTTCATTTTACGTGCTTGTTCTAGTGTAACACGCACACGTTTATTATCATCAGTTAGAACTGACGTAAGCGGTTTAGGGTTCCCTTGTGAGTCTTCTATCTTAGAAAACTGTAGGAACATCTTGGCTTGTTTATAGCCGGGACCGTATTCGTCCTCTTCTGTTCGTTCATATCGATCCGTCATTGTTAATGTACTCATATCTACCACCTCTCTGTTGATTTATTTTTAGTACTGCCCGTCCGAAAAGGCGCCGCAAAAGAACACTTCTTCTTTCGGAAAATTTTTAAATACTTTAATAACGTCATATATAATCTATTGTTGTCTAGTCCTCCGGAGCTCCCTAGTGACACGTTTCATTTCACGATACATCTGATAACGGTATTGCAAGTAATCACACCCTAGTACGACTACGCCTAGAACTACTGACAAACCCATTAGGATTATCGCATCAGAATACATACGCCAACCATTCTCCTATCGCATACACTACAAACAGTATAACCCAGAATGTGAAAAAATGATATACCCACATTAAGAAGCTACCTGCAATTCAATCTTACCCGATACACTATTAGGGATTAATTCCATATGTAGATTTTGTTCTACAGCCGCATCAAGGATAATCTGTTCCATAATAGGTGATACTATCTCCCGAATTCGATCCCACTGACCTTCATGATAATACCCATAACGATATTCAGGTAATGGTAATTGATCCTTACGTAAGCCTAGAACACGTAGTTCTCGACCCCTATTACATAATCCGTTATTGAATATATCATGTGTGACATTGATTGCTTTACGTAGTCGTTCTAAACACTTATTCTTATTAACTGAATGAACTTGCCCCTCTAGCGGTATTGACTCGTCTAGCTTATCAACTACTGAACTTAAGTTATCACATACCCACATTATTCTACACTCCTTAGTAGTTCGATAATTCGCTTTTCTCTTGCTATACGAAAGTTATATAATGCTATAGCCATACCATATATTCTCATTGATTAAACCTTTCTCTAATTACTTAATTAATATAACATGATTCTCTACTTTGTCAAGTTTTTATTGATAGTATTTTGGATTATTATATATCTCATCAGCAATCATATTATTATGATGTAGAATAGCTAATTGAGTATGTGGATGAAAAGGAACTACTTCAAACGCATCTTCTTTATACGTATCTACATACTCACTATACTGATTAGCAGTTAAACAATCAGCATAGTCTAAATGAGTTAATCCTGGTTCTAATACGAGATAGTCATGCTTGAAGTTAACAAATTCAGTATCAGGCTCTAAATCGTGCTTAGATAGAAAGTTATTATACTGAGTAGTAGCAAACTGACTAGATTCACTAGAGATACGGTTGTGGATATTAGAAACAATCATAGGGGAAACTCCTTAATTAAGATATACGTAGTATACACGATTAGTTACGGTTTGTCAAGTTTTGGCACCCTATAAGGAAACTATAAGTGAAAAATTTCTGCGTATTTTTTTGGGAAGTGGAACCAGAATAAAAAAGTAGGATCCCATATAGTAAATGAACTCAAAAAATGGTCTGCGACCAAACGCCACCTAAGGACCAAGCCACCTTCCGCTATATATACAAAAGTTCCGGAATTATTATTTTATTTTATTTACCAACGCCACCAGGCCAAACCTCGGGCACTATTGGTTAGGGTTTTGCCTGTGAACGTTTCCACTTACGATACCCACGTAACCACTCTGTCTGTGATGTCTTATTCTGCTCTAGTAGATAGTCCATATCAGGGATAGATACTACAGTACCATCTGGTGCTATCCAGTGTCCCGTATCATTCTTTACCTTAGGCTGTTTCTTCTTCTGCATTCTTCCATTCATAATCATCTGTGCTCCAGTTATAGTCACCATAGTCTATACTGTCACTATCTTCATATGGTATGCATTCTGCAATCTTATTAGTTTCATATAGTTCTGCACTGTAGTCTGTGTTCCAGTCTTGTGCATAGACTTCCACTTCATTACCATTGTGGAACCCTTCTCTGTATTGTATTCTCTCAATACCACCTTGCTCTAGCACGGCCTCTTGTGCTTCTTCTTTAGAGTTAGCAACAACATCATACTCTACCCATGAGACATACTGTTGTCTTACTCTGTACTTACTCTTACCTATATCCTTATGGATATCATCTTTGTTATACTCTGTCTTCATCTAGCCTCCTTTATTATAGTTGCATTGTATAGACCGTTTATAGTATATACCAATTTATATCTATCGTAATACGTCTTAGGATCCCATGCTATGTTCTGTAGCTTCTGTTCCCACATAGCTTTATAGTTAGGGTCTATATCTTCGGGAAGGCGGTGTATGAACTGTTTCAATCTGTCCGCACGTTTCCACTGTGTATTAAAATCAAATGGTCCCAATCTACTCTCCCTCTTGTGTAGCTAAACATCCTAACATCAAAAGGATTCCAGTAACGGAAAACATACCGAAACCAATCCAGTTATCATTCATTGGGACACCGTTATAACCACCGTCGATACACCCAACACCTAATACTAAGCAGATAATACCGCTAATACCTAATACTGTACTCATTGATATTCGCTCCAAACTTCACTCCACATATCATCAACCAGACACTCTATTTCTGAATTATCCCAATTAACATAGTGGTTCTCATTGTTTAATTTAACTGAACTTGCATATGCTTCTGCAACATTCTCTGACTCTTTTATGATGTCAGCAACTTTATCTTCGAACTGTTCTTGGAGTTCCATTATCCATGCTCCGGTCTTACTCATTATATACTCACTTTCTGGCTTAAATAGGCGTCAGCCAACGCATTAAATTGTTCTAAATAATTGTCGATAGAATCACCATCGGCATCCATATAACAGTCAGCATCAACATAGTTCCAGTTGACGTTACCGTTAGCCTTAAGGTTCTCAGGGTTAATAACCGCATCAGCAAAGGCTTGTTCTAGTGTTTTAACTGTCATATTTTCTCTCTCTTTCTTTATCATATATTAATAATATAACATGATTCTCGATATTGTCAAGTTTTTTAATAAAGGTTTCCGGGAGGTTTGTTCATGTTTTGTTCTAGTATTGAGTTCCTGGAGAGGTGGAAAGAGTGCTATGCAAGACACCCTTTTCCGGTATTCTTGTATATTGTACGCCGGGCTACACGCAACTGTTCGTTCAACGGTTCAACCCCCGGTAGTTTCACTTAAAGCATAGGGCCCTCTGCATAAATTGTCCCTGTAGCATACGGTTTCCCATAGAGGCCGATATAAGCTATCCGGTTTTATTTTAAGGACAAAAACCGGATTATGAAAAAGTAGTCCGCAATTCAGTTTATGAGTTTAAAGAGTTCAAAACTAGGGGCACCCCTAAAAAGTACTCTAGGTCATCTATCCGAATTAATTCAGATATAGAGGACCTGTCCATTGTATAGTGTAATCATCGTCAAAGATATTACCTCTAGCGGCATTTAAAGCAGGAGCCTGCCATCCAGCGGCTTTAAGGATATCACCCTTCGAAAAACACTTACTTCCTTTATTAAAGTCAGACTTAGCGATAAAGCCCCATACTGAACTTCCACTAATGACTTTGATATACTTTTGACCCTCTTTAAGGGTAATCTTTGAATTAAATTCAGCAATCATGTTCTTGTTAACTTCTGTTAACTCTTTCGTACCGTTACGTGAAGTCCACTTGAAATAATCATCTTTAATATTCTGAATTAAACTGTCTAATTGTTCTTGCATTGTTTCCCTCTCATTTCTCATTATGTATATACTATAGCACTGATTCGCGGTTTTGTCAAGTTTTCAACACAATTAATAAACCGTTATAAGCAACGTAGAGAGACGGTTATGGTACGGTTAAGGATAGTATTAAATCCTGGTGCGAATCACTCTGTATCGCACTCTATGGCGTCTTAAAGGGGGGTTTAGCCCATATGTTGCAGGAAAATAAAATAATTACCGTGGAAGGAGGGACGTTGTTCCTAAAAGGAATCTATAAAATTAAATAAATTAATTAATTAATTGAATTATTTCCACAACTGTGCTATAACCCTTCTAAGAGCGTTTTTAAACCTTTCCGGTATACTGTGCTTAACTGTGTAATTAGGGTGCAGTTCTGGGAAGTATCGCTTATA